ACGAAGTAGTCTTTGATCTTGGTCAGTTCTTCTTCGGTGGCATCGTGATCGAGAATAACTATTTCCCAAATGGCAGCATTTGCACAATAAACTCCAGAACGACACACTTGTAATATATTACTTCCTTCTTCTGTAGCACCAGTAGGAATAGTCCTACCATTATATGAAGTAGATGTTTGGTATGTATAAAGTAAAGGCATTTCGTTATCTGAAATCTCAACATTTCTTCCCCAATTCCAGGTTGATTTAGTTTTGCTTTTAAAATCTTCAAAATTAAAAGCACTTGTTCTATCTGTGGAATTAACGACTAAAGAAGGGTATCCAATATCTTGAAAAGACAACCACCGTCTCAACGCCACAACCGTATATCCCTTTTCTTTAGTCAGAATAGGGAAGTTCTCACAGACACCATAATCGTCTACTCTGTCAAAGACGAGTGCACCGGGGTAGAGAGGTAGTTGTTCGATGGTAATATTGCAATCTATAGGATAGGTTTGGGACATCACTACCCACCTCATATTATATTTACTATCGTAATCATACGACGGCAAAGTATATATACCATCGTTCTTTATTTCTGTCCATAATTCTTTCCCATCATTAGATACACCATAACGCAAATATATATCATCCGTTAATCCTTTTATCAATACTTTGTACTCAACAGATTTAAGGCTTGCCCTTGTTTCAAATAACGCATTATTTGATTTAGCACTTGTAATATGGATTGTATTATCAGTAACTTCACCTGTACCACGTGCCCCTTGAGTAATATAATTTGCCCAAATGATAGAATCACCCCAGTTTAATTTATATCCACCTACTCCGCTCATTCCACCCCAAAGGAAGTTCTTCATCTGTAAATCATACCCATTGCCCATAAGGTCTTTCCATACAGGATTTTTGGACATATCTTCATTGGTTAGACCTTTAGCAGACCATCTTACAATCATACCAGGGATGTTTGGGAAGGGTGTGCCGCCACCTCCCCCAAACCTTCTTCTAAAAGGAATTGCATTTATGTTTCCTAATAACATCATACCGCCACCTCCCCTTTTTAAATCCCAATACTCAAAGAAGAAACGGTCGTGCCCTCTTTCACGATTTTCTGAACCATGTACATAAGAGGCGATCCAAGACTTGCGTTCACTTCGGCTTCTGAAATAGTATATTCCATACCACCGGCAAGAATCACTTTAATTGTACCTGCTACAAGAGGAATGATAACAAAAGAAACCGGTTGACCGTTTTGGTCGATAAGTGTTATATCTTCATCAATAGAAGCAAAGTTCCATGCACTACTGATTAACGAAGGTGCTGCGTCACCGTTATTAGTTATCAGCTTATTAGAGTTAGCTGTTACTGTTCTTTTTACAATATCCATAATTATGAAAATTTTAAACGTTTAAAATATTGTCTAAGTATATACTACCCACAAAGATAATCTTTTCTCAACAAACATAACAAACGCATATCTTTTTCTTTTTACAAATACATCTCCCTTCTTTTAGTAGGGAGAGGGGGATATGGTAAAAATACTGACAACGCTCCTAATGCACCTCAATGGATTGGTGGTTGTATGGGTGGAGATGGCGGTATGATCGCTTACAAAAAAAACATAATAACTTCCAGTGACGGTGTTGGTGGTATGGGTTGGATTACTCAAATAGACTTTAGACACAGTATGTCCGGTTCATCTTCTCCCGGTTTGTATGTTCGTTACAATCAAAGTTTAGGAAATGAAATAACCGCCTTTTTAGGCGATATGTCCAACGGACAGGATCACAGACAGGATTATTGGGAATTTGCTTTAAATGGAGAAACAGATAGTGATCTTTTCGTTTATGGAAGAACAGAAGGCGGATTTGCAACTTCTGTTTTAACAGCCGGTAGTGGTGGTACTTATGGAAATGGCGAACAAACTACATCTACTGCTAAAACTGTGCAAGGCGGAGAAGGTGGCGACGGAAGATTGGGAACACAAGGGCCAGATTACAACACCGGAATTAGAGCAAGTGAAACCATACCTATTCAGTCTGTGTTTGGGGGTACAGGAACCGGTGGATTAAGCTACTTCATTTCTACTACGGACTGTAAAGCCAGTGGTGGAGGTGGTTATGGAGAAGCAAATCCAAATGGATCGGCGGGATATGGAGCCGGTGGAACTTGTTTTAAAATAGGAAGTGGAACAAATGATTACAACGAAGGTGCAGGTATTGTTTGTATCTATTACCACAACAATCCTATTTAAATAACTGAATATCAATAAATTAAAAGGGAGAGTGTTTAAGCTCTCCCTATTTTGTTTTTAGATTGGTTCATTATGATAATATAAGCAGACAATTCCATCGCCGGGTGAGGTTGGATTTCCGGCATCTTCATCTGCCGGAGAAGACATTTCTCCACTTCCATAACCGGCTTTTTTTACACCACCTACTTCTCCTTCCCATGAATTACCATATCCGGCTCCGCCATAAACACTTGCACCGGTTCTTAATTCACTGTGTTTGTTTAAATACCCTGTTCCTCCTTTAGAAGTTCCTCCAAAAATGGATGAGATAGGAATGGTTTTTGTAGAAGCGATAGGATTGGTTCGAGGCGATGCAAAATTTACCTCATAAGAGCATTTAAACCCAAACTTCCCATCCCCGCCGGGTGCGCCTGCGGGTTGCATATATTGGTCTGCTTGGCTTCCAGTCAGTTCACTTGCATTTTGACTACCATAGCTCCCAGAACAATAATAATTACCCGCACCATGAGCAGCAAATCCACCGGAAGATTTAGCGTTATAAACAGTGTAATTGCCCAAAACTATACGAGGATTCATTACTGAATCGCCCGCTGGAGATACTTGTCCATTGTAAGCCAACAGATTTTCAGGGGAATCTCCGAGGTACAAAGACATTGCTGTACCAGCCATCCAAACCCCGTTATTTGGTGTGGTATTAAAGGTAATATTTACATTATTGTTTTTCGTTATATCTGAAAGTAGAATGTTTTCAACATATACAATGTGCCCTGTTGTTCCACCTTCCAAAACAAAATTACTCCAACTACTCCAATCCAACAATCTTTCTCCCCCTCTCCCTACTAAAAGAAGGGAGATGTATTTGTAAGAGGTGTCAAGCATGTAGTTCGTTTGGTTTGATGTGATTTGTACCAACTTATTCGGTTTAGTTAGGGTGTATTCCAAATTCACACTTGTTTGATAAACCCCACTTATACTTCCTGTCGTTGAAAAATCACTGAAACCGGAAGATGTAATCTTAATCTGATAATTTCCCGCAGGAATTTTGTCAAACCGTGCCGTGTATGTTGCTGGCCCTGCCGAACCTGTATGCTTCTGCCCTTCTGAATCTGTAAATTCCACATTACCACCAGTAGGGTTTACTTTTACTTGCACCATATACAGCGGAGTAAGGTTTACTTGCACCTGCATTCCTTCACTATTCACAGTAATGCTTTGGGATGTTTCTTTGGAAAAATCCCCTTCCGGTACATACAAGATATACTGTCCGTATGCGACATTGGCGAACGTTACGGTAGTGGTTATATTTTTAGTCTGAATCACCTCCAGCCCCGTACTGTCCTTTAGTTGGATTTGGCTTGGCATACCTTGCATTTGTCCAACTCTTCTTACCTGAACATTAATAGTATTGTATATCTGCAAAAGGAAGGTGTTAAGCGCAGTTTTCCCGTTTACTTCAACCGTTTCCTCTTTGCTTTCAAATCCATCTTTAGAAAAAGCTACTTTATAGCTTCCGTCTGGTACAAATAAAACGACTGTCCCGTTTTGTGAAGTTGTACCGGAAGCCATCTGCACCCCTCCTTCCTTATTTTCAGTCACAACAACCTGTACGCCGGAAATGTCAGTTGCCCCGTCTAATGTGTTCCTATGGACAACTACTGTAAGCTCACTTGCAGGTTGCAAAGTAACCTCAATTGTTTTCGCTTCATTTAATACACCGACTTTCCCGTTCTGCGTTGCATAACCATCAGCACTGACCTCATAATCATAATCAACGCCTAATGCAGCAGAAATAACAGCTTCTCCATTGTTATTTGTATTCTGCTGATAATTGTTTGATGCAGATGTCATTTTTACAAGAGCGTTCTCGATAGGAATTGCTGGATTGGGCAAAGGAAGAAGGGCAAAAGGTAAAACTGTATACCTGTCATTTTTACCTGGTCCAGAATAAATCCCGTTTGTCCAATTAAGATTTGCATTATTTGAAGTCCCATACTGGGTGCAAGTTTGAATAGATACACTCCCCCATAAAGAAAGACCCAACATGCTCAAAATCTCTTCTACTTGTGTTTTGTAAGAATACAGAGTGGTCGCCTCGCCATATGAAGGTAAATAGCCATTCTGTCCATTCCCAAACATATATGTCTTGGCGTATTTTGCCGCAGGTGCATTGTCAATTCCTAAAGCAGATATTATCACATCAGTATAAATAAAACCATGCGTTGATTTGTATAGGACTGTGCTTGCTACATTAATGTCTAACATTGGCACATTGGAGATCAAAGTACCTTGACCTCCAAAAGCATAGTTTACACCACTTTTATTCGTCGATACCATAAACGAATCAGTATCGGTTGAAATTCCTATGCCGCATACATCAGATATTCCCTTACCAGATGATGCCCATTCTTCTTTTGTGTAACGATTATTGTCTTTATCGTAGATATACACACCATTTGGAACAGGATTGTATTCATAGGTACAGAAAGGACGAACTGTATATGGATTACTTTTGATCGTTCCCCTTTTTGTGCCATTAACCCAACCAAAAATCCAAGCATCATTTGAATTATATTGTGTCGAAGTCCAATATGAACCACTACTCAATGGATCTGAACCGATTGTCGCACTTATTGAAGTGTCGATCTTAACTCTGTTTAATTGAGCTACACCCCACTGCCCACAAGAAGGCAAAAACCAAGAACCCGCACCAAATCCTTCTGTAAAATAAGCTGCGCACTTATGTGCCGCCGTGCTTTCCGTTGGTTTCGCAAGTATGATGTTTTGAGAATTTGTCTTACCTGCAAAATCACAAAGAGCTAAAGATTCATTTGTTTCGGTGACTACATTAGGAATAATGCCTAATGAATTTAAATAAGAAATAATGTTATCACTATCATCCAACGCTATAAAATCAAAATCCTTGCTTCTTACATCAGTAATGACACCGACACAAGTTTTAGTGCCGTCCAATTCAGTTGACCATGTTTTGTCACCATACACAAAATCACCTATTTGAGGGCGAGTAAGTAAAGGCTGCTTTGCGGTTACCTTAAATGTTACATCTACATTATTTGCAATCAAAATTTCTTTGTTGATGGCAGGTGCGTTTACATTCAACACACCAGACTGTGTTTCATAAGGTGAAGGTGGTGTCATTGTGTAATTGTAATTTCCATACAGCACTTTGTTTTCCGGAACTTCTGTGCCCGTAGACTTTTTTCCATAAAAAGAAATAGTTATGTTAAGGCTCTTTATATCGTCTGTAGATATACTACTTTCATCTGCCGATTCAAGAGCCAGAGCAAAAGTGGTACTTTTAATAAATTCTTCCACATCAAAAATAAGATCGGAAAGCTGGATTCTTTGAATGGTACCATTCGTTAAAGGCACGGTCTTTGGACTCTCTATACTTCCCCAATTAGCAACAATTTTTAAATTTTCAGGAACGCCAGAAACTTTTACGCCAAAGTCCAAAGCCTTATTATAGTTTATATTTACAAGAGGAGCAATCATTATATTGTCTACCATTTTAAACAAAAACCCTGCATCAACACTTAAAACAGCATAACTATTGGTAACAGTGGGCGTCCCCTCTTTCTTTACTCCTGTAAGTGTAAAATTCCTTTTCTTTGAGTCCCAACTTCCATTCCATCCATCTATTTTATAACTATTTATAGCTGACATTAGATTTTCTTCATTTGAACCACCGTCAGTAACTATTGCCAGAGGAGAGCAAACCACACCATTGGGAAAATACGTTTTCATCTGATCACCCGGCACACCACCAGACGGTATGATATATGTTTCATTTTCAGGTAAGACAAACATACCCGAATAATCCGCATCATCATCCTGCGACCATTCAAAATCCCCACCAGCATACGTCATGGTGGCAACACCACTTGAATTTGTTGTACCTTTGTATTTATTAGACGGATCAAGTTGATCTACCATTTCCACAACGGCATTCTGAATAGGAGAACTGTCAATTTCTTTCTTTACTGTAAACGTAACAGTAGAAATCTGCTGCATATTAAGCGTAACAATTTGCATACCATCATTTACAGTAAAACTACCGGACAAGTCAATGTAACCGGTTTTCTTTGCCGTATAGGTATATTCTCCGTTTCTATTTTTGAACTCAATTACACCACTGTCATTTGTACTTCCTGTACCGACCTGCTCGCTTTCTCTATTAAGTGTAATATTTACACCACTAACACTTGGTATAGTCTGGAATTTGATTAGATATTTCAAATAATCCGTCAAATCAAGCTCCAAAGTTTTGGATTCCGTACCCACTTGGAAAGTTCCATCCGGCACATCAATCAAATCGGTATTATCCGTTTCATTTGTAGGAATAGAATAAATGTAATTTCCCGAAGGCAAACTTATCGTAGCGATACCTTGCTGATTGGTAACAATCGTTTCTGGAAGTGCCCTTGCTTTTGCTTTGCCTGCTTTTGTAGCTTGGCTTATCACAATCTTTACATTTGCCAAATTACCACTTTTAGCGGTTGTATGGAAAGTGACAACAGCACCGGCATTAATTGTAATATCTACACTTTTTTCTGCTTCTTCAATTTGTACTGTACCGCTACCACTAACATATCCATCTTTTGAATAGGTATATGTATGCGTACCGGTAGAAAGATTAGTTGTTGCAATACCTCCATTTGCAGTCGTAAGCGTTTCTGAACCGTCAATAACAATCTGAACGCCATCCACAGGAGAACCCAAATTATCCTTTACCGTAAATGTCGTTTCAAAACCATACGTCAATTCAACTTCCTTTATTTCGTCAGCATCATTAATGCTTCCTACACCTTCTTCTGGAGAATAACCCGTAAATGACGCGTTCCAATCATAAGCACCATTTACAACCTGTACCGAATCGGTTGTACCATCTTCCTTTGTTGTAAGCGTAGTGGAACCACCCACAAGAGCCTCCCCACTTACGTTAATGGTAACACCTTGTAAAACCGTTTTTTCAGCCGCACTAACTTTGAAAGACAAATTCCAGATTTTCTTTAATATCTGGGTAAAGGTTTCTTCACCGGAAACTTCAAAAGACAATCCCTCACCTTTATAACCGTCTTTCGCAAAAGTAGCATTGTAACTTCCTGCTTTCAAACTAACTGTAGCTTCACCACTTGCATTTGTTGTAAGAGCATCTTCTCTACCGGATATCTGAATTTCGACATCCTGTAAAAGATTAGGAGAAGCCATATTGTCTTTTACAACAAACGTAACATCATAAGACATTGCTGTAACCGTAACCGCTACATTCTTGTCTGCGTTTGACACTGTAACACTACTTTCTGTCGGTACATAGCCAGCTTTAGTAACTGTATAAGAATATGTGCCATTAGAGAGAGGAATTATTACCAAACCACCCTGCGAAGTCTGATAATCGTTGTCATTAATATGAATATTTGCATTACCGACTGCAATACCTTCATCCGTTGTTACGGCAAAAGTAATATTATACTTTCTGTACTCCATGCTTATACCAAGCAACGGTATGTCCGCACTTGCTACCGTCAAATCATCGGAATAATCTTCCATTCCGGTAGCTGTAACGGTAAACGGATATGTACCGTTCTTTAACTGCAAAGATACCTGTCCATTTGATTGTGTCTGATAAGTATTATTGTTAATAGTTACCGTAGCGTTTCCGATAGGCTGTTGTTCCGGGTCTCTTACAGACATGATCACATTATATAACCTTGCCTGTAAATTGACAACAGAACTGTTATCACTATCCAGAACAGTAATTGAAGAATTGCCATCGTAATAGCCGGATTTTGTAACGGTGTAAGGATACGTGCCATTTTGCAGACTTACAGTAACTTGACCGTTATCGTTGGTAGGATAAGAACTGCTATTGATATTTACTGCCGCACCCTGAACCGGTTCGTTGTTATCACTATCCAAAACAGTAATAACAACATTGTAATGCTTCAAATCAAGCGTTCTTTCGATATTAACATTCTGTCCCTGTACATTGAATGAACCGGTCAAATCATCATATCCTCTTTTGGTGATAGTATAATTATATTCGCCGTTCTTCAATTTTGTAGTTGCTTGCCCTAAACTGTTTACAGGTAGTGCAGACGGTTGTCCTTGTATTGTTACAAGTGCGCCTTCTGCCGGCGTACCTTGATTTACTTGATAAACATTAAACAAAACGTCATACAAGAAATAATCCAATTCAAATGTTACATCTGCATTTGAATTATTAACTGTAATCGACCCGTTCAATGTGTCATATCCGGCTTTTTCAATCGTCACAGGGTATTGACCGTTTACAAGCGGAATCTCCGCTTCTCCTTGTTGATTGGTAGGATATTGACCGTTATTTACATTAACAACAGCGTTAGCGATAGGAACGTTTTCTGTATCTTTTACAATAACTGTAATCGTCCATACGGTAAACTCCATTTCTACATTTACCTGTGCATTGCCATCCTGCACGACTACATTGTTGGAATAATCATCGTATCCCAACTTTGAAATCAAATAAGGATAATTCCCGTTTCTTGCCGACAAAGTAGCAACACCCTCTATATTGGTAGTGGTTGTTCTATTGTCCATTGTCACATTTGCATAAGGTACTGCTTCACCCCTTTCATCTCGTACACGGAAAGTAACCGTATAAGGTGCTCTAACCATTTCCACATCAATAAAAACACTGCCATTCAGAACAACAAATGTTCCTTCTACCGGGATATACCCTTGCAAAGAAGCGATATATGAGTATTGTCCATTTGCAAGCTGCAAAGAAGCCTGTCCCTGTTCATTTGTAATAATACCGTTATTACCAATAGAAATATTTACACCTTCTACCGGGTTCCCGCCTGAATCTTTTACATTGAAAAATGCCGTCTGATAAAGATTCAAAGAACTGTCATTAATACCAACAAACAAATCTTCTGATTCCGCCGGATAAAACAAAGGTGAAAGATTGCTGTCAGAATCATACAAGATATTACCATCCTGATCCCGCATAATAAATCCTCTGATACGCGGCAATTGATTTGCCGGGACTTGCTGATCGTAATACGGGAAAAAGTATTCATCTGGCACATATTTTACACCTTCTGTCTTTTTCACAATATCCAACAAATCGTCCCATTCAACAACATCACCCGGTGTCCAAAAACGGAAATCCAAATACTTAGTAAGATTTACTTGGATATTCTGGCGCACTGTAGCCACATCGTAATCCGGCTGTAATTGCACACGAAAATCCAATCCTCTTTCCGATCCAACATAGAACCAATCTATGTTTTTAAGAGAAATACCTACAGCTTTCCCTTCTATATTCAAATCCGAAAGGCTGAAATACCCTTGTACCTGTTCAAGCAATGTCCCCAATTCGTCCTCCGTAAAGAAAATACCATTTTGTGATACGATATAAAGGTTATAAATGCCTTGTTCGTCCAACCCAGCAGCCATCACCTTTAAAACACGATCATCAATACCGTTCAATACTTGTGTCCAGTATTCTACAGTATTCTTACTTAGAACATTCAGATTGTTTTTGATACGAATACGAAAAGTTTCATCGTCTTCGCTATCCCGTCCGCCAATAGCATAATACTCATTCGTGCATTCGATATGCCCTTGTGGTTGTGGATTGACATTCGTAATACTATTAGGCGCAACATTGGTAGTATAGCCTGCATTCACGCTCCTTACCTTTACATAGCCATAACCGCTTTCACCCACTGTAAGAGGTTTATCCACCTGAAAACGAATACCATTCTTACTTACAAAAGTAACAGTGGTATCATATACAGTGCCCGGATCGGCAGACACCCTAATATAAGTAGAAGAACCGAGTGCTCCCTTTCGAGGACTTACCCCATACAAAGCAGCCGCCTTATCCAAATAAACGCCGGTTGCCGTGTCTGGGAATATCTGCGCTTCTTTTATGGCAATATCTTTCATTGCCTTTTGAGCTACTTTAGCTACACCGAATGCAGTTGCGTTCACAACCGAACCGTCTGCCACATTACTTACTTTGGCAGTTTTATCCAAAAACATCTCTATAAAGAGATTTTTCAAATTGGTTATCGTTGCACTTGTTTTCGTTATCATCTGAATATCAATTATATAGGAACATTAACTAAATAATCTTTCTTTGTTACGGTTTTACATTGCAAAGAAAGGAATACCGCATCATCCTCTCTTTTTACGTCCATAAGTTCCACAGAATCCCATCTCGAATCTCTTTGGAACATATTCATAACGTTCTTAAAAATAGACGGATATTGAATGGCGTTTACTGTCGTACCAATAAACTCATTCGCAATACCATAATCCTTAAATTCAGGTATTGCACCCTTTTGTGCAGACAAGATAGCATCAAGAGCTTGCCGTATAGCATCATCTCCTACCACTATCTTCAAATCGTCATTTTCAAACACAAAATTAAGGTCAATGTCCCGTCCCAATATATTATCACCTACCAATACGTCTACTACCGTGTCAAGATAATTGTTGCCGATATTTTTAAGATTGACATAAAAAATACCTCCACCATCGGTAAATGAATAATCAGTTTCCTCTATATATTGAGGAATTGTAATATTCATCCAATCATCTTCCGGGTTTTCACTATTAAGTTGTCTTGCCACATCTTCAAACCGCTCTCCCGTTCTCAAATGTTTTTCAAGCTGCAAAGTATTGTTTCTCTCCAAAGAAGAGCTACGAAGCCACCTTGCAGAACTTTTTATAGTAGAAAGTTTGGTTTGCGTTTCTGTAAAATTATCCAATATCTCCCACATGGAAATATCATCCAAAGTATTCTCATGTAAGATAAATAGAGGTTCAATCGTTTCGGATTCTCTTACCAACTCAACCAAACGCAAAAAAGAATCCTTATCAAGCTCACCACCATTACTATAATAGTCAGCAATCAAAGGGTAATCGTTGGTACAAAAATCCACAAACTTCTGAAAGTAGGACTTTATATCGTACCCGGTTATTCTGAAAAATTTATCGAACATATCTTCAACCATTGCCCAATAATCCTTTTGAAAGTGAACTTGCAAACTCATTTATCCCCTTTTGTATGACATTAGAGGAACACATTGATACAAGGGAACTCTTAGCTCCTTTCGTTGCGGAAACAGCCTCCAAAGGAGCTATAACCGTCATTTCAAGATTATATTCCCATATCATATTTTTAGAAATATTCTGACTGAACGTTACCCCTCTTGGCGGGATAGTAACCAAATAGCTTTCTCCTAATGCCATATTATAAAAATACAACTTCATAGGAAAGCCCAATTCATCCACCCCGTTACTTTTGTCTATAATAGACTGTAATATCTTAATACAACCATATCCGGTTTTTATGCCGGCATTAAAAGAAGGCATTGTAAGTGAACTTGTACTTTTCCCTTGCAATTGGTAAAGATAACGTTTTCCTGCTGCTATACTGAAAGCCGCACCGGTTAAAGAAACGCTATCGGAACCGGATAAAAGAATCTTGAATGTTCGTCCAAAATTCCCTTTTATGGATATGGATTGCGGCATAAATACCGGAGAAGTCAAGACAGTAACGCCACCTGCCGTATTAACCACAGTCGTTCTTTTCGGTTCGCTCTTGTCAATACTTTCCGGGCTAATAGGAAAAGTGAAGACATCAATCGTATTATCCTTAGAATCTGCCAATTCCAAAGAGCACATATACACCTCAAAATCATTCGGGAATTGCGTTGCCATCATGGAACGTCCCAAATTTTTAAGCGTTGATTTTGCTGTCTTTACTACTGAATCCAAAACTGCCACGGCTATAAGTGTTTAAATTGTTTCTCAAAAGTACAAACTTTTTCTTGTAACACACTATCCCTGTGTTATTTTTTCATTCTCATAATCAGAAGCGTTAAAAGATTGTGCCGATTGAGCCGTACCGATTATCCCAGTAGTTGATCCTGTTTGCGCTGTAGCTGAACCGGCTGTAGACACAGGATGAGAATGACTATTGTATATACTTACAAAAGAATTGAAAGACTGTACAAACGCATTCAATTTACTTGTAAGATTATCCAATTCCACCAATCCTTTCAGTCCTCCACCATTGAACTCAATTACATCATTATTCATTTTGAGTGTAGAGGCTCCTGTTTTCAAATCCAACTGTTCTTTGGTTATTGTACTTTGTACATTATCCCCAATTTTAACCAACACACCTGTATCGTCTACCTGCAAAGATTGTTCAAGTTCTTCTGTTTTCCAATGAAAAGAAACCTTTTCCAAATCCATAGAAACACGTCTTTCTTCTTCCTCCGGTTTTTCAGGATTGACAATCTTAGCTTCCATTTGGGTATAGCTCTTTACAGAAATCATTTCACCGCCCGTCACATTCACTTTACCGGTAGATTCAATATTCACCTCCGATTCAGAGGAACCGGTTGCTTTCAAATTTACAGAAGCCTTTTCGGGAGAATTGATAGAAACAGAAATTGTATTATCAGTAGGATCAACCATCAAAGAAGCTGTTACATTTCCTATTGTTTTTCTAAACCGGAAGGTATTCTCTTTCCACATAGGAGATTGATCGTTTCTGCAATAACTTCCTACTACAATAGGAATACCGTCATACGGATTAGTAGCTATTACCACTGCCGACCCTTGCTCATTTTCTTTTGAAGGAAACTCTATATTCGCCAACACTTCGTTTGTGATATATATATCCCTAAAGAAAACACCGCCATTTCCCATAACAGAAACACGTCCGGTACGAAAACAAGTCTCTACATATAAATCTCTGTCCACTCCATTAGGAATGACTATAAACCCGAATGAAATAGGTTCAGAAGAACCGTTTAATTTTCTTACCTTTCCCCCTGCCATGATTAACTAAACATTTTTCTATTAAGGAAATAATCAAACTGATCTTTATCTACTTTAGGCATGACAAGCGTTGTTATTTTATCCGCTTCTGCTTGCTTTGCTGCATTTCTTATTTCCGTCAAATCAATCAATTTGAAATAATCCGGTTTAACATCTTTGCTTTCTTCTCCGGCATTGTCCTGCCGGTTCTTTACATTCGAAAAAGAGTTAGAAAGAATCGGCATATACATACCTCTTTCTACTTGTAAAATTGTTTGTCTTTGCAAGTTACCGTCCAAAAACGAAACATTGTTTACAACCGAGGAAACATAGAAAAACTCGTTTGTCGGCTCAAAATAAATAAACGTCCCGACCTTTATTCTTCTGTCCCCATTAATCGTAATAGTCCCTGTCCTTGTAAACGGCAAATAAGCCGTTGATTCCATAATGTAAATCAAATCGTTTGTTGCAGCCGCCTGAAAGTTTGCAAGAGATCGAGTCGCCTCCGTCCCTTCCAAATCCTTGTAATTCAAATATTGATCCGTAAAAGACATTTTCTTGTTCCCAAACACCTCTGCATACTCATTCAAATACACAATAGGAACAAAGGCAAGACTTGTTGTATTTGTCTGTCCAGCATGATTACTCATAACTTTTAGCTGATACCAAGAATAACTTCTTGTATCATAAGACAAGTCATATCCGTGCATATTTTCAGACTTAACCGTAATGTACTGCCCATTCTTATACGCACCTAAAATGGCATCCTTGTTGAACGGTGGTTGCCTTACCACAAGGTCTATCGTATTGACATAAGTATCAAAATAAAACTCAACCAAAGGGAATTGACAAACCCTATTCATATACTCCAAAAGTGTACCGTTTGGATTGGCAATAGAAGAATCTATGAGCACCCTTTTTTCAAGCACATCTTCCACAAACACTTTGAATATTTGCCAAATTCCATTTACAGATTGTTTTTCGTCTACACCTATATCGTAACTTTCCGTTCTTTTATCTTGCCATGAATCAAACACACTATTCTTTGTTATACCTATGTTTGACATCACATTCACAATAAACCAAATACATTCCCGGATAGGCTTCATTTGATACGACCACAAAAGATTGGAGAATGCACCTGTAAGGACGTTTCTTTTAAACCAAATACTATCTTCGCTCATTTCATACCAATGAGAAAATGTATCGGTTGCATTAAGCAAAGGGATAAAATAGCAACCATCATCTGAAAACAGTTTGTTTATATCCCGTCCTTCTATTGTAATGGATTTTATGTTTCCTTGTGCTTCATAAGATGTGGTACAAGTATCTACAAACCCTATCATATCCCAAATATTGTCCTTTGCTACTTTAGAAACAGGAATTTCCAAATCGACACGTTTGCCAAAATCCACATCTCCTTTATTGTTTTCTTTTTGCAAACGTTCAAACCGTATAAAGACAATATCGTTGTTTTGTATAAATTTCTCTTGGAAGGACTTGACTTGCGCACCGGTATTAGAAACTGTATTAAATTGTTCCAAAACAGAATCCCCAAACTTAAATGAGCTTCCATTAAAATAAAAAGGTGCTAACAAAATGCTAAACTCTCCTGTTTGTTTAGATTTAGTTGTAACCGTCTGCAACACATAAGGAGATAGGTCGATCACTTTGTCAATTGATTTTATGTACATCCATACCCGGATGTTCATAGATATTATTTTGGCGTTTATCCCGGTTCCTTCCAATGCAGAAGTTACATTTGTATCAGGCAAATATTCAGGATCACTTATCAATTCTTCGTAGTTATCTCCCCAATATGCTTTAAAACTTCCCTGTGAAACAAACTGCCCTTCTTTTGCAGCTTTCACAAGAGAAATAGGTGTATCTCCTTTAGGACACCACAAAACCGTTCCTTGTTTTATATAAGGCAACGTGCCGGAATCATAGTCACTTTTGTATTTGACTTGTTCTTCCTTATCATACGTTCCCCAAATGATATCCAGATTTGTGACACCTTTGTTATTTTCCACCTTCATCAATTCAGAAGGTGTAAATTTCTTTTTACCGGACGGAAGAATTTTTTGCCAATAGTTTATAAAGTCCTCTGGCTTTGCTTGCCGATAGCTTTCCAAAGGATAAATAGGTGGATTCTTTAATTCTTTGTTTTTTTCTTCTGTTGCCATATTTTATTCCTCCGCCGATCTACCACTAAAATATTGATATGCTTGCACTAAACCTTTCCAAATAAGGAATGGATTGCCAGAAGTAGAATAAGTTTGTCTCAATACATCTTGATTCTCCCCTTTCATAGGATTCATAAGAGAATCTACTACAGTATCTCGAACTGATTTAGCTATTTCTTCTGCCGGTTGATTCAATTTATTGTACAAAGCGTTTAGAGCATTCAATATCTTACCCAATCTATCTATATTCGTTTCCCCAATACCAATCATCCTATTTTCATAAGCCGACATCATCTTTTCTCCTGTCGTAACAGTTCTTTCGGCAGCAGTAGGAGTATATCTGTTTGTCGGGTCATTCTGTGCTTGGAGTGCCTGACTTGATTTTTTGACCATATCAAACGTTTTCTCATAATCCAGTGTTCCCGTTTCCGTAAGCGCATTGATGTCCGTATAGGTCAATTTCGTAAAAGCACCTCTCATCAAATGACGAAGTGTTTCCAGACTTCCACCTGCCATTTGCGTTAAAGCATCAAGGAAACGTTTCATTACGTTTTCGTCACCTTTCCCCTTTGTCAAGTCATCCAAAGCAGCAAGAATTTCGGAAGGAGTTGTTGACCCGGTAGCTTGCTGGGCTGCCCTAAACAAAAGTGTCTGCGTCACCTCGTCTTGTGAAATTCCTTGTCCCATAAAAGATTCCTGCACTCGTTCAAGCTGTCTACCTTCCATTCCTGTTTGCAGACGAACGGCACGCATAATAGCAGCTATGTTTGCCGCATCTATCTCACCTGTTCGAGAAAGGATATCATCAGCAGACCGAACAAAAGTAGTCATACTTTCATCCATAGTAGAAGCAATTTCACTAAGCGGAATTTGAAGTTGCTTCATAGTTTGTTCAAAAGATCGGATAATAGCAGATGAAGAAGCTGTTTGTCCTTCTTCTGTACGAGCGAAACGCATTGCTCCTTGCATTCCCATTACCGACTGATCGCTAAGCCCGTATAAACGCTGTACAGCCATCAAACTTTGTGTTTCCGGTACAGGTGCTACAGTTGCTTCTTTTCCGCCGGCGGCACGAATAAGTTCAGCACGTCTTTGAATGTATTCACCCACATTCATTCCCAAAGCAGAAGAAGCGTAGCTACCCTCTCTGAAAGCCGTAGCCATAGATTGTCCGGCAGTTGTTCCCATTGTTTGAGAATAGGCTATAGTTCTTTTTTGAGCTTCCATAGCTTTTTCTACAGAAGTCGTAAAAATACCGGCAGCCACATTTGCAATAGCCGTTGTAACTCCGCCTAAAAATCCTCCTACACCGGGGATTAAAGAAAGCCCTTCCCCTAAAATTCCGCCTAAAGAAGAAATAATCCCGCCACCCATAGCAGCCGGACTTTGGAAAGTGGCTCCTACGCCGGAAATAACCCTTGTTGCGATATTGGTAGCAGTGCTTCTATCGCTGCCTCTTTCCACATTTTCTTGTCTTTCCCTTGTAATAGTAGTTGGCTCTCTGTCTACCGGTGTCGGGGTGGGAACCGGAATAGGTTGTATTCCTGAACCTCCGCCAGATGTACCCCTTCCGTTGTACAAAGTTTCATCTATAGAAAAAATACCTTCCTGTATGGCTTCTAAAGCTCTTGTGCCGGCTTGTACTTGTTGAAGTATTTGTCCGGCTATACCGGAAATATCGCCATTCCCAGAAGCGATCGCCTCCACCACAGAAGCAAAACCTTCTTTATTGATACCCAAAAGTGCATTCAAATCTATAGCCCTTGCACCACCGGTTTGATAAACGTCAAGTTGTCCTCTAAGACTATCTATTTCGTCTTGCTTCGTTCTTCTCTTTCTTCGAGTAGGAGTTGGTTGTTCTGTTTCTCCTTCTTCCGGTTGTGGGGTTGGTTGAGTGGGACGAACAGGAGAAACAGGTTGCCTTCCTCTTTCGGAATTTTGTCGTCCCAAAAGATTCAATTGTTCCCTAAGCTGATTGATAGCATCATTTTGCTGACGAAGAATATTGTCGTTGTTTTCAACGATCCTTCGCTGAATACTTTCCATTTCCCCACCTATAGCCCTAAGTTGAGAAGTGTCTACCGAAACTCTAAGCCTTTTCTCCGCGTTCGCCATTTTCCTTTATCTCTTTTGCTTTCTGTTCAAACTCGATCATCTTAAACATCTGATCTTCATAGAAAGCAGTATCTTGTTCCGAAATTCCACCTTCCGGTGCTTTTAGCCAATCTCCAATATTAGGAATATATTCTTGTTTTTCTTTTTCTTCTTTTTCCTGTTGCAGTTCATAAAAAACTTTGTCTTCCTCAAATTCCATAAGTTCTGCAAAGAAATCACATTTCTTATGTTCTTCTGAAAGAAACGGGATTTTATGCTTGTTCCTATACCATCTATCAATAGGAAACATATTGTCCCATCTTATGACAAAATTTTTATATTCTTCCCGATTCATCAGTCTACAGATGAAAGAATTTTTTCAGCCTCCTTCAAGAACGGGAAAATATCGTGCATATAAATATCACAAATTTCTTTGTAATCTTTCAGTCCCAATTCAGAGAAACTTTTCACTTTCAAATCGGACATCAATTGTGGGCACAAAACAGAAAGTGCAGCTTCCACATCTATCATATCCAAAGCACGCTGCGCAGAAATGGTAGGGTTACCAATCATAGAGTTGTAACTCCCTTTACCCAATCTCTGTTTATTTACCTCAATTTGGTAATACTGTCCAACATTCGGGAAACTGATCTCGTACTTTCTTCCTTTCACTGTAATCTCTTTCGATTCCATACTATATGATTTTTAATTGATTGATATACGCAAAGATATATATAAAACAGAGAAAAGCGGAATTTTCATCCCGCTTTCTGAAAAGATTATTCACCAACAAATCACACACATTAAATTGTGCCGGGTTCAACGATATGATTATCAACAAATTATCGTCAAATCAAAAGGTTAAAACGCCAATTTCAAAGCCGGAATTGTAAAAATACTGTTTCCAAAGTGGCCCGGAGTTAAATAATTAATAACAAGGTACTTATGATAAAAATACCGCTTATAAGTAATAAAAAGTGTCCCGGCTTTTATTTACTCCTCCCTTGTCCTTAATTTCAATATTATTTTCTTCTTTATATTCAATTCTTGACAAATAAAATCCACAAGTTCCTGCGATCCTTCTAATACATTATTCCCCTTGCTAAAATTATCTTTAGAAAACAAAGGCTGCGTGTTTCTCCAATTAAAACAAACCCTTTGTTCTTCATCGTCCGTCAAATCAAAATAGGAGCATGGAACGATATGATCAATGTGCCATATTTTACCATAATTATCCCATGACATACCAACCTTAAATTGAGATTCAATAAAATCAATAAAATCTTTTCTTGAACAGCCAATCAACCTAAGCATACTGCCACTATAAGTAGGGCGATGGATCATTTTTCTAAGCAAATTATGTAATCTAAGATTCATTCTCGCTTGATTATCCTCATACAATCTTTTTAAATTGTATTCACTCATATATTTTCTGCCAAGTTCAGTCGATCGAAATTTGGCAGATTTTATCCTATTCTTCTCCCTATATTCTTCTGTATGAGACAGTTCTCTTTTCCTCTTATTCACACAATCTTTACAAGAAAAATTTATCCCCAATCTTGTAGAATTATTCAAATGAAAACAATCTATCGGAAGCCTCTTCCCACATGTAGAACATACAAAAAATTCATTTCCGTTTTCGTCTATCTCTATTTCTTTTGTCTTTTTTGGATTTGCCAAATACTTATGATAATACTCATAACGTTTTTGTCTTGCTCTTTCTTTATATTCTGTATCATTTCTCCTTCGCTCATTTTGTCTTTCCCTGTTTGCTTGTCCTTTAAGCGTTTGTTGATACTTTCTTACAGATTCCACCCTTCTCTTTCTTTCTTCTTCTGTTAAATTTTTAGCAGACAAACATTCTTTACATCTACAAGTAAGTCCATCAGTAGCAGCACAATTCTTTTGAAAATTCTCAATAGGGAGTTCTCTCTTGCACTTAGAGCAAATTTTTGTACCTTTGTCAAAATTAGCTTTCATAACCAAAACCAATTTAAGCTCAATTTATCGAAATCTGCCCATACATTGACTGCAATCTTTGTATGGGCATTTATTATTATACACAACAAAGGTAAGAACTTTAGATATAGCATCCTCAATTCTTACCTTTAAAATTAGTTAAAATATACTATAAAAATAGTAACTATCTTATTTTCAACACTTAATATTCGGCAGTTACCACGGGGTGGAGGTACCTAATATTGACATTATAGGAAGCAACAGATTGCTCCTGCAACTGCCAATTCTGATTCTCAATGAAACAAGGTGTCAAAAGAGCGATTGTCTGCCCTGTCGGATCAACACTTGTTACCATCTTACGGGCATCATCAAAGTTCTGTACCAATTTCTTATAGATCATGATAGAGAACCCTTGTTCTGCAAATGTAAGAGTGTCCAAAACCTCCTGCAAAGTCCCCAGACGGTGAATCATCGCTTCCACCACCGGAGCCTTGAAAGACAAAAAGAACTGATCTACCGTTGCCGAACATCTATAAGAAACCGGCGGAATTTCCTGAATAGGCAAACTACCCAATCCCTGTACATCCACACGGTTGATTTGTTCCTGTACGGTTATATTTCTAACAAAACCGGCTGTTTCATTGCCGATCTTGATATATGCCATAGGTGCACTGAATGTCTGCATAATATCTATGTTTTAGAATTATTATCCGCGAATTAAGAAGCCTGTGAAGAACAACTTGTTGATTTCATTGTTCACAACGATCTTATAGGTTACAAACCAAGCATCTTCCTGTCTTGTAACAAGAACGTCTTTGAACGAAAGCAATAGGTTATCCTGTGCCTCATTTGCCACTCTCGATTGCAAATAAGCAACCGTCCAGTCTTTCACCGCACCGGCAGACAATGTATTCACGTTTACACCGTTTTCCTGTCCAAGCAGATCAATAGAAGCATTTACAACCAATTCCTTATTAATCTGTGCAACGATACGCATGAACTGGATACTGTGGCTCTGCCCGTTAGAATTGAATAACACCTTGTTGTCTTGCAAAGTATTCACACCCTGCAATACCACAAAATTGTTCGTGTAATCATTGTAAACCGTCACAAGCATACCGGCATCCAAAGCCTTTACCTTCTCCGTTTCACTCAAAGTATGCTGTAATTTGTCGATACCGATCGTCTTGTTTGTGACAGGAATATAAGGCGGTTTTCCTGCCGTTCTTCCTAAGATACAGCACAAGTTATACATCACACCCCACCAACGCGTTTTAATGCCTGTAATGCTGGATGCCATACCCGCACCACCATGCACCAACTGGACAAGTTCGCTATTGAAACCTTTCGCCAAATCAAGAGAATCTTTGAATTTAGCTTGATCATTGTAGCCACCTACAAACAAGAAATGAGTGTATTTAGCTTGACTGTTAATGTGTGAAATAACTTGTGACTGCAATGCAGAGTTAGCATTTTCACCAAATTGGTCGGTCATGATAAAGCTATAGTCCAAACCTGTAATAGCAGCAAGCGCATCTGTCAAATACTGTGCATTGTAAGTTTCAGTCGCTCCTTTTGCAAGGACAAATTTCTTTCCTGCAAGTACAGTTGTTACGTCACTTTCAGATACAGTCCCTTCACCTTCTTTCTGTGCATTAGCCGTCAAGACAAACAAATTAGCAAAATTGGAATCAGATTTAGCCCAATCAATCAAAGTCTGGATATTGTCAAATTCCGGTGACTGCAATACTAAAGTAGGTGCTGCTTGATCTTCCGGTGTTTCTCCAATAGGATAACCATCTTCTGCATATCCTGTAAAAGAACCGACATAGAATTTCATGATCCATTTTGCCGGATCATCTTCTCCTGCCACAATAGAAACTCCATAACCAGTAATCAGATTGCCAGCTTCCGAAAGTGTACCATTTGCTCCCTTTCCTTCGTCCAAAGTTTTAACTTCAAATGTTCCGCCTGCCGTTGTTGCAAAAGTGATAGTGGCAGAAGTTGTCTGTGCAGCTCTAACAAACAAAAGCTGTGAAATACCAGTAGAGGCAGGATTTGAATAGTCCGGTGTAAAAAGTGCCTCTGCAATTTTCCAGTACATACCACCTTTCATGAAAGAACGAAACTCTGCCAAAGTATCAAATCTATATACAGAATCCAATCCCTGAAAGTTTTCCCCAGATACACCAGAGCCACCGCACCAATTTGCACCATAAACTCCTGTGTCAACTATGAGCACCTTTGAATAGTCTAAGGTGCGAGCTGGAGATGTTTCTGACGTAGTTATCCGACTATAAACACCCGGAAGTGTTACTTGCTTGTTATTGAAAATAAAAGATGTTGCCATAATTTATTGATTTTCAATTAATTATCGAATTTATATGATTTTATCCCGTCTATCCTTTCTAAATAATTGGATGGTAATGTAGATCGCTTCTCCATATTTTCCTCTTCCCACAATGGCTGAAAATTTAAATAATGATTAGCGATAGACATTCCTTCCTCAATATTGTCTTTGTAAACTTTACAAAAATAAGATAGTGGAACAATATGATCTATATTCCATTTTCCTTTTCCATTTCCTCTGTTGTCCCAATTCATGCCCGGCTTAAACTGTGATTCAATGTGAGCAATCAATTCGGGAATAGAGCAACCCAGAAAATCAAGATTGCGTCTCCATCCATATAAAAAATATTCTCTAATAGAATCCCTTAATTTTTTCAAATACTTGTGTTTCGTTCTAAAAACAATATCATTTTCCATTTTATTTTGTTTCCATTGTTTCAATCGTCCACTTTCCCTGTATTCTGCATGCTGTTGTTTATAGTAATCCTTCTTGTCTTTATATCTTTCTTTAGCTTGTTTAGAAGAGCATTCTTTACAAACACAACTAAACCCAGTAGAAGTCATTCTACTAACATAAAATTGTGTTTTATTTTTAGTTTCTCCGCAAATAGAACACTTTAATTTCCCTTCGTAAGAAATATATTCATGCTTCTCTTTATTTTTACTTCTTTGAACAAGTGCTATTTTGTTAACACACTCTTTGCAATACCCACTATGTCCATCAGAATGTGTCGCACTTACGCCAAAAACATCAATAGGCAATTCTCTACCGCATCGAGAACAAATTTTAAATTCAGAAACTTCCCTATCCTCTAAAGGGATTAACTTTTTAGCTTCTTCTCTCTTCTTTTTCTTTTCGTCTGTGCACTTTTTGCAATAACAATTCAACCCATCAGGTTGATTCTTTTTAGCATAGAACTCACTGATAGGCAATTCCTGTCTGCAACAAGAACAAATTTTAGTCCCCTTTTGAAAGTCTGCTTTCATTCCTTCTTCAAATTTGTTTTTCCAAAGGTAATCATTTTTCACTCAATGTTCTACCAACTGCCCTTAATTTCTGATTCTACACCCGGAAGTCCACCCACAGAAGTCGGATCGCCAAGAACAAAGCTGTCTACTTGATTTACTTTTCCAAAGATAATATTTCCAAGCAAAGTCGAATCTACCAATCCCGGCACTATTTCTTCGGAAGATAAATCAAGTCCAATAGAGCGAATAAAAATAGGTGTCGGCATTAAATTATTTTGCATCATAAGCTCCTTCATAGTAAACTCTATTTTAAGGAACTGCGAAGCTAAAACATCCCAAGAACCAAGCAGTAATGCGTACAGAATCTCTGACATCAAAATTGATTCATTCATGTTTACAGAAAAACACATGATTTCCAGTCCATACTGTCTTGTGTCTCTGTACATAGGAACACCACCCATAAAAGATTCTATTTTACCTATAGAATTGGCAATACCACCTGTCTTTCCGGGCTCCCGAATAACGTATGCTGGCAGTCCTGTTTTGTCTTTCGGATATTCCAAAACTGCCTTTATATTGTTCGGGTTTGTTTCTTTTCTTAAAAAGATATTTTTTGCTTGTTCATAATAATTGAAAGAACCGTCCTGTGTATCTCCCAATACTTTATACAAGAAAGAATCCTTTTCATCCGTTTTGCTTTCGAAGTCCGTTTGTACATATTCCAAACAGGCTTCCACTATCTTTTTTATTTTGACTATCTGTAGCATCGTCACATCGAGTTTAAAAATTGATCAATCACTTTGTCTGCAACAACATCTATCTTTGCTTGTTCAAGAGCTTTGTCCATAAGTTTATACGGAACAATACCGCCATTCCACCAACTATTAGGATCAGAGTTTTCACTCACCCTTCTCCATGTAAAGTAACCGCTTCTCTTTTCTTTTTCAGTAGAAGCAATATTTACTTTAGTCAAACCCTGATAAATAGGAGCTTTGTGCATGTAAGCCGGTTTATTTACACCCAGTCTATTTATTGCTTTTCTTTGTCCTTTTTCAGAAAAACTTTCTGGCAAGTCTCCACTTCCCAATCTTCCCGTTTCCCGGACTGCATTGTAAATTTGTTGTGGCATTATAGAAGCAAACAATCCCGAATCCGCTACAGCTTCCGGTGTTGCATGTCTAAAGGGAATATCTATATACCAACCTCCATCCTGTGCAATCTTTCTTTTTGGGGAATTTCTAAAACCTTCCTTTTCGTCAAAAGGCGGCTGTCCTTCTTCTATCATCAAAGGAATAGAAGAAGCCCTGTTTATCAACCCGAACGTAACCGACAAAGGGGATTCTCTTTCAATGAAAACTCCCCTTTTATACTCATTTCTTGTAGTACGAAGTTCCCGGTTTATCAGGTTTTCCCACCTAAGCTGATATTCAGTTATAACAGCATCTATAATAGAAGCACCTAAAAACGTAGATTGATCCTGTGAAAGATCAAATTCTTCCACCAAATCACTTAAATCTATGTTGATAGGTACTACCATTACTCACTCACTTTCATCTGAATATTATCGTTCAAAATAACTCCCGATCCGTCAAAATTAGGTTTTTCAGACACGATCAAATGCGTTCTCCTTGCCACCGCTTGAATAGGGAGCCTTGTTCTTTCCAATTGTCCCGTTTCCTTATTTTTCTTCCAAGAAGCCCGGACTTCATGAGGGAAGTCCAGTACATGAAATTCCAATTGATGTTGATAATAAATGCTTACAACCGGATTTAAGGACATATCAGCCGTCAAAATTACGCAATAAGGGTTTGTATCACTTATCTTATAATCTGCCGGAGAAAGCTGTCTCAAAGGCTCTGTAGACGATTCAAACACATGTATGCTATAAATACTCAATGGTTTGTAGGTCGTAAACACAAAAAAGTTCCCCCCATCCGTTCTTACAGGCAAATTTTCACTAAAGTAAGAGAACTCTTTTAAAATTGTGATCCGGTCAAAATACCCTAAATTGGGTTTATCAACATCTGTTACCGTTACATTAATTGTTCCTATCAGTTCTTCCGACCAACGTTTGTAACTGTTATCCCCGTTTATGCCGGTTATAAGAGCATGAGTATTTGTAGGGTTGATGTAGAAATAACCTGTACCGAAACAATTCTGACAATCCACCAAAGGCGCGTCCGGTGCGTTACAAGGACATCTTAACGCCTTTTCCAATATCACCTCGTACCCTTTCAAATAAACAGCAGAATCGAACTCTGAACGTATAAATTCAGGACTTGCGTTACTCAAAGGAGGAACCGGTGTTTGTAAAATACTTTTAGCCATCTCTCACCTCCTTACAATACCATAAACCTAAATTCATCGTACACGAGCTTTATCCGCCCTACAGTTTCCTCTATCTCCTTTTGATACTGTTTCAAACGTGCCCCGTAACCTGCATTTTCAGCAGAAGCGGTAGAGTTGATAGATTGTCTTAATCCATCAATTTCCAAGTGCATAGAAGCTATACCGGGTAAACTGAATATCATATCTCCGGCAATATTAAGCGGGCCAAACGAAGCAAGTTTACCAACAAGATTAATCAAATCGGCAGGCATTTTGTCCAAATCAAAACCGGTTATATATTGAATGTCCCAATAGTCCGGTATGTTTGTAAACCGTTGAAAGCCTATCTGTGTAGTCATTCCGGTAAGGATAACATCTGCATTTGCATTAACCGAATTTGCACCGGTAGGAACGACACTCATTCTTCTTTTTCCTATCCCGTCCATATCTTTCTCACAACTAAGCCAACCTTGCGGGTAAATAATCTGCTCCATCTTATTAAGCATACCTGTAAGCGCAAGCGGAACCCTTACCGGACAGTTAGTTTGAATGATAGGAAATTGCTGGAAATAATCTGTTCTGTAATAAGAATGTGTTTCCGATTCAACTAATTGCTTTACAAATTTGAGATTAAAATAATTCTCAATCTCTCTCTGCGCAGCACTCAAATAAGTTCTAAGTGATTCATCAGAAAAAGAAGTTCCCGTACCGGCTTGTATAGCGATACCGTACAGGTAATTGTTCCACATCTCCGCAACGGAAATAACGGAACCCGTATTTTTCTTATACTTTACTGTAAAAATCAGTTGTCCCGGCATAACTTAAATGTCTTTTACTTTTTGGGTAACGCAATTATAGCATCAATCAGTTCGTCTTTCTGACTTTCTTCTTTGAATCTTCCGGCTTTCTGCTTGCTCATTCCGTTTTCGATAGCAAGTGCCTTCAAATCCTCAAAAGTCATTTTAGACATATCTTCCTTTAAAGAAGCAATTTCTTCTTCTGTTGCACCGGGTTCCTCTTTAACCGGTTCTTCCACAGTTTCTTTCGGCTGGCCACCGTTAGACAGTCTTTCAACCTCTTTTTTCCAAACGTCAATAGACTGCTCCAATTGTTCGATTTTCTTGTTCTTGTCCTTGATAATACCGTTCAAACGAGCAATTTCAAACTCGTATTCTTCTTTCAGAACTTTCAGAGCTTCATCAGTATCTTTTTCAGATTCAGATTTTTCCTTTTCAAGCGTATTAGCTTCTTCTTCCAAAGCAATACCGGAGAAACCACCATTTTTGATGTATTCCCAAGTTTCATCCTTTACTTCGGCTTTCCCGTTTTCAAACTCCACAAGTTCATTCAAAAACTGAATGGTAGTGTTTTTATATACTGTTGATACAATCTTTTTCATACGAAATATAATTATTAATAAATAAAAATAGGGAGGGAAGGCGTTATAAAACCTTTCCTCCCCTTATTAATTTGCCAAGACAACTGTCTTTAAGCACCCAAACCTTCGTCACCGATATTGATAATACGGCAAATCTTAGCCGGCTGATACAAACACGGCGTACCGTAGTTCAAGATAGCGAATCTACGAGACGGTGCAGTGATAGCAAAGTCAAGTTTGCGAGTGTCACCGAACTGCAAGTATTCGTTGATCTGACTGTCATTGTAGTAAATCAAAGCAGACTTCGTACCTGCAATGATACGGTTACGGTCACGAACCTTTGTAGCGGCAGCACCATCATATCCAGCAGCCAGCATAGAAGCCGGGATAGTGAAGATAGGATAGTATTCTGTCGTGTCAGTCAAAGCAGTTACTTTCTTGGTACGATAGATAACGTAGCAAGTAGGAGCATAAGCACCACCAACCGGAGCGGTAAACTGCAAATCAACAGACTGATTAGCTGCAACTGCCAGAGCAGCATCCGTCAAGCTCAAAGGAGCAGATTCACCATAACGGTTCTTAGCTGTTACCAAGTAGCCATAAGAGCCGGCATGTAATACAAAGTTGGTCTTTGTATCGGCAACAGCAGCAGACTTAGTTCCACCGGCAACAGGAACACCCGGAGCCTTCGGAGAAGAAGCCGTAGCAGTAGCCTTGATCGGACGGCGAACATCAAAGAACTTGTCTGTTTTAACAGCAACCTTACCGAACTGCGTCATGATGTCGTTTACAGACTGTCCCATTGTTGCGCCTACAACGCTGTTAGACATACCGACAACAACACGTTTTGATTCATGGAATTTCTTCACATAGTTATTGAATACAACCGGTGCAGAAACGATACGGTCGATATAACCATTATAAACGTTTACAACGCGGTCGGCAGCATCTTCAACCAAAGCATCTGTCAAGATACCGTTCTGTGCGTCAATTACAGCCGGAGAGCCATAATAAGCATCCAAAATCTGCTCTGTGCTCATACCTTCCGTAGAACCACGGTCAGTAGAAGCTACACCCATCATGTGCTGACGGAAGATACCATCAAACTGTTCTGTGATACAAGTAGAATCAGCATCCGTCAAGCGAGTGTCAATCAAAGTCAAAAGCAAAGTGGTCTTGTTCTGTACCTCACGAGTGTACATATTCATACCACCGGCAAGTTTAGCAAGCATAGCCGGATCAGTTACCTGACCTGTAACGCCCATAAACTTAGAGATGATTGATTTACGGATGTATTGAGTATCTGTTTCTTCCGGTGTTTCACCTTCAAGATTGAAGATACCAATTTCTTCACCATATTTGTACAACTGGTTGTACTGGTGAACCGTATTCTCAATTCTCTGTTTCGGCATTTCGTTGTAAACAACCAACTGGTTCAAGCGGTTAGCCAAAACCTTGATGTAAGCATCCAAAGATTCAACTTTCAGACCACCACCATTGTTGACCTGATTGTCGTACTGCATACCGGTTTGCAGACCGGCTTCCATTGCTTTCAACACATCGGCAACATTGCCAGCACCGCCAAAAGCAGCTAAATCATTATAGTTATACAAATCCATCGTTCTATAATCTTTATATTTATTCGATCGAATTACTCCTTACTTCTGGAACTTGATATTGTACTTTTCGTACATGAATTTTGCCAAATCCTGTCCAATGGTTTCAGCCTGACTATCTGCCAAGAAAATCAGAGCATCGTCACCAATTGACTTTTCAAGTTCTTCACCGGCGTTTTCAACAGCCTTGTTGATAGCTGCCATCACCAAAGGACGTTGTTTTGTAACAGAAAGAAGTGTCTTGCCGTCTTCGTCCACTTCCGGCTTCATGGATTTTTCCAAAACAGCAGAAGTCTGCACTCCCTTAAAAGAAGGTGTCTGCGCACCGAAAGATTCCAAAGACTTTTCAATGTTGCCAAAACGTTCGTTCATGACTTCTGTCATACCCTTAACAATGTTAGCAGCCAAAGAAGCACCGAAAGCCTTCATATCATCCATAGAGAAAGATTTCTCAACTTTGTCTTCTTTCTCTTTGATGTCCTCTTTCAAGTCCTTCTTGTCTTTTTCATCCTCTTTTTCGTCCTTCTTCAAATCGTCAATGTGCTTTTTGTCATTGCCGATATTCTTATCCTCCTTTTTTTCGGATTCTTTCATATCGGCGACACTTTTCGATTTTTCAAAAGTTACATCTCCGTTCTCTACCATAGTAGCGATATCTTCTGCACTGAAACCAGAATTTTCAAGTGCCTTGTATAACGGATCGTCTTTAAATTCTTTTACGTCTACCATAACATTATGTATAAAAATTATTGTCGAACTTTTTCTACGAATGTATCTAAAACACTTTTTTCAACTCTACCTTCTTGAACCGCACGATAAATCTCCCAAAAAGCATCAACATCAAAAGAATGTGATTTTTGAAAATTCACCTTGAAATTATTGTCAATCTGGACAAGTCCATTCTCTGTGCAATATTCAAAAAGAATAGTTGATTTTTGTATTTCCAACAAATCATTCACACTACCACCCTTACTTTTTTCGATATCCAAATAGGTCTTAGTGTTGACCGGTGTCATTGTAAGGGCAATGTTTGTAATAAGAGCTTTTGTTACTCTTTTAGGATTTTTCTTATCCCGTTCCAACGCTTTACCTTCTACGCTCATACCCGGTTTTCTTGTCGAACCCGATTCTTGCATTTCAATTGCCTTATCCCAAAAGGCACGAGCTTCCGGCGACTTTTCCCACAATTTACCTTTTACAAAGAACTTATTGTCTTTCACATAGGCTTCAATAGGTTCACCAATCCAAAAACGACTTTTGTTAATAGGTGAACGTGTGGGAAGATGGTCAAGATTAAATAAACCGGATTTCAGGAATCTATCATATATAAACCCGGACGGCTCCAACACTTCTTCTTCATCGTCTTTTGAAGAATCAGAAGCGACACCAGAGAATACCATATTTGCATACGGAGACTGTTGCTCCGATACCGCGCTTTTGGCTTTCTCCAAGTCCAAATCTACATATAATTTAAAACTATCAAACATTTTGATTGATTGAAATTGAAATAAACGTATTAGTAACACTCAAAAATACTGCAAAATTAGAGATAAATCACAATAACCCAATATTTTAACTTTTATTAATAATTATCACAATCTATCTCCAAACACCTTAATGCAGTTGCAATCTATATTTAGACTGTTTGAGTGTTGCAAGAAAATCGTCAATCCAGCTTATTTCCCCAATATATTCATCCTTTTCGGCAAGTTCTTTTCTGAACTCAATCGTTTTGTCGAATATCATCTGACAAATAGCAACCGGATCATCTTCTTTCACTTCGTCCCCTTGAATTTCCCCATCTTTGAATCGTCCAAATCCTGACTGCCCGGCTTCTGCAATCTTATCCTCAAATTCGGAAACTTCTTCTGAAAGTTCATCGAGGTAAACATGCTTGGAGTTGTCTTCCTCGCCCCAATGAATATTTTTAAGACGTGTTTTAGTACCTTCCAGAAAATTGAGATAAGTGTTGAAAATACTCTTATCAGTCTTTTTGGACTTTTCGATTTCTTCGATCTCTCTGTTCTCCGAAGACAACTCATCTTCTGCCGATTTTCGAATGTTTTCTGTTTTGGTAACATTTTCAAGACAAAACTTACCATTCCATTTCCATTCCTGTTCCCCGTTTTCTTCTGTCTTAATAACAATGGAAAAAGGTTTGCAAAGATTGGTCACCTTTTGAAGCGTGCCTAAAAAATCAGCAAACTTATCTCCTTTTCCACCATCATGATCAGAGAAATTTACATGAAATTCACCGTAAGTATATTTGACCGGTTCTTCTGCCACTTCAACTTCTTTTTCTTCATAAACGGTTCTCTTGAAAGTAATAGCTTTTTCGATACCTTCTCCCACGCCATCCTCTGTACGAACAATGTTTTTGGTTTCACCGTCCAAAGATTCACGCTGCAATACCTGTGCGTCTGTCGTGTCCATAGTTTTTTCTACTTTCCAATCTTCCGGCAGTTCGTCTTCCAGATTAAGTTCCTTTGCCCGTTTCTTGATCCATTTCTTTACTTCTTCTTTCGACATAGAAGAACTACCGGACAAACGAATAGCATCTTTCAAATCCTGCTTATTACGAATAGGATATTTACCATTAGGCATTGCTTCACCTTTCTTTGCCAAGTCCTTTCTTTCTTCATGAGTGAAAGAAGTCTTGTTTGCCGACTTTTCCAACTTTTCCGGATTCTTTTCACAATAGGAAGTGAACGCATCCTTTGAAATTTTACCCTCTTTGAAAGACTTCATCACCAACTGAAATTCGTCCTGTACTTCAATACCAAGAATACGCTTGATATTGTCTTTCATGTCAAAAATGAAATTGTACAGATCAAGTTCGGTGCGAGGATTGATCCATTCACTGCCCGTTTCTTCCTCTCCATCCACAAGAATGTTTGCAGGAGTATCAGGATCAATGTAGCACATGAAATAGTGAATCTCAATACCCTTTTTCTTTGGAATATATTTGCCAACCGGTATCAGAAGTTCTTCCGACATATCAATACCAGTTTCCTCAAACAGTTCTCTTTTGGCAGCTTGCAAGAAAGTTTCTCCCGGATCAACATGTCCGCCCGGAATACACCAATCGTTTGAGACCGCCCCCTTTTCTCCCACACGATTCAAAATAAGAAGTTTGTCACCTCTAAAAACAAGCACGTCTGCAAACCGGACTTTTCCCTGTTTTGCTTTGAACAGATCAAAATAAACAGACTTCTTGATCAAACCCTGCTTCCATAATTCCCGGCAATTTTCAAGTTGACGAATATCTTTTGCCATTTCAGCAAATTCTTCATCATTTTCCAACTTTGCAATGGATTTATGGATAGAATTTCTTCTCTTGTACACGTCCATCAAATCCTTAGACTGTTGCTTCAAAAACTCATTAAAGCAGCTTTCTGCCTTTGCAACTGCATCAGCATCTTCGCTTCCTTTCAGCTCATCATACTGCGACTTCTGAATGGAATAGATTTCACCAAGAGAACTTATTTCTTGGCTTATCTCTTTTCCTTTTTTGAGAAGTCCCCTGTATTCGGTTATTTTTTCATTTTGCGTCTGCAATCCGAGCAACGCTTTCAAGTTTAAACCCATATCAAAATTTATTTTTATTTGTTCTTACAAATTGTCGCATCCGGTACACAAACATTGTCTGCAAAATAAAAGTCCGGCTTATCAAGTTCAAAGGTATAGAAATATTGCGAAACATTTGCAATAGGTATCTGTATAATATTGGTTACTTTACCTTTACATCCATTTTTAAGCATAAGAACATCTCCCGGTTTTATCTTGTCTACTCTTTTAGTTTTGTTGTGACACAAAACATAGGAACCATCTACTACTCTATGCAAAGCATCTTCTCGATATCCCTTTTCAAGAGTTTCATCTTCCGTAACATAGCATATATCAAAAATGCGCGGAACGGAAGATAGTTCAAACTGTATTACCTTTGTTACCCTTCTGTAACCGGTAACAGTTTTTATCACATTCCCTACTTGAATATCCTTTATCCATTTTGAGCTATCAACAGTAGGAATACTGATATAACCGGAATTAAAAATCGTTCTTTGTTTTGTCATACTTCGAAATGTTTTGTACCTACAGTTATCTTTACCTTTGATTTTCTCTGAACCCGCTTACTTTCATCCGTCTTTTTAGGTTCAAATGACTGTGTTTTATCGTCCCATTCGTACCCATCTGGAACATATCTTAACATACAACGGCAGAAAGGGTGAATATTTGTTAAAACAGGTTTCCAATCTTTTGACTTTCTTCCTATATTAGTACCGTTAGCGATCAATTCAGACAAATCAAAAATAACAGGCTTAGACCCTATACCATTTGTTGTGTAAGCATTTATACAATATCGGCATCCGCCCGGATATACTTCTTTATACACCTTTGCATGAATACCATGCTCTTTCATGATCATCTGCGCTATCCCTATCTGAAAGATGTTCTCCATTTCAGTAGCAACAATACGACCCCAATCCCGGTTCCATTCATCCAATCTATGTCCCAATGAACTAACAATAGATTGTACTGATTTCCTTTTCAGGACACCTTCCGTCAATTCTTCTCTAATAGCTGTTTCCACCTCCCTTTCCCGTTCTGCCACCGCTATTTTCATTTCTTCTTCTGAAATGGTAGAAGAAAGAGAATCTTTTATACGTGTCCCCATTCCTTTTATATAAGAATAAGAACGCATAGCCGCAGCATTATATTCTGCTTTTTCTCTTGAAGTGAGTTCCGGATATTGTTCTTTTTCGACATATTGTTGAAGATCGTTGAAGTTAAGAGAGGATAATTGCGTAGGAGTAAGAATTGCCGCCAAACGTCCAAATATGAATGCTTGCCAATAAGGTGGTATTTTTAAAACTTCTGTCTTTAAGTCGAAGCCAAATCTTTTCAGCATATCTATATCTTCTTGGGAAAGATATTCCTTGCCCAATACATCGGCAATTACACGAGCAATACGGTAATCGACAATGAAAAACAACTGCTGTATTTCTTCCGGTGTAAATAGCATCCTACTTCGATTTTTGTTCCACCATTTTCTTCGTCAAATTCATCAACATATTATTTATCTGTGTCGAAAAGATAACTTGTGCCATACCTTCATATCCTTCCTGTACTTTTGGATAACGCATAGGGTCAACATGATGGTGTATGTTTGACACTAAAGGCATCTTTTCGACCTTGATATTTTTGACATATCTCACATTCATAGATTACTTCTCTCCCCAGTTCTTTTCAATGTAAGACATCGCGGCACTCATGATAGGGTTGGAATCAAATGATTTCTGTGTATCTTCTTTGTCTTCTGACGCAATTTGTCGATCCACTTCTTCATTCATTGTATCACCTCCGTACATAGCTTGCTGCATCTGGTATTGTCTTTGAAGTTGGTAGGATTGATTCAAAATGGTATCGGTTTCCGGGTTGAATTTACGTCCAGAGTATTTTTCAAAAATATCCTCCAAACAAACCATACCGTTTTGAATTTTCTTAGCATCAATCTCAACCTGTCTTCCTTCATCTTCCGCATCTACACCTGTAAAGACAAACTCAAAATCTTCATCCAATTCTGATACAAGATAGTAATTGATCACCTCTTGTAAGAACACAAGAATAGGTTTTAGTCCTTTGTCTTTTGAATGTTGTAAACGTTCCTTTTGTCCAGCTTGTCCAAAGATATTTGTCTGATCTTTAAATTGAAAACCAAGTTCTGACGGGTCAATACGATAGACGGCACAAGTCATAACAAGTAGGAATTTCACCCACTCACTAAATTCCATGTCCCGGTTGGTGTTTTTAGATAAATCAACCCATTGAAGGTCTAACCCATTGATAATCGGCGTTCTATGAGAATTTTGAACCCCCACCATCGTCTGCTGCCATGCCTGTCTGAACTCACTTAAAGAAGCCTGCGATATGTTCGGATTCTTAACATTGATAATTCCTTTAGGTTGTGAACCTTTGCTAAAATAATTTCCGTTATATTCAAACCCCCACAAAATCCATGTCATAACACTGGACAATGTTTCCAATTCTGACGTGCCATACCCATTTTTATAGATGTTGGTGGATTTGTTGCGGATACCGATACCCAATTCCCAGGGATAAAAGATAACACTTTCGTGTGTAACAGGATTCTCCATGATCTGACCTTGCCAGCACATACAATATTTTGGCAAATAGCCTTTAAACCGGTACTGTTCAAATTCTTCCCGGAACTTTGGGTCAATACTATCAAGAAAACGTATCAAAGAAGCATCCACAGCCCGATAACGAGCCAAATTCCACGACCTGTCTCTTACTATTTCAAAAGCAAGCTGATCAAGAGTAAGGCTATCAAGCACAACCTTTCTTCCAAAATCTTGAAATGTATCAAACGATTCCCATTTATCATGAAAACCGCCTTCTTCTAAAAACTTTCTAATATAGTTGATTTTTATCTGATCTTCTCTTGATTGTTCCGGACTTGCCTTTTCAAAAGGATTTCTTTTCCTTCTGATAGTGTATCCTTCTTTCTGTTCGTCAATACTGAAATGAAGGAAATTCTGAACTTGCTCCACACGAGTATTGACAACAGCCCGGATAACAAAAATATCTCCCATCCGGCGAAGCACCTCAAACGGCATAGAGCCGTAAAAATTAGGGTCTTTGTACCCCCTACCCGTATCGCTCGCTTCGTCTGGATTAAAAAATACAGCCTTTACGCTGTCTTGTCTCTGATTAGCATTATCCATATAGAGATTAGCTTTCACCAAATCCCCTAAATCGTCTGATCGAGACATCTGTTGTAATTTAGATTGGAGTATAGTAGGAAGTGTTTTTTGCAATCCTACAATATCTTCCAAAGAAAAGCTCGCCAGACTTTTGGTAAAGTCCGGCTTCCCTCCTTTATTATTTTTCTGCTTTTTCCTACTCATACTAAAATCAAAAATTATACTGCTGACGGTGCTACCTGTGTCAAAGTAACGCTAACCGTCTTGTTTCCTTCTGACTGCGTAATCACCAATGTTCCATTTCTGGCTGCTTCTGTAGGATTTTCTGACGCAACCACTTCCAAATCAGAATTACCTTTTGAAAAACCATCTCCATTAACGGCTGTTGTGTAAGGAACATTCGTAGGCTTACCAACAGGAACGTTATCTACATGAGTTTGTTTTACAGAAGTGATAGAAGTCAGTTTTTGTGTCCCGCCTTCTGCCGGAAAACTCAAAGATGTGGGGTCTGCTGACAAAGAATAAACCACTTCCATGTCCGCATCATCCACCAACACCATAGCTTCCTCTTGCAAACCTTCTGGATAAGCCACCACTTTCAAAAGATTTGTCCATGCCCATTCTTTAAAAGTGCCCAGATTGTACGTCACACCTGCCTCTATAGAGATACCTAAACTTTTAAAATAGTCAATATCTCCAATAGGTGTTTCTGTAGCAAAAATGTTCATCTGACTGTCAATACCATCAGTTATAACAGTCAAACTTTTGCTACTATCTGAATTTGTAAATAAAATCCGCATCATAAGGCTTAATCGGCAGAAGCCACAAGATTAAAGGGTTGAACACCACCATTTGCAAACAAAACAATCTCCAATTCTTCTTTAGCATCCAAACCAAGATCAGCCAAAGTAAACGTCCAAGAATTTAAGATTTTACCCTTGATAGAGTGTCCACCATTTGTGATCTCGCCAAAACGAGTAGCTGATTCAGCCAAATCTACAGTATTGGGAAATACAGCTTCTACCTCTTTGGACTGATTAAGTTCCGATACAGCAGTAACAACCAAATTGTTTTCCGCATCCCATTCAGCAGAAGCAGTAACAATATCGTTAATTTCCTGCGGCTCAATGGTAAGTGTCAAACCGTTTTCTTCTGCAAAGTCAACCAAATCTTCGTGTTGAACCGTTTCGCCTACATTCCACTTCCAACCCAAAGCAAGAAAAGCATCACTTCCTTCTTTTTGATCGTCTGTAGCACCAGTCTGACCGGGAACTACCACACCTCGCGGCGATTCAGTAATAAATACTCTTTTCTGTCCGCAAGAACCATCAGTAGCAACCACTACATCAATTTTATCGTCTGTCTTTACAAATCTATACAGTCTCATATTTCAAAAAATTTAGTTTCTATACATCTAAATAGAAGGAGTGTTATTATTCATCCTTTCCTTCATTTTCAAGAACCCATTCTCGTCAAAGTCCCTTAAATATTTTCTTATCCATGAAGGCACAAGATTGGGGTTTATCTTACCGGAATTTTCCACAATAGAAACAGCCTCTCTTACTATAAGAGCCGTGCACATCAAAGACCGGAACCAAGTAAATGTTTCTGTAGATTCTCCGTTAATCGTATAGCCTCCCAATACATGCGCTACAACCAACAAGCAAGCATATACAAAAAGTTTAGTAAAGATCATTCCAATACCTTTAGAAGAAAAATCTTTCTGTCGTAAATGGAACACCCAACTAACAAGTGTATCTACTACAATTAACACTACAAGGAATTTCAAGAACTCCCAATCTTTGAATATGTATTTTTCTATTAAATCCACAATAGGAGAAAGGGGAATAGCGACAAGCAATGGATAACAGAAGCTACCCAAATAAGCCTTTAAATAATGTACTCTCTGTTTTCTTTCCATCGCTCAATAAGGCTTACTCTTTCTTGTCAGTTTTATCGGATTCTGATTTCTTCTTTTGATACTCGGTATCTTTCTTGTAAGGCATACCCACAATTCCCTTTCGGCGATTTTCGGGGGTGTCTTTATAGAAACCCAATTTGTTTTTTACAGGAAGTCCGGTTGCTCCGGCTTTTTCGATTGTTTCTTGATCGGCATCCTTCCACTCAATCTGAGATTCTCTATAATATACAACAGATTTGTTGAAGTTTTCGTCAACCACAACAACACGATTCAGGGACACAAAGTCAATAGCTCCATGTTCCTGCTCAATTGGATCAATGCTTTTTACAACGTCAGAAGCAAAGTTTTTCACCTGTTCCAACGAATAAACCTCCCAGTTGTTCTTTTCTGCAAGGATTAAAAATTCATTTATAGGAAATTCTTGTACACTCATGGACGTAATTATTTATAATTCAACACATACAAAAGTATAACTTTTTTCCTATAAAAGAACAATTTAAAAAGAAAAACTTGTAAGCGACATTTTCTATATTGGTGCGGCAACCGTACTCATATCGCTTACAAGTGCCGATCTCCCTCCGCACAGGGATCAAAGGTAACGGCAGAGCCTTTAAAAGTAGGAAGTGAATTTGTCTCGCCACTCTGCCCGCAGGACAATGTTACTTCAAAAGAAGCCTTTCTCACGAGAAACCATTATCTCACGACATCCTATAAGCCGCCATTTGCCCTACTTCGGGACTTATTCGTTAGGAACGATTCTTATAGGGGAGCCGGCATTTCCTGACTCGGTTTGTTTGTCATTAGAGACATTCGATCTAACACTTCCTTAATTTTGGGAAACACCCTAAAGTCATTTCCCATCAACCTCACATAGCCTTCAAAAAGAAGAAGAGAAGCTATCGCGAATCACTTCCCAAACTTCAACTTTTTTAAGCTATCTCATCTCGACTACAAACATACAACTTTTGTATGCAATTATTGCAATTTTTGATGTTAAATATCCTTAATATCTATCCCACATGCAGAAGCTATCAGTAGGGACGTTACCAAACATATTTATCTTCTCTAATCTTCTCACAAAGGTTTTTGTAATTAACTATTCCACAAAGTCCTTGTTTTTGCATACTTTGCTTCTCACAAGCAAAATACTCGTCTATGTCGATCCCCAATATACATAAATCTATCAAAGATTCTTCTATCTCTATAATAGATTGACCTTCCATGTACTTCTTGTAAAAATCATTAGGATTTTCGATAAATTTATCTCTAATTAAATTATTGTTATAAGCCCTTTGGGCAGGACTTTCATTCAAATGCAACTCCGTTTGCTCAAGAAATTCCGCCTTATACTTTGCAGCTTCCTTTATACTTTCAAAAGTATGGATAGTTCCATTAACTTCAATCAAAATCTTTTCCATGATTAAGCCATATTTTTTAAAATAATTCTCTTATAATTACCATAAGTAGTGGCATAGAATAGCCCAACATTAGATTTTTGGCAAGATTCAGTTCCATAGAAAAACTTCTCTTTGCGCATATTCTTTTTCTTTTTATCGTCATTTTCTTTAGCAGAAGCACGTTTCTTCCTCCAATATTCAAATGCAATAGGATAAGGAACGTATTTCTTTTCTTTTTTAGGTTTCCCAAAAATAAAATCACGGAAATATTTCTTCAAAAACTCCCGCTTCTTTCCCCTTTTCATAATTTTAGAAATACAAGAACAGCTTTCTCTTATTCTTCTTCCCAAGGAAACTGTCCTATCGTACTCTTTGTTATCCTCATTTGAAGAATTTTCTTGATATGCCTTGTTTCTTCTTTTTTTACGAGACAATTTACACATCTCTTTATATTCTTCTTTAGTATATTCTTTTCGTAAAACAGAACGTCCAGAATGGCGTACAAACAAGCGTACCTTTCTTAAAATAATAGCATTCCATTCTCGGAATGGCGGAAGATTGATCTGAAAATTCCAACTTCTTGGATCTTTTCTTGCAAGTTTTTCTTCTGGAGTAGGTTCTCTAAAAAAATCCTTACCAAAATAATAAGATAATTTTTTTAAAGTGTAACGGACTTGATCAACTGTCCATCCCAAATCATAAGCCATTGTTGCGTGAGAAATATATAAACAAGGCTTCCATTTAATAGTGGAATCTTTTTTATAAGCCTGTGTCCAAACAAAATTCATAATATTTCTTTTGTTTTCAAGATAAACAAGCATGGTTCGTTCAGGAACACCAAGTCTTAACTCGCTATCTACAAGATTTTGAGTAAATTTAAAAGATTCAATAGAAGAAAGAATGTATTTTGGAAGGTTAAACATTCTGCGATAGTGAGACTTTTTAGTTATCACAAAACGCCAAGTTTTTGCCCCATCTTCCTTTACAGGAACAACCTCAACGTAGGCTAACTTTTCTTCTAAAAGCCTTACAGCTACCTTACGAGAAATATCACCAAAAACTTTACGAACAAAGTTCAACAACTCTTCTTTCGAAGAGAAAGATAGTTTTTCCAAATTGTGATGATTTTCTTCTTCACGGAAAGTTTTCACTTTAGCATTAATGCTATCGTCATCGTAGCCACTTTTTTTTAATCTTGCTACAAGGGATTTTTTTCTTTTTTCAAAAGCAGCCTTTTCTAAATCTGATCGCAATATGAATGATGTTATGTCCATTTGCAAAAACTATTTAATGATTAATTTATCGAACTTAAACCGCCATATCTTATATGACAGCACAAAGATAACTAAAAAAATTAAAGACACAAAAAAGCACGTAAAAATACGTGCTTTTTCATTAAAGTTTTGGTGACATAACTAACCAAAACAGTAAAATAGTTTTTGCACACCACAAAGATACAGCAAAATTTGACAGATGCAAAAAAAACGAGAAAAATTTTGCAAAACCAACATGTAGACACCCGTTCGCACGTCTCGCCACCGTCTCGCGCGCGCCCGCAGGGTTTCGTCCCCACCCTCCATCCCTAAGTCTCGTTTTTCGATTTTCCTATTCAAGCGCATATGCGCGTGTTTTCCTTTCCTTCTTTTCTTTAATAGGAGTATTCCTGTTCTTATCCTTTTTCTTTTCTCTCTTTATTGTTTCCTTCTCTCTCTTAATAGGAGATAATCCTACTAAAAAAGGAATCTTTGAAAGTAATCGTCCTAAGAAAGGAAATAGAAGGCAATTCCTATTGCCGAAATTGCCTTTCGGGGACTTAGATTATAAGAAAACTTTATGTTTTCTATATAATATATGTAATTACTACAGAATGTTGGGAAAAATGGAAAATGTAAATTTTTCATTGACCAAATGATGTTTTTGAGAACGAAGTTTACGAGTTTTGAAAAACAGAATGCAGTGTCCTTGTTCCCCAACATAGCCCCCTTTGGGAGGTCGAAAGGGGGTTGGGGGATTGGGTGGGGAAGCATGAACAATGTTTGTTCATATATAATGATTAGGTAAAAGTTCATCTGATTCATTATGAAAGAAACCGAGATCATTAAACATATATTGTCAATGATAAAGAAAAATGGGTAGCAAATCAAATGACCGCTACCCACCCATCGAATAGTAAATAAGAAATTTGAAGAAACTATTGTTGAGGTTTTGGTGGTGATTATGATTCAACACACTATGTCAGATTTTGAAAATCGAATAGGAAGACGTTTCTCAACGGTTCCTACCCTTTTTGATAATCAGAACTTAATCTATACATATACCATGATTAAAATTCTTGGTCTTTTGTTTCATTTTCTACTCTTTTGTCCAAAGGTAGTAAAGATTCTACAAATGATTCGTCGAATTTGATAATTCCTTTTTCTTTTTGTTCTTCTATGTATCGTATCTTTTCTTCGTCTGTTACTTCCACAAGACCGGGAAAAGGATTTTGATCCCTGCCATATTCTCTTCTCATTCGTCTGGCAGCTCTCCAATTAGGATCACGTAGAATACCATCACCTATTCTTAATAGGAGTCTCTTTCCTGGAGCAAACCCTACCATCAATAAATCTTCATTTGATCTGTTTTGTTCTTTGGGAATGACTTCCACATCCATACCTCGCAGAAAGAAGTTCGACAAGAACGCTTTCATCACATCTCCATCCCATTCGTAATATAAATATAAAAGCCTTCTTCTTTTGCTTATAAAGTATTTCACTTTTCTTTCCATACGCCTATTTCTTTTTCTGTTTACTCATGTCGTAATAATTGGTAAAGATCATCTCGCTTGTAAAACCATCATCTTTTACTTCTGCTGTACTGAAACCACCTTTCCAAAGAAAAATTGTCTTTTTATGCTTGGCTGTGTTCAAAGTAGACATATTTTTACCTTTATACCCTTTCTTTTCCTTTAGGTAGTTCAAAAATTCTTCTAAAAGGAAAACCTGTCTTTCTGTATTGAAAGAACTCTCTTTCACTCTAAAATCGACCGCAGGAACCAAACCATCCCCTATCATTTCGTTTACATTGATCTGGCAACCGATTACAAGATTGTATCCTACAGATTTCCCGTCAAAATCCCAAACGATTCTTTGATCATAACTTCCTTTAGGAAGAATTGTATCCGCCCTTTCCACCAAAGAATCCTTAGAATCTGAATTTAAAATTTTGAAGTGAATATCCATAATTTGATATGGGTTCAAAGGAATAAAATCTCCTTGACCAAAGCTACACATCGAAATAAGTGTAAATAATACACTGATAAAAATTACTCTTTTCATGTTATTTGTTGTTTTTAATGATTTCACGTTTGATATTGTTGTTTGTATCCTCTGCCAAAGGAACTGCTATCAGGATTGAGAAAATCCAAAATCCGGTAAACCAAAGTAGGTGTTCAACACAGTTCACCAAATCGACCTTAAATAAGGTCACTATAGCTCCTAAAATATTGTACAGAGTACAAATGGTCAGGATGGATGCGATAATCGGTTTATCGGTATAATAAAGTCCAAATCCACCCCACATACACGTCATAATAAAAGCCCGGAATGGCTTTTTCTTTCTTGCTTCGTAAAGCAATGCTTGTCTTTCGGTCATTTTCGTTTCCATACTCCTATTAGTTTTTGATTGTGTAATTGATTATCGTGTTTTCTTCTGTGCAAGATTGTGCCCAGAGTGAAGGGATAGTTTCATTTTCCACCATCATTAAATCTGCTCTAAATTCTCTATTATCATTAAAGAAATATCCTTCTTGAGTAAACATAAAATCATTGTAATCAGTATTGTCAGAGAATACTCTTGCTAAGATAGGATAACCGTTGTTTGGATTGTCAAAAGAAAGGATTTCCACTCTCCTACCATCTCTTGTACAGACGGGTTTGCCTGCTTTTGCTTCTTCTAAATTGAAAGGTTTCATGATTTGTTATTTTTGTTGTTGTTACTTGATTATGCTGCAAAAGTAATATCGTTTTTGTACAAAATGCAGTTATAGTAGTTAAATTACTTTAAAATGTAACATTTTAGTGTTACACTCTTGTTAATGGAAATAAAAACTCAAGCAATTATATATCAGTTTTCATAATTATGTTTTAAAACATAAAGTAAATAGAATCCATTTTACTTTAATTTTGTATGTTTGCATTATGATTAAATCGTTCAAATATAGATTGAATCCTACTAAAAGTCAAATCGTTCAAATGGAAAAGACTTTTGGTTGTTGTCGTTATATCTATAATTGGGCACTTGATAGGAAAATAAAAGCATATCAAGAAAGTAAAAAGTCTCTATCTGCTATTGACTTATGTAAAGAACTTACTTTATTAAAACAAAAAGAAGATCATCTTTGGCTTAAAGAAGTTTCAAACGAATCTTTACAGCAATCTATAAGATGTTTAGATTCTGCTTTTACGAAATTTTTTAGAGAACATACTGGCTTTCCAAAGTTCAAATCCAAGCATCATGATAAATCAACTTTCAAAAATATCGGTTCTGTCAAGATTGATTTTGAAAACAGTAAAATCAAAATTCCGATTTTAGGCTGGGTAAAGTTTTATAAAAACCGTTCTTTTGAAGGGAAAATAGGAACAATAACGGTTTCAAAATCTTCTACTGGTAAATATTATGTAAGTGTTTTGGTAAAAGATGGAAATTCTTTACCCGAAAAGAATCCTATTACACCTTCTACTTCTGTCGGAATAGATGTTGGTCTAAAAGATTTTGCTGTTTTATCAAATGGACAAGTTTTTCAAAATCCAAAATATCTTGAAAAACTTTCTAAAAGATTAGCTTGTTTGCAAAGAAGACTTTCAAGAAAAAAGAAGGGGAGCAATAGATACAAAAAGGCAAAATTGGCTGTTGCTATCTGCCATGAAAGAATAAGAAACCGTAGACAGGATTTTCTGCATAAAGTTTCTAAAAGAATAATCAGTGAGAACCAAACTGTTATTATTGAAGATTTGAATGTAGAAGGTATGTTGAAAAATCATTGTCTTGCAAAGGGTATTTCTTCCGTTTCTTGGAATGAATTTTTTAGAATGTTGCAATACAAAGCAGAATGGAATGGAGTAAATCTTATTAGAATAGGAAGATTTGAGCCTTCTTCAAAGATGTGCTCTTGTGGGTATATCAATAAAGATTTAAAACTTTCAGATAGAAAGTGGGCATGCCCTTGTTGTGGTTCTGAAAATGATAGAGATTTTCTTGCAGCGCAAAATATTAAAAAATTTGGCTTAGAAAAACAGAATCTTCTAAGCCAAGAAAATATTTCACCGGTGGTAAATCGGGCAGAGGACGCGGAGTTGCCGACATTGGTCGGAACAGTGAAACGTCAAATTATATCGGTGTAGCTGATATATGATTACCTTGGATCAACTTCAAGTAACATGACAAAGTTAGAAATTTAACGGGCGATTCCAATGAATTTTCGTCAAATTCATAGTCGTTCAGCCACTTTTCTAATGCTTCTATGTCAATATATTGCCACTTTTCCTGTTTTAGACATTCTGCAAGTGCCGGGAAAGTGTATTCTTTATCTTTATTGAACTTTTTACATACTCTTTTGAGGTAACTTTTCCTGCCGGCATACCAAACATCGCCCGCAGAAGACATACAGTAATAAGAATTGTCCTTTCTTTTCACTCCAAACCGTGTTGCAATAGGATAATACACCCTATCAGCAAGGAAAATGAAAGGAATGTACCAGACACCATACAAAAAGGTTGCAAATCCGTTCAATTTTGCTTCTGGAACAAATTTTTTGAGGGTTTTTCTGAATCCATAAGCAAAATACCAGTTGTTCGCACCTCTTTTTACCTTTACAGTGTATTTTAAATGATCGTTTCTATCCTTTACTCTATCCCAGGGCTTCAATTTTTCTGTGTTCATGGATGGAAGGTAAGTCCAAAAATGCTTCAATGCGCTAAAATAGGGATTGTAAATGGTGTGTCCATGATCGGAAACATAAGAAAGAATATCATGCAGTATTTCTTTTGCCAAATTTCCTATTTCTTGTCCTCTGAAAACGTCTATCAAAAGAGAAAGAGAGGGTAATAGGTTCCAAATTTGGTCTTGTGATACGAAAGGAGAAAAACAGGGGTCTTCATTTTCAAGCTCGATCCCGTTGGAATAACCACTTTCTACTTTTATGGCATCAAAAAGACCACAGGAAGCAGATGAAATATCGTCTCGAAGAAAAAACCCTTTTTCGTGTACAAAATACACTTTTGGATTCTTCATCTTTTCATCTTCATAGGCACTTATAGATAACCTTTGGAGGGATTTCAGACACCAGAGTATTTTGTCGTTGCAAGTCTTATCACCCAGCAGCGATTCTATCAAAAGGTAGTGAAGATATTCTGCCATATTGATAGTTCCGTCACCCCAATATAGGGTTTTTAGTCCTGTGTTTGGACTTTTCACTCTTTTGCTGGCAGGGATATTTGTTCCTCTGCAAGTAGTTTCTTCTGTAGCGACAATAAAGTCTTTAAAGAAGATGTCTTTTAGCTTTGAGTATTTTTCTTCGATTGTCATAAGCTATATATATTAATGTATAAAAAAGACGCAGTAGTACCCGACCACCGCGCCCAAAACATAAAGTATGAAGAAGATTACGCCGATTTCTTTTTAGTGAATAACTCAAACAGCCATTCAATAAGTCCAGTGTCCCAAAATCCGTTCGAAGCTAATCCAGCTCCAAATCCCCATAGCAATGCTTGCCACCAATCCAATCCTTCAAACATACCCAAATGGAATCCCCAAGCGAACATACCAAGTCCGATGCCGATTACCCAAGAGATAATTCTTTGAGCCCATTCTGACGGTTCTGTCTTGAAAAGTTTCTTGATGAACTCTGTTACAACTGTTGTAACACCTACCACACCAGCGAAAGTTGCAAAGTTTGCTGCATAGTCAACTGTTTCTTCCGGTAGTTCTCCTTGTGCAAAAATACAAGTAACGCAGGAGAGCAAAAATGCCAATACTAATAAAATTTTGTTCATGATAAAATATATTTTGAGTTATATAACTGCCTCAAAGATAAAATAAAAGGGACACTTTCACAAGCATCCCTTCCGATTACTGTTTATCGCCAATGATAAAGTATTACATCATTCAATTGTCAATTTCTTTTCACCCCCAACTTAGCTCTGTAAGCTTGTCGAAGATTTTCTACTACGATTTCCAAAGCATTTACATTCATGCTTTCGATAATTTTCACTCCCGGTATGTTCGTTCTCCAGATAGCGTTTCCATTATCATCAATAGTCTGTTCTATTGTTGCATCTGGGTAAATCTTTTGCAGTTTTACCTTAGCTGCTTCCAACCTTTCTTGATATGTAGCCATAACTGTATTCTTTTTTTTGTTTTCAAAAGTAAGTCCTCTCCTATTCAAAAGCAAATACTTTAACAAATGTTAATAGTGTTGTAACATTATACTGTTACATGTTATCTTTGTGCCGGTATGAGAAAAGACAGGAAAGCGGAAAGCAGATTGATTAAGTCGGTAATGGTGTATCTTACAATAGATAGTTTGGCAAAGATATGTACCCTCGACAATGAGATGATCATTGTTCCTATCGCAGTTATTCTTGTTGGTGTTATTTTGACACTAAAAATTTTTGACTGAATTTCCTGATAATAAACGTTACTGATAGTTTTGATAGGCAACTAATTAGAGAATGAATATGGTATTGTCTTTCACACCACAAAATTATAAAAATATCATTTTACAAAACTTTTCTTGTTTTTGTAAATACTTATATGTATATTTGCACCATGAAAATAATTAATCGCACATATCGTTTTCGTATTTACCCGAATGCTTTGCAAATAGAATTGTTGGCAAAGCATTTTGGTTGTACTCGCTTTGTGTATAATTACTTTCTAAATCAGCGACAAGAGCAATACAGAGAGAAAGGCGTAAGTGATAACTACTATGCTCAAGCAAAAATTCTCACAAAACTCAAAAAACAAGAAGAAACTGTTTGGCTTAAAGAGGTAAATTCACAAACACTTCAATTTGCATTGCGTAATCTTGAAGCTGCATACACAAACTTTTTCCAAAAGAGAACATCATTCCCTAAATATCATTCAAAGAAAAACAAAAATACTTTTACAGTACCTCAATTTGCTACTATTGAAGATGGTAAGTTGTGGCTACCTAAATTCAAAAGCGGTATCTCTATCCGTTTACATAGAGAAATTAGAGGGAAGATGGGCAAAGTTAGTGTAACAAAAACTACTACTGGAAAGTATTTTGTATCGGTATTCACTACCGAAGAATATCAAGAACTTACTCCTACAAACGCTTCGGTTGGTGTGGATTTAGGTTTGAAAGACTTACTAACTACTTCGGGCGGTGAAATATTCAAAAACAATAGATACATAAGAAAATATGAACACAAACTTGCCGTAGCACAGAAACACCTCGCAAGAAAAAAGAAAGGTAGTAATGAGTACGAAAAACAAAGACTCAAAGTTGCCAAACTCTACGAAAAGGTTTCTAATTGCAGACAAGACTATTTACATAAATGTTCATATTCTCTAATCAAGAGCTACGATGTTATTTGTATCGAAGACCTAAATGTGGTAGGTATGCTGAAAAATCACAAACTTGCTAAATCTATTGCAGATGTAAGTTGGGGTTCTTTCATAGCTATGCTCACATACAAGGCTGCTTGGAATAATAAACAAGTAGTTAAGATTGATAGGTTTTTCCCATCCTCTCAAACTTGTAATGTTTGTGGCTATCATAATAGCGAAACAAAAAACTTGAAAATAAGAGAATGGGTGTGTCCTTCTTGTGGTACACATCATAACAGAGATGTTAATGCTGCTATTAATATTCTTAAATTAGGATTAAACAATATATCGGTTGGAACGACCGATTACACCGACGGAGAAGACGTAAGACCCAATCATTTGAAAGGGCAGTCCTCTGTGAAATCGGAAATCCACAAATCTTTAATTTGTGGATAGTTCACTTTGTCATGTAACATTAAAGTGTTACATTTGCAGCAAACTTAAAACGATTTTAAACTTAATGCAGAAAAATGGATTAAAAATCAAAGAGATCATGCAAGAAAAAGGTATTTCTGTGACCCAGATGTCAGAAAAATTAGGAGTAACAAGACAATCTCTTTATAGATGTCTGAATGGAAATCCTACCATGAATCGGTTAAAAGAAATAGCTGATATTCTTGATGTATCTCCAAAAGACTTATTTGGCGATGAGAAGAAGGGTTGATTTATTTATAGTAACAAACAAAATAAAAACGAAAAGTATGGAAACGAAACTTAAAAAAGGTGACATTGTACGGATCAAAAGTCTTGATTGGTACAACAATAACAAAGACGAAAAAGGGAATGTAACAGTGACCGGTTACAGTTGCTCATTCACAAAGGTATTAAGTGAACTTTGTGGAAAATGCTTAGTTATTGAAAAAGTAGAGGATACAGGAGATATCTATTTAAATGATCTTCCTTATGTGTTTTATGAATGGATGCTTGAACTGGGAAAATACGAATTGAAACCTTTGGATATAACCAAAAATTCTGTTGCAACCAACAATCCTTTTATTTTCAATGCTGCAAAGAAGCCTATTTCTGTTTGTGGTGTAATTTCAATACCTTTATATATTGCGGTAAAGATTCAAGAAACACCAAAATTCCAGCCTTTTCAGAAAGTGCTTACAAAGGATTGCGAAGAAGGAATGTTTAACGTTTGGCGTTGTGATTTATTTTCCCACATTTCAAAAGAAGGCAAGTATTTTACCGTTTCCGGTATGTGGGATGAATGTATCCCTTTTGAAGGAAACGAACATTTGGTGGGAACAAAAGACGATCCTAAACAATAATAACCCAACGTTTCCATATATTTTTTAAGTTTCCCGGCGGAATGATTCATCATCTTTCCGTAAAGATCGGCTTCCGCCGGGTTTTATCTCATTTTTTTAAATTACTGTATCGCAATGGCTTATTTTATCTTACAAAACAGAAGACTACCTAAACAAGCTGTTTCTTATTTCAAGTTTCAAGATCAAACAGCAAACATCTCACCCTATCTTTCCATAAAAATCAGAGGAAAAGAAGAAATTATTCCTTTCAAGGATAATAAAGAAATGATTCCGGTTAAAGAACGTTTAGTATCAACATTCCCGGATTTTGTGAAAATAGGAAACAGTTATATCAGAAAGACCATGTTCCGGGAATATAAACCTGTTTCCCGTCCTGATGAAAATGTACATTATATCCTATTCAAAACTTCTTTTGGCAGTATAAAAGTTAGATTCAATAACGAAGAAGATTTGAAAAAAGAACTTGTTTCTATGGATCAACTTTTCGATGTAGAATAAATTAATCATCTCAAAAACAACAAAATATGGAAACGAAAGACAGAACAAAAACAGAAGTCTCTATTGAGCTAAGGGAAGTTCAAAGAGAAATCAGTAAAGCAAGAAGTACAAGGAATTGGGCAAAAATTTCTTTTCTGAATCAAAAAAGAATACGCCTGCAAGAAGAACTGGATTATCTGAAATCTAAAGACAAATTCTATTATCAAGAACAAAATTTAGAAAAATCACTTGTTTCTTGGGCAGCAAAGACACTCAATCTTTCTCTCAATATGGCTGATTTGTCTGTATATTATCTGGACTTGTATTTGCTTCATTTTAAAGAAAGAGGCTTTGTTCCTACCGATGAATGGAAAACTAAAGAAAAAGCATTTCATGAAGCTGCAAAAGAACTTGCAGAATATATGCGGTATTTCTTTAAAGGAAAATCCTCTGACGATAATTCAGAAAGCATGTCGGAACTTATGGATTTGATTGAAAGAGATTACTATACGGATAGAGAAAAAGTTCATCACAAACAATATGAAGAAAAGTTATGATAGACTGGAATAAATTTTTGGGAAGATGCGGGATTGCGTTGTTATTCATATCGCTACCTGCAATTGGTTTTAAACTTTATTTTTGGGTCGGAATGATCATTCTTGCTATTGAAATGATTGTCGTAGCTGTTATAGTAGATGAAAATTGTTAAAGTAACTGAACATCATGGACAAATTATATTTTAAAACACGAAAAGAAGAAATTCAATCTAAGATTGATAGTTGTAAGAAAGAAATGAAAGAATTAGAGAATGAATACATAGCCTCTAATCAAAAATTCCCTATTGGGAGTAAAGTTTGTTTGACTATTCCCGCTTATGAACTCCGAGGTCTCGGTATTAATAGAATAAGAATAGTCCCAGAAGAAAAGAAATTTGCTTATGTAACTGGATATGAAATTGTGGCAAATGAAGTTGTTCCTATTCTTATGAAAGCAAAGAAGGATGGAACAATATCTAAATTAAGAGAATATACGTCATTCAGACAAGCAATAATTGAATTAGCTGAATAGATATGAAAAAAGAAAACATAATAAAAGCATCTTCTGTCTTTAAAAAGACAGAGCAAGAACGAATAGGGTACTTCCATAGTGGTATAAGCCTAAGCAGTGTTGCGGTTGCCTTTAGGGAAGGTGTTGATTGGTTTATAAATTCTGTATGGCACGATAAAATGGTAAAACCCAAAATTGGTGAGTTTATTGTTTGTATTCATGAGAAAGGAAAACTGATGGGTGTCCTTCAAGAAGATCAAGTTTTTATATCGTCCCGTCCAGGGTGTATTCTGTATCGTTTCAGTGAAACAATACAATGGGCATATTTAAATGATTTGTTAGGTATTATGGAGGATTAAATCTCTGAAAAGCAGATTGTTAAACTCGAAAAAATGAAATTTTGAAATGAAAAATTTTGATTTAGAAAAAGCGAAAGCTGGATATCCGGTGCGTACAAGAGACGGGCATGAGGCAAGAATTATATGCTTTGATAGAGAGGATGACAATCCTATTGTAGCCTTAGTAAAAGATGCTGATAATGAAATTATCCTCTCTTATGACAATATGGGAAGATATGATAACGATGGAAGGGAACGTATGTGTGATCTTTTCATGAAAGCTATAAGACAAGAAGCGTGGATAAACTTGTACAAAGGTAAAGATGGACGACTATTTCCGGGACTTATTCTTTTTGAATCTGAAAAAGAAGCAAAGGATAGAATGGAATCAGGTGAAAAGTCAGGCCGTTTGTATTACAAAACAGTAAAAATAGAATGGGAAGAGTAAGATAAAAAGCAAAAGAAAATATGGAAACAAAGGAAAAGATATGTCCTAAGTGCGGACAAGAAGATGGATCGGGACAGAATCATATCCATGACATGAACCCGGAGCATTTTCGCAAATGCGATATTCGTACAATCATGGAAAGAGACGGTGTCTGCTACCATTGTGCATTTTGGACAAGAATGTATGAACAACACAAAAATGATCCCAATTGGCTGATTATAGATGGAGTCTCATACGTTGCCAATCCATTCGTTCCTAATACAAATAATATGACAAGACGATTTATGGGGTTTAATGGCAGGATGATGGAAGCCATTAAAAACTCTGGCGAAAAGGTGATATCTAACGATTGGTGGCATCAAGGTGATGTGCCGGAATGTTTTAGAGATATAATGCCGGATAATGCGAAGTGGAACAACAACAAACAATAAAGATCATGGAAAAATTAATAAACATAGCAGGTCTGATTAAAGAGTGTAAACAATACACTAAACTTTACTCTATCACACATGGAGATGTCCTTTTGGACAGAGTAGACAAAGAAGGTAATATCTTTTTGAAAGTTTTGTCTTTGGATAGAAACTTAATATTGAAACTGGACGAATTTGGGAGACTGTATGAAAAAGGATCATGTGTGCTGTTTCCTACTATATGGAATACATGGGAAGGTTTCGATCCTTACGCAACTACAATAGAATCTCCCTTTGAAGCTGGAATGGTTGGCTACAATGAGCATCTGGATGAATTTGGAATAATATCTGGTGATAGTTCTTTCATGATGAATGTAGATGGCAACAGAATTTCTCCTATTGACCGTCTTGCTACAGAAGTAGAGATAGATATCTGGAACCAAGAGAATCACAAAAAGCACCGGCATTATTCTCTTCCAAGAAAGAAATACGTTTACTATTTCCAACCTTTCGACAAGGTGCTTGTAAGGAATAACAAAGAAAGTGCTTGGTCTATAGCATTCTTTTCTCATATCAATCCTCGCAATCAAGAGTGTATTTACACTATAGAAGGTGGTTTAGACAGAAGATATTGCATTCCTTACAACGAAGAAACGGAACATATTGTAGGAGAAATAGACGATTACGAAGATGAAATCGAGAAAATCGTCAAAGAATGTAAACTCACCGAAGGAAAATTGGATTAACAGTTTTTCTATCTTTTTGGTGAAAACCTAAATTCAGAAACGAAAACTTTACTATATTTGCAATGCAAATCATATTAATGTAAGTATAGTAGGTTTCGTAAATATAGGAAACCAACAACCGTTCTATTCATATTTAAACGGCTTTGCCTTTCCCGGTTGCAAATCATATCAAGAAGTACAATAGGCTTCTTTAATATTGGGAAGGCGAAAGCCGTTTTCCTTTTGCCTACAAACACAATTAAAAATACAAAAGTTATGAATGAATTAAAGATTTTCAAAAACGAAGAATTTAGGGAAGTAAGAACAATGTTAGTAAATGGCGAACCCTACTTTGTAGGAAAAGACGTTGCATCTGTTTTGGGCTATTCTAACACCAGAAACGCAATTTTGCAACATGTTGATAGTGAGGACGTCTTAAAACAGGGCGTCCCTGATAGTCAAGGTTTTACACAACAAACAACTTTGATAAATGAAAGCGGACTTTACTCTTTGATTTTCGGTAGTAAATTGGAATCCGCAAAGAGTTTTAAAAGATGGGTAACTTCCGAAGTGTTGCCTGCTATTAGGAAAACCGGAAGCTATAATTTACCGTCCTATCAAATAGAGAATCCTATTCAGCGTGCCGAAGCATGGATTCAAGAAGAAAAGGAAAGACAGGCTCTAAAAGAACAAGCTAAACAGCTCACAGAAGAAAACAAAAACCTGGAAGCCCAAATAGAGGAGGATTTACCCAAAGTAATCTTTGCAATGGCCGTAACTGAATCCAAACGATCCTGCCTTGTAGCCGAGCTTGCAAAGATTATCTGTCAAAACGGAATGGAGGTAGGACAGAACCGGTTGTTCAAGTGGCTTCGCAAAAGAGGGTATCTTGGAACAAAGGGAGAATACTACAACCAACCAATGCAAAGGTGGGTAGAAGCAGGAATGTTCGAGATCAAGAAAAGAACGATCACAAAACCGAACGGTGATCTGATTACAGTAAGCACACCTCTTGTGACCGGAAAAGGTCAAGTGTATCTCGTGAACAAGTTCCTGAAAGAATATGTCTCAAAATGAAAATTAAAAAAATCACCCGATTTGTCACAATATAACGTTACATTTTAGTCTGAAAATACTGTTTGACATATTATATTGCGACAAATTCACAAAAAGTTTGTTACTTATAAACACTTTCCTTGTCTTTCCTATCTAAATGTTAAAATCAAAAATCCATGTTTTAAGACCAAAAATAACCATATTTTGAGTCAAAAATATACAATAAGTAAATTCATTTTCGCCTATAGGGGAAGTCGAAAATTCAAAATTTATAAATCATTGATATTTAATTGTTTAAACCAAAAACTTGCAAAAACAGAACTTTTTCACCTTATTGTAAAAATATACAATAAGCTCTGTAGTCATTTTCTTGTCTCATTTTGTCCCAAATGTTAAAACCAATTTGAAAATGTAATAGTAAACGGTTGCATTTTGATGTGAAAATAGTTAAGGAAGGTAAAATAGGAGAAATTGTACTTTCAGAGGCTAAAAATTCATTCATTTAGGCGTAATTTGTAACAATCCAGTTGTGTCCATAGTAGGAGATTTACTCTATTTTGTAAGAATAAACCGTTACATTTTAGTCTGTTTTTGGACTTTTGTTAGTATCATTTTAATAGGAACAACCTTTATTTACTTTACAAATAGTCAAAATTCAAAAACAGTCGAAAAATAAGCTGAATGAAACTCATCAAAAATCACATAAGTCTGAAAATCAAGAATTTAAATTTTTCAATTTTCGTCCACCCCCTTATAGCGAAAAAAGTTTTGAAAACCTGATTTTCTTACTATCATTTTGATAGGGAGATTAATTGATCCCATATCATTTTGTCAAAAATAGTGAGATTTTATGTATTGAGCAAAGCGATTGTCCCTCGGAAGGGATGAAGAATCCGCAAGGATTCCCCTTCCGAAAGAAAACGGATAGGACAACCCACCAAAAATCGCCAATAGGAATCCAAATCCATATTTCTGTACATACCAACAAAGAAAAACAGAAAGTCCAAATCCATAGGAAAGAAAACAAATACCCACCTACCTCCATTCAAAAAAAGAAGATAGTGTGAACAGAATAATATTCCTACCACAAAAGAAAAAGTAGGATGGCAAAATTGCCAATAGAAGTGTGTTTTTTGAGATTTCATATATATAAGGTATTGAAAATAAAAGAGATAAAATAATATTGTCTTGGAAAACCCCCACTACACATTCTATTTTAGGGATTTGTCTTGTGACGTGTTAGGCGTATAGTTTGGACGCAAAGAGGACTTATAGGATTTCAAAATAAAAATTCTATATATATCAACTTACTGAAAATCAATAAGTTAAATATGTGTTTTTATTTTGAAAATCCCTACACGGGAGCTATTTTGAGATTTTGTCTTGTGGCATGTTGGACACGCAGGATCAATATGGAGAGTCCTCAAACAGTCCCTAAAGATACCCTACCAAATCAAATACCCCCGGATTACCTACTTTTCCGTCCATTCTTGACACTTTCTCTATGAAACTATATACCACTACCACCCAGATAAAAATAAAGCCTTAAAAACGATTATTTGAAATTATAGGATCAGAAGATAGGAACCGGAAAAGGACAACAACCGCTATTCCTATTATATAGAGAAAAGAAAAACGATCAGCATACAGGAATAGAGGGTAACGAAGGCTTACAGCCCTACACAAAGAATTTTCCTATATATATGATATATCATATATATAGGAAAAATGAAGAAATAAAGGAAATAACAAGGCAATGAAGGATAACGACACACGAAGGGCTGCGCCCTATCAATGAGATAATAGAAGGCTATTTGTGTCAAATTTGAAAGGTTTTAGACCCAATTTTAAAAACCATAGATATATTATCCCGGGAAGAAAGAAGGTAGTGCTCAGAAGACGATCAACAACTATAGGAATAAAGGAGAAAGCAAACAAAATTACGAACACTCTGAAAACCGCATGAATAATAGGAAGGGAAGGAATGAAGGTGATAAGAAGGGAAAGCGTAATGTGTGGGGTAGTGGCTGGTGCGGAGAGATAATCGCATATATACAACTTGTACACAAGCAAAACAATACATATACACTTTTTCCCTTCTTGCTATTTTCTTATTAAGTAAGGATCACTTCTTATTATGCTATATAACTACTTTCCTATTCTTTTTTTTCTTTTATTTTGATAGGTATTTGTGTAATTTGTTGATAGTTAGATAATTGTGTATCATGCTATTTAGATTCATTCTAAATAAGATTTTATTTGTTGGTACAGGTTATTCCTATTTGTTTTAAAGTTGAGGTTCCGCCTGCGCCGGTGCGCTTTCGCTTCGCCTCAACTTTGATATAAGTAACAAACAAAAGAAAGAAAAATCATCAAATTAACCTTTCTTAACTACAATTCTTTTGGTATGTAACATTAAAGTGTTACTTTTGTATCAAAGAAAAGAACTAATAACAACAACTAATTAAACAACAAAAGTTATGAAAGCAAAAAGAATCAGCAGCAATCAAGCAAAGGAATTGATCGGCAATGTAAAGTCAGTTATTCGTTTGGGTGGCTTTGAAACTGGAAAGCGCACTAATCTAAACAAAGCGATTGAGCTTTGCAAAAGTAGTTACTCAATTGTTTTTTCAAGCCTGGAATTTCTGTTTGAAAAAGAATATCAAACGGAACAAAAAGTTCGCTTTATCAACTTTTTGGGCGAAAATTACGAGATTTGGCACAAAAGTGGCAAAGTCTATACTTTTGAAAATGAAGGTGAAAAGTTTTTGATTGTCACGGGTTTAGGGTTCTGCAACGTTTATAAGCTGATTGAAAAGGATGAAAGCAAAAGCTTCGACGATCAGCCGGCAATAACGTATAACGGCGATAGCAAAGGAACTTCTATTTTCTACAAAGGTAAAACAATTAAAATTAATTGCTTGCTATCAAACACGAAGGTTTGCAAGTGGGATAAAAAGTACCCGGAAAATCACAACCACTACATTATAACAGTGAGCTATGAGGGCAAAAGGTTGTCTTTCGATTGGTTTGATAGCCTCTCTAACTTTAGAGCCGGAAATATCGACAAAAGTAGAAATGAAATTATTGAAATGTTTTACTTCTACTTACAGGACATTCTTTACAAAAACGAATATTCAGACAAAAACAACTTTTGTAAAGAAAATGAAAATACGCCCGCTTTGTGGAATTCGCTATGTAAACAAGAAAGTAAGTATAATAGAGTGTTTGAAGGCGTTGACGTTTACGAACTTGCAAACTATTTACAGGAAACTTTTGAATTATAAACTATTAAAAAATGATATGTTATGAAATCGATACAGATAAACAGCAGAAAAGAGGCTTTAAACTTTGTTTTTCAGAATAGCCCTTGTATTTCCATTCGTTTCGATAGAAGGCGCAAAGAAGTAAAGCAAGTTTTATCTTTTGTCTCTTTCGAAGAAATAAAGGAAATAGAAGCAAAGAAAATGAAAAGATACGCCAATAAAGGAGAGCTTGTCTTTTCTCCTATTAAAAAGTTGCAAGGCGTTATTAAATTGTTTGCCAGGAAAGATGACTACAAAAAGGTTTTAATGTCCAACAACCGTTCGATCTATTGGTGTAGTCCTGTATATGGCTTAAGCGATTATAACAAGTCACTTTTTGGAAAGCTGACAGAAAATAATATCCGAAAAGCTGATTTAATTAATTGTTTAATTAATAGTTGGGCGGATCATTTACCCAACTATGCAAAAAAATTGAAAGCATGAAACGTGTGTACAAGTGGATCGTTGAAGGGCTGGAATTTCCCAGCCTTCAAAAAGCAAAGCAATTTTGCAGGGAAAATGAAACGCGTGCAACCGGTATTTATGGAGCTGATAGGAACGGTAATAGTGTAACCTTTACACCTATTGAAAATACAAAGCGCGGTATTTCCTTTGGAAAGTCCTATAAAATAAATGTAAATAATACACTTTAAAGAACTATAAAACAACAAAGTTATGAAAAAGAAAGCTATACAAGTAATATTAGAGGCATTGAAAGTGGCATTTATCTCTTTCATTATTGCTCTTATTATTCTATTTGTCGATGAAAGGAACTTTTTGCATGTTATCTTATCAATTCCTATTGTTTTAATTTTACTTTATATTTTGGTTGAAAAATCGTTTATAAGTAACAAACAAAAGAAAGAAAAATCATCAAATTAACCTTTCTTAACTACAATTCTTTTGGTATGTAACATTAAAGTGTTACTTTTGTATCAAAGAAAAGTAATAACATGATAACTAAACTAATTAAACAAGGTGCGCAAACCTTGATAAAACGCGATAAAGATATGACAACTACAGTAAATAACAGCAATGAAAGCAAAGTAACAGTAAATCGTATTGGTTTTTCTGGATCATTTTCTAAGTTCTTCGAAGAAGGCACACAAGTAGGTGACACTTTTTTTGAAGGCGGTAAACATTATTTGTTTGCCTATTCTATAAAATTAGATGACAATTGCAAAAATGGACATTTAACCTTTAGTTTTACGGGGGAAACTAAAGTTAAAAAGAGAAATGGAAGGCTTTGCGATTACATAAGCGGCGCAATTGCTGATATAATTGTTTGTTTTAAACCGGAACTTGAAAAATTTAGCCGGTTACACACTTGCAACCATTTAGGACAGCCAATGTACATTGATAATATTAGATATTCAATTAATAAAGGCAAAACGAACAAACAAATAGCGGAAATGTATAATATTTTCGACTTAGAAGTTATTGAAATATTGCGGAATGCTTCTGACAACAAAGATTTATTTTATTATCTTGTTTTTCGCTTGGGTGTCACTGAAACTTGGGAAAAACAGGCGAAAGAAGCTATTCAGGAAATGGAAGCAAAAACGGGCTTAACCTTGAAAATCGAAAACAAGGATAAAGTTTACAAACAATTTGACGCGGAAAAGTGCGAAACTTTAGAAAATCTTTATCAGTTAGGTTTTGCAAGCAAACAAGCTAAACAATACCGGATGCAACAAGCAGCAGAAGAAAAGAAAGCAAAAGAGCTTGCCGAAATTGAAAAAGAGTTTGTCAAAGATGTAGAAAAGGCAAAAAGAATCTATGAAGTAAAAAAAGCAGTTATTTCTTACGGGATAAGTTGGAACAATGTTATGTTTTACGATCATAAAAACGAACTTTGTTTTAATTGGTCAGATTATAACGATAAAATACCTTCGGACGTAATTAACGACCTTGTATGTAGTAACACCCTACCCGAAGAAATAGAGGTAACGAATCTGGACAAAGGTAGGGAACAATAACCCTACCTATTTTATCAACCAATTAAAAGTATACAGATATGAAAAAGATAAAATTAGTAGGGTATAACTAATTTTGTTTAGGCTACGTTTTACCGGAATATCTTAATATGGTTTGTACTTTGTCGGATAGTGTTTTGAAGGGTGCGCCGTTTAGGGTAATGAATGAACCTTATCAAATCACAAAAAGCGATAAAATAAGGTTAGCAAGTGAAAAAGACTTTGAAACCTTTCATGTTTCTTTTGAAGGGTACGATAACAGGGAATTGTACGAATATCTGTAAAAACATAAACAATTAATAACAATAATATAAACTAATAGGAGATAATAAAATGAAAGCAACTAAAAATAACACAGATTCTTTGTTCATGGAAATTTTTGTCGAATTATTGACAATTGCTAAAGCATATTTCCAAGAACTTTTTAAAAACGAAAAACCGGGCGTATATACATTAAAGGACATTTATAATTATATCGCAAACTGTGAAAGTCTCGAAACAAAACAAGGGAAAGCGAAAAGATTAACAGAGAAAGAAAAAGAACAAGCGATAAAATACTACACTAAAAGTCCTTATTATTCAAATATTGATCCTATTTTAAAAAACAGTGTATCTTACCTTTGTAAGATATCTAGTAACGTTGTCTCTATTGAAAAAGACAATTTTAAATGCAGCTTTGATATAATCAAAGTGTTTGAATATCTGGAAAGATTTAAAAAGTTGTTAGGCGCAAAAGAAAAATTGGAATTTGTCAAAGAAGGAAACCAGATACAAGAAAGCGAGGATAATTGTATTTGTTCTTTCGATATTGCATTCGATAAGAAAGATAAAACGTTTCTATCTGCAAAAACCAAAAATTCAAGTCGATATATTGATAACAATGTTTTAATAGATATCAATTTAAGCAAAATATATGTCACTGATAGGTTTATATGCAAAAGTAGAAATGTGAAAATATCCAACCTTTCCGGTGTTTGGGGTAAACATATATGTATCTCGTTTGATATTTTCAAAAAGTTAGTAGGAAAAGATTGTCATATTATTGTTAATAGTGACGACAAAGAAGGACAAATAATCGTAACAGTTGTAACGGATAAAGATGAAATGTTTGAATGTCGCTACAATGATTTCAATAAGAACGTAAATATAGAGGGTGTTTGCCCTATTCTATACAAGGAATTGAAATTGACGGTTAAAGATGGTAAACAGTTTGCGAAGGACTTAAAAACTATATCTAAAAATTCGGAATTTGTTTCTTTCGAAGTAGAAAAAGGATCAGCCCGACTAAAAGTAAATTATATCACAGAATTAGGAATAAGCGATACAGAGAATAAATATGGAGAGTTGTTTGTACAATTGTCTGAACCGTCTAATTTTACTTATAGATCAGATAATAGATCAAATAGGGTGCTTTCCTGTCTGGATGGTTGGAACGGCGAAATTTATTTTACAAAAGAATATGATTATTGCAAACTTTCTTTTGTCTCTGACAACTACGACAACTGTTTTATGGTTGACTGCAATAAACAAAAGTGGTTTGATCCAATTAGAGATAAAGCAGATTGTTTCCCGGACAAATTAACGCCTGTTTCTTGTGAAGAAGAAACAAAAGAATTGGACACAAATATTAAGCCCGTAGGAACGCCGGAAAATAAAAATGATACAAATTTACAGGAGAGCAAAGAAAGTGCTGCAAACGTAACGGAAACAAGCGAAAAAGAAAAAGAGTTTGAATTATCAGAAGTGGACAAAGAGTTTTTTGTTAGGTGTAATTATTCAAGTTTTTATAAAAAGAAAGAGTTTGAACCTATTAAGTACAAAAATTCACTCATTTTCGATTGTATAGATTATGTTTCCGTTAAAAGTGATTTGAAAAAGGGGGATCAATTTCTTGTTTCGTTTATTGATAGTAAGGGATATGGGAAGAAATATGTTACCTTTGATGGGAATAGTTTGTTAGAATCAATTAAAAGCGATCTACAAGAAAGTATAAGATATTTACAAGAAACTTACAAAGAGGGTATCAAAAGTTTTTGCGAATATAAAGTATTGTCATATTTAGGTATTTGTAGACTTGAATCGAAAAACGGAAATAAGGTTGAATTTTTAAATGTTTTTCATGCTTACAATACGTTTAGGTGCTCTTTAGGAGGGATAATAGAATACTTAAACAACAAAGGTTTCGACGTTATTTTAGATAAGGACAATAATGTTTTTTGTAACCCTAAAGACAACGATAGCCTTATACATGAAATTCATGTTTACACTTACACGAAACGCTTAGAAATAATCTCAAAAGTAGGTGTCAGCATACAAAAGGATATGAATATAAATATTTCCTTTGCGGAACTTTTAGAGCAGTCTTTGACAGACTTAAAGAGACATGTCACAAACAAAGTATTTTCCTTCTTGGAGAAAGAAGGTTATCATTTGGAACAACCGGACGCACAAGCATTCCACCTATTCAAGAACGGAAAAGAAAAGACGTTTAAAAATGAGTTCGAAGCATATAACTTTGTCCAGAATAAAGAGAATGAAAGTTACTTTGACTTTAATGTCTCTGACTATACGGACGATATGTTAGAGGTGATTGGACTTGATCTGGAAAGTATCACGTCTAAAGTAAAACAGGATAGTTCAAAAGAGCTAAAGGTTATACAGGATATAAAACTATATGATAAAACCGGGAAAATAGTGTTTACTTATGATAATGGAAACATAAACACTATAGTAGAAACAATTTTCAACGGCGATAGTGTACTGCAAAGTGTATTACAAAAGATAAACGAAAGCATGTAGCACTATGATTCGGTTAAGTAAATTCCTTTCCTTGTTTGTCCCTAAAAAGACAGATAAGGAAAGAGTAAAAGGAAAGAGCAGAATGAAGTACTACACAAAAGACAATGTCAAATTTGTAACATGGAAATACGATGCCGGCATACCGTGTTTCTATCTGAACAAATCTGTAAATATTGTGAAAGTGCTTTTATTAAACGACTCAAGGAAATTACAAGGCTTTTTCTGTAGAGGATATTTTGTAAAGAATATCCTAAAGAAGAACAAAAAGAAATTTTTGCCGGGTAACTTTTATCAGTTCCTTTACAAATTGGTATATGTCGGCTATAAAATAGAGAATGGAGAAAAACTAAAAATGTATCAACTTAAAGAGGTTGCATTTTTTGAAAGTGTTTAACCTGTCAAAGAAAAAGAATTGTACTATCTTTGTTACGTGTAGAAACTTTTATGTTTGTCATATATTGTTAGTTTATGTTATTATTTGGTATTTAGTAGTTTAATTAGTTTATGTTATTATTTTGTCCCTACCGGTACGTGACGTATAGATAGGGACTTTTGCTTTTGTCCTTTCTTTAGTGTAGCTTTGCCACATAATAAAAACAACCATTAAATTTTTGTCAAAATGAAACTGCAAAAGTCTGTAAGCAAACCTTCTGTAGTCTGCGATAACTGTAGATACAAAATCGAATGTCCCTATGTGGACAAATCAGAATGTTTCGAGTATAACAGTGCACAACTTTCCAAATCTCAAATAGAGGAATTAAACAATGAAGAAGGAGAAACAACTTACTAATAAAGATTTGCCGGCTATTTCTCAAAAGGATTTTGTCGAGATAATAGAACAAGCTCCAGAAGTGATCCAGACCGCTTCCAGTGAACTGAAAAACGCTTTTGTCGCTTTGGAAATGGCGGAAAAGGCGTTGTCTGAATCGTCTTACCGTTTCTTTGTCTTTGAGGGTAAGGACGGGGAGGAGATCACGGCCGACCTGAAAAGCTACTCCGCAAAGGGTTTTATCCTTCGTCACGGTGGGAAGGAATCGGACGTAAAGAAAGCACAACGGCATAAAGAAATGTATGTTATGCCTCTCATAGAAGAAATAAAGAGGCGCAAAGAGGCATTTAACGACATTTATCGAAAAGAAATGCTTTCTTCCGTCACGCCGGAGATCATGTCCTATATCGTGAAACTGTTTGGGGAGATGAACGGCGTTGATGATGTTCAGAAGATCCTAAAGGAAGAAAAGAAAATCAAGCTGACCCAAAAGGAATTGCAAGCCATCTTCGCCAAAAAGAAAGCGGAAATCGAAAGCAAACGCGCCGTGTTCCTTGCTTCATCCAATCAATACAAGGTAGCAACAGAAGCCGGACGGCTACAGATCATAAACACTATTATCATTGACCTTCAACACCGATATCAAAAATATCTGGCAGAAGAAAAAGAAGAAAAGGCATTGATATTCGAACGGGAAATCAGAAACATGTTGGAGCAAGCCCGGAAAGAAGTAAAGGGAAATGAGCTAAAGCTGACTGTAGACGGGAAAATAGACATTGTCGCTACTTTGCACGGGCAGGAAAACGTTTCTCGTGTGTTCCGTACACTTCCAATCAATTCTATTATAATAGGTCTCGTCGCTGCAAAATCAGGTCTTGACCCTACTGTATTGGTACATCAGCTTGCAACAAGCTACTACAAGGACTTCAATGGTTTCAATAAAACTATTCTGGGTAGGGAAAAGATTATGCTTCCTGGCGATCTGATACGTGCAGCCAATTGGGAAGAGCTGGAAAAGCAAAACCAGAAGTTCCTGGACGAAATGACGCCTTATGAAGTACAGGAGGCTACTTACATAGATGATGAAAGAAAAGCCTCTGTAAAGGACAGATTAAAGGCTTTACGACTTAAATAGGGAAAGGGAGCTATGACGAACAAGGAAAGAAAGATAAACCTCTATATAAAAAGAGTGGAAAGGTTCAACGAGCTTTGTCCTTCTAACGGGTTCTTGTGGGGAAGTACGATAATAAAACCCATCACAAGACGGAATTTGAAAATAGCCCTGTCGGGAGAAAAAGAAGAAAGTATAGACCGGAAGATAAAAGGAATAGAAAAGTTTATAAAGTATCTGGAAGGTGATGCGGGCAGTGACGGAAGAAAAAGAATGCTGCCGGAACTGAAAAAGTATCTGGTAAACGTAAAGGACGCGAAAATAAAAATATCCCCATCTATAAAAGTGTTTGTAAACGGGGATATAAGATCGCGTTTGTCTCTTTTGGAAAAGAAAGACGGAAAATGGACTGTATCGGATTACCGGGGAACAGTATTGAAACTAAAAAATCAAGAATCAGCCCTTCAAAGAGAAATCCTATTTAGACTGAAAGCAAAATACGATCGGTCGATCGTACCTAACACAAAAACCATTTTCCGGGCTTATTCTTAACCCAGATACATCTCTCCATGAAGTTCGGGATATTTGGAATCACGCATAATGTTCCGTACCTTTGTCTTTGTCCAAGCAGGAACAGCATTCTTTACCGGAATGATCATAGGTTTCTTTTTGGGAGTTTCAATATTCTTCTTTTCGTAAGGCATACTATTAGTTTTTAAAGACGAAAGGGCTAAGAACCGATTTTTACAGATTGTGTTCAAAGCCCTTTCTTGATTAACGTAATTTACTAACAACGAGATTGTTAATGTACCTACTCTGTTAAGGATTTTCGGCATCCTCCTTTATTAAAAACTTAGATTTATTTATATAGAGGAATTTAGAATAGATTTTGTTATTTCATGTTTTCACCTCCTTTCTTTTGATAGGTTTGCAACTCGATTAACTATAAACAATTATACAGGTATATATTTCTTACTCAATTGTAATCCAGATGTCTTCTTTTGAAGAAGAAAGTTTAGAATATACTTTTTCAAACGCTTCTTTGATAGAAGTAAGCCTTCCTACTTCTGTGTTAAACCCTACACCTACACACCCTTCTACATTGTCGGCTGTGGCGGCAGAATGAATCAAAACGCCAGAAAAGCCTTTTATTCCTTCCAGTCTTGGAACTTTCCCTTTGCATACATTCATATAAAATTCCTTTTGACTGAATTTAGGAGAAACTACATTCATAAGAACTTTGTATCTTCCGGTGGGAATAGCTGTTTTCCCATATATTTTTTTAGACTTTATTTCTTCTTCCGACATATCTTGGGACAATCCTCTGTCCGTATCTTCTATTGTGTTGCAGATAAATTCGCCATCAATATACAATCTTCCTATTGTATATTTTTCTTTTTTCCATTTTCTGTCTACTTTAATCTCCATAATCAATTGATTTTTAAAAGTTTATAATAAATCAAGCATATCGTCTACTGTCACTTCCTTTAGGTTTATGCCGGGATATTCTTCTTTGATCAGTTCATCTAAGAGCTCTACATCCTCAAACCTTTCCTGCTGAATCAAGAGGTTTCTAAAACCGATAAGATAGTTAAGCCTTACAGAATCAATCCTTGAATCTATTACCATGCAATAGTGCTTCAAGTTTTTTACTCTTAGCCAAAGGATAAACACAGCCCCCAACAGAAAAACTGATACTATCCCCATAATTATAATACAAATTGTCGAAAATTCCATGTTTTATCGTTTGTAAGCTATTTTCTCTAACTCTACAGTGGTTATGTTTTCCGGGATTGTTTTAAGTCGTTTATAACGTCCTCTTTCAATCCGTTCTATGAATCCTGCTCTGTAAAGATAGGTAATAGTTTTCCTAAGTGTACCGTTAAAGAATAAATTGCATCTCGATACATCGTAAAATTCAAACGGACGATCCATGGAATTAATATGTCTAATGAGCTTTTGAAGCTCTGTTTCTTTCTTTCTACTCATATCTTGTTGTTTTTAATTGTACTTGTGAAAGGTAGGAAAGCGTATCTTAACTACTATGGAAAAGGTGATTATATAACTTTATACTAACAAAATTATATATCTATACGGAAATCCGTACTGGGTTCCACCAAAACCCTCTACCTTCTGGTAACGTAGTTACATCAAAGGATTCTTTTGATTTTCTTATGATATTAAAGGCTCCGTTAATATCCGCATTGATAATTGCTCCTGATTCGGTTTTAAATAAACCCCTTTTGGAACGATTACCTTTGTAGGAATCATGTTTTGATAGTTTTTCGTTATCCAGAAAACTACATTTAGAAGTATATGATTCTTCTACAATTTTAGCATTAATACCTTCTAATTTACATTTATAAGAAATCATACTAATCAAAGTATTAAAAGGCACAAAAACGAAATTTTGGTTATTTCGTTTTCCGATATTGATCTCTTGTTTCCAGCATTTGTTATGACCGATTATGATCGTATTAATACCATTGGAAACTACGTGATTAACCAATATCCTACTTACCTTGTGTAAATAATCTTTGATTTTATTATTCCGTTTGTTGGTTAATGAAATAATTTGTTTTGAAGCATATCTGTTTTTACCTAATTTAGATTTTAAATATGATAAACGTTTGTTGTAATATTGATTAATAGACTTTAGTGGTCTACCATTGATGATAAAACAAGAACCAGTGTTTGAAACACACGATGCAAGATTATTAAGACCCATATCAATACCAAGATATTTATCATTGTCGGCAAGTCTTTCTTTCTCTTTCTTGTTGTAAACAATCTCCAACGAGATAAATCCATTTTTAGGAATGAATCTAAGTTGTTGAATATTTTGCTTGTTAGTACGAGTTGTGAAAGAAAATCGTTTAGGCAATTTGACAACACCTTGTTTTATCCATTTTTGCGAAAATGCGATAGTGGTAAATACAGCTATAAACAACCCGTTCTTGTCAAGATATTTGGGCAACCTAACTGGATTGGAATGTTCTCTTTTGTTTTTCTTATTAAGAAGATTGAAGAAAGATTTAAAGTTTCTATCTACCATCATAAGAACTTGTTGTGAAACTGAAGCAGGTAATGCCCTGTAATCAGGGTCATTTTCATCCCTTAATTTCTTTTCAAGAGAATAGTAGTTTAGGTATTTGTATTTTACCGTATTATCATCTTTGTATTGAAAATAATGTTGTCTAACAACATATAAACCCTTATTATATAAGTTTTTACACTTATGCAATAACTCTATCAACTCCTTGTAGTAAGGAGAAGATGGTCTAATTGTATGTTGTTCAACCAATTTCATATTGCAAATGTATGAATTTTAGGTAAATAACGCTATCTGTCCACAGGACATTCCGTCAAACAAACTAAGCACATTCATGGCATTAATCTATTTCTATGTATGTTTCCAATTCAGTCAATGTAACTGATTTTATTACTAAATCTTCAATATCCGACAGAAAATCAAAATACAACTTTGTTCTTTCTATGGCTTCCGTGTCGGAATTAGACCGAACCATTAAAACAACTTTCTGCATTTTTACTTTTCCTTTAGGAGTTGTCTCCGGGTAATAGGAAACGACTTTGAAAAACTTCTCTCCATTCCCTACTACAGAAATAATATCTGTTTCCTTGATAGGAGAAATCCTAAAGTCTTCATTTGTTTCTTTCGCTCCCCAATCAGTAGTGATCGTCTCTACTTCCGTATAGGTGTAAGCTCTGACAAGAATAGTTCTCTTAACAGGTATTCTCGGTGGTTTAAAACCGTCCGGATTGTCTGTCCAATAGTTTATAGTTGATTCAAAATACATAATGTCTCAGATTAATGATTGTAAAATAATTCCTTTTGTAAAATCGCACCCTTCGCTACCTCTTGGAACAATAACAAAATTCTTGGACGGTGATTCCATCTTGAAATTGTAGGTTATCTCCGGGTCGGGAAGAAAAGATGCTTTTTCTATGTATAAAAACTTCTTGGCTTTCTTTCTCCATGCGGAAAAATCATAAGAAAAAAGCGGTATCCCCTCTGCCGATAACAAAGACATCCAGTTTCCCCACATATCCATTACAAGAAGTCCTGCTGTTGCTTTGAAACTGTCCCCGGTATTCAAAGTAAAATTCATTACATGGTTGTAATCATCTTTGATACACTCTGCAAGTTCCCTTCCAAATTCTGAATGGTTTTTTAAGGTAACCGCAAGAGCGAGATGCCCAGTTTCGTATATCTCGTCACATCTCATGGCTCTTGCGTCACTATCCAAAGCAACAAGAACATCTTTTGTGATTCCGTCATTTTTCCCCATCTTCCTTTTTGTTGGGAATAAGAAGAACAGACGGCACACCGTTACAACCTTGATTCAAAGGAATTTCATTCCATTTGCCTTTTGTAATGGCTTTCACTTTCAAAAATATATCCAAAGGAACGCCCAGCATTAACGGTTGAGGTTTGTAGGAATTGTCCCTTTCCCATTTTGCCACTTGAAGCTCGATGTTTGTCTTTACAGCTTCCATAGAAGGCAGATAAGATTCCAGTTCTTCTATTTTGCTTGCATTGAAAAGTGATATATTCCCATTTTCATGAGGAACAATGATGTAAAATTTATTCTTCTTCATCTTCTTTTGTTTCTTTGTTGTGATCAAGTTGTTCTAATTTGTAGTAGAAATAATTCTCAAGCATACAATGTACTGTAATACAAATAGCGATTATAATAATCGTAAGAAAAATCCAGCCTGTAGTGCTCATGTCTTTTTATTTTTGTTCTGATAATACAGCGTTCAGCCAACCTTTAGCTTTGTCGATTTTAGAATGCTGTTCTTGGGATAACTGTTCGTATTTCTTCATTAAGTTTGCATCACCAGTTGATGCTATAAGTTCATAGAATTTGTAACTTTCAAATGAATCAAGAAGGGCAATGGCTTCTTGTAATGCTTTCAATTCTAATTTGTTCATATCTCATATTTTTAGTTTTTGATATTGCAAATGTAACATTATACTGTTACATAGCCACCCTTTTACAATTAAAATATGTAAAATTGTCAGTTTTTCTTTCTTTTGTTTGTTACTTATAAGCGTTATTCTCCTGTATTTATGTGACAATAAACCAGTTCTTCTTTTGCCCTTGTAATGGCAACGAACTTCAAGCAATCCTCTGCATACAGAGCTTTAGGTGTTTTTGCAAACTTGGAAGGAATGAGTTCAGGATTTAAAAAGAAAACCCGTTTTGCTTCCAATCCTTTGCTTTTGTGTATGGTAGAAAGAATAATGCCGGTTTTATCATCAGAGAAAATGTTTTTGATCTTTTGCTTCAAAGCCAAAAAAGAGCCGGGGAAACGCTTATATAGAATTTCAATGATAGAAACTTTTTCTTTTAATGTTACATAAGAAGCATTGTTTTTAATAGCGATTTCAGACAAACCTTTTTCTTTTAATTTAGAAATTTTATCTTCCAATAGGAGGTATAGGTCGTCCAAACAACTTTGATTATCTATCAACCGACAAAGATTTTCCCCGAAGTCCCGTCCCATGATGGATGCTTTCTTTCCTCTTTCCAGCAACATAATAAAAGTGGCAACTAAAGGATAATTGTTCCTGCAAAGAATAAAATCCCCACTTTCAGCTTCAAAGATGTTGCCACTCCTTACAACACCTTCTTTTGCTGTGGCAGTACATTCCGTCCCGGGAAACACTTCGTTTGCTCTTTCAACAATTTGTCTTGCGCACCGGTAAGTAACAGAAAGCGGTAGACAAATTGTATTCGGCATTTCTTTTATGGAATTAAACACATCCAAGTCAGAACCCATGAAATTGTAAAGAACCTGTTTTGAATCACCCACTGCTATAAACCTTCCTCTTGGTTTGATATATTTTTTCATTAACTCCCTCTGTATCAAGTTATTATCCTGCATTTCATCCAAACAGACAACTTGATATTTATAGAAGTTCATTTCATCTACATAGTTGTACGGAATCCACAGCATGTCTATAAAATCCATTTTGAACTGGAAGTTATTTTGGATATTTGCACATCCTCTTCTCCATTCCTTTTCTATCTCTTGCAAATCCTTTATCATGGAATCTTCATAATCTATATCACATTCCATACAAAGAATAGAGATACTTTTTTCGTCTATTTTGCACAGACTTGTTCTAACTCTACCCCATAATTCTTGTAAAGCAAAATAGTATTTCACCCTTTCTTTGTAAGGCATTTCCCTATCGTCAAACAGCTTTTTGCAAATACCGAAGCATTTGTTCTCATCTATTTGATTTCTAAACCGGAAATTTTTCCTTAAAGTACGAAGCCCCATCGCATGATAGGTATAACAGTCCACATAATAGGGCAATTTTGTTTTTAGCTCTTCTGCAATGCTTTTGTTGAAAGCCATAAACAAGCAGCTTGTATCTTCATTTGTTCGATTGCATAACTCTTTGAGTGTAAATGTTTTACCGCTACCCGGTGCAGCTTCTATTACTATGTTTTTGTTGGTATTCTCGTAAGCATCGAAAATAGCCAATTGATACTTGCTCCATTCCATAATCCTTTTCGCTTGCTTTGTTGTTATTAGTCTTCTTTTCTTAGATAGTGTAGGAACTCAAATGGCTCTCTTATACCATCTAAATATTCTTCGTCCCATTCGTTATCGTACGCTTCCCTTTCAAAAGAAATGTTTCGATAAGCCTCTTTGAAGTTCTTGTATTGGATCAATCTTACAACCCATTCTATCCCATACCATAAGAAAAAAGGTAGGATAAGAAGCTCTATTTGCTGTTTTAGATGAATGGATTCATGGTTTATTGTTGTTTCTCCCAACGGTTTGTACTCTTTCCTTGCGAAAATAAAAGGGAAAACAGTCATTGCCACATATCCCTTAAAAGGGATCAGATTGTTATACACGATGATCTTTTTCATACTTACTGAATTTTTTGTAATCCGCCAAATAATCAGCAATGAAATTCCCACAAACAATAGGATCATTATAATCTTTCCTATGTCCCGGAATCCATTTGACCTTTATTCTTAGTTTTGCGTGTTTCAAAACTTCCATGAAGATTTTCTCCCACAAGTCCTGATTTTCCACACGCAAGTCTTCTTTTACCCAGTCTACAAATCTGTATCTCAATTGATCAGCTACATACTGACTATCTATATAGAAGGTAACGGTTGCTCTTAAATCCTTTCTAATAGCCTTTAAAGCCATTAGAACAGCTTCCGTTTCCCTTCTGCCTATGGTGGTATGAGAAAACCCTTTTCTTATGTGATACTCTTTGTCTTCCCATTTGATATAAACAGCAGAACCACCCAATCTTTTAGGGTGTTTTGCATAGCAACTGCCGTCCGTCCAAACCTCAAGAACCTTTCCTTTTCTTTGCTTTTTCGCCATACTTCTTAAAAATCATCAAACTTGAATCATCCTCAAAACCCTTGTTCAACATATCGGTAACCGACTTCTTGTTTTTCAGCATTTCCCATAAATCCTTGTCTATGGTAGAAGATGAAAGCAGATATTGAATTGTAACCGGGTTTTGCTGTCCGCTTCTCTCCAATCTTCCTATTACCTGCACAAGATCACTTGGACGAGGTGGCAGCTCCAAAATAGCCATGTTTGAACAAACCTTTTGAAGTCCGTCCACTCCAGTACCTAAACATCCTATATTGGCAAATAAAAGTCTTTTGGAAGGGTCAGAAGAAAAGTCAGACAATACCTTTTCTCTTTTCTTTCCAGTTGTCTCACCTATGACAAGCAGGCTGTTCTTGAAAAATTTCTGTATATCTTTCAAAATAGTGGAATGAGAACCGAACACAAGCAATTTATCATCTTCGTTTGCTTCTAACCATTCTTCTATCCATTTTTTGATTGCCTTTACTTTCCCTTCCAAAGAAAGCTGCTTTAAAAGGTTCATTTTTACCAGAAACTCCGCTCTTTCAGCCTTTTCTACCCTTTCTTCGTCCTTGAAATGTTTAAAGATAAATTCCAGCAAATCTTCTTCCGCAGCCTTGTAAGCCTTCTTGTTGGTTATCTCGCATTCTATCATGTTTTCGGTTACAGGCGGAAGTTCCTTTAAGGCATCCCGCTTGCTTACATGGAAATAGCAACATTTGGTGAGAAGATCGTTCAGTTCCTTGATATTGGAAGCTCCTGTTAAGTCCATTCCAAAAAAAGTTTCTTTCATGTTGCAATACCTTTCAAAGAAATAGTGATGATAGGGATCATCCGGCGCAATCTCTTTCAATCTTCCTATAAGTGCAAGTATGTTCAACAGTTCTGACGGACGGTTCATGATAAGCGTACCGGTTAACCCTATGATGGCAGAGGATTTTCCCGTCAACTTTTTGAATGTTTTACTCCGTATGGATTTCCTGTTTTTCAGAAAATGGATTTCATCGGCTATGATAAGAGAGAATGTCTTTTTCTTCATCCCGTCCAGCCTTATTTCGATAGAGGTCTTGCCGTTCTTTTCTGTTCTTCTCCCCAGAATGTCGTAATTGATTACAAGAACATCGGCATCAAAATCTTCTGCCGGTGAAGTAGTGGAAATAACAGATACCTGTCTATTTGGATTTGCTTCTTTCCACTCTCTTAGCCAGCCGGATTTTACAGAAGCCGGACATACGACCATACAAGGAAAAAGATCAAGCATTTCAGCATAGAAAATAGTCGAAATAGTGTTGTGCGTTGGTATAAAATCATCACATAAATACAAATTATTCTCATTTGAAACAGAAATACATTGCATTTGCTTTTTCCCAACATACTCTATCTTTTTAAAAAATTTTCTTGTAAGGTATCTTCTCTCTTTTAAAGAAGATCTTTCAATTTTTTGTTTACAATGTTTAAAAACATTCAATCCTTTAGGAATTGTAATTGACAATCTATAGCAGTCTCTATGTCTAACTTTCCCTATATATGATTTTTTGGTACGAATATTATAACATTTACACCCTAAACTTGTCGCTAAAAATTTTACATCTTTTACAAGTTGCAAAGAAGTTACCTCAAAGCTAACAGCACCATGTTTGCTAACAGTACCGTCCGTGTCCATCAATCCCCTTAAAATCTCAATTCTTGTTTGAATATCGTTTATGAGATATTCTTTAGGGATAAATTTTTCATAAGAGTGCTTGCCCAATAATCCGTAAAATTTAAGTGCTCTTTTTAAGGGATTGTAGTATTCAGTTGTTACTAAACAAATTTCTATTGCTTTAGAAATTTGTTTTTTAAATGTTTTCTTCATTCCTTTTGGTAAAACAATCCCATTTATTATATCTATTTCTGGATTAGCAATTGTCACACTTCCATTTGAAAAACATCCGTCTCCTAAAAGGACACCCAATGTATAAGGATCAATAGATACTTTTCTTGAGTTAAATTCAATAGGTTTTTCTAAAATAGGAAGAGCAAAACGCCATAACCCATAGCTTTTATGTTGCCCACTGCCATAAAAGCCTTTTTTAGGAATCCGCCTTAGTCCCTTTTCTTCCATTTCTTTTATTGTTAAAACCCTTTCTCCTCCTTTTTCCAGATGAACCGTCCACAAATGATCCTTACTACATTCTGTTGAAGTACCATCTGTAAAAGTAACTTTATAGCAATCAATTTCCCCTTGTGGGAAAATTCCTATTACAGTTTGAATATCGCTATTAACACCCAAAATCTTATCACCTACTTTTAAATCACCCATTTTTTTAGCACCATTAGGTGTCCAAATAAGAGTATCGAGCGGTTGCGCTTTGCCCGTTCCCACTGAAGAGCCATTTATATGATTTCCGTGATTGACTGCGTAATATAGATAGTCCATTTGATAGCTTCTCGGCTTTTTTAAAAGAGGAAGATTGTCTATCAATAGTTCTATATCCTTTCGGGATAAAAGTTCCTTGTAAGGCTTTATTTCGGCTTTGCAGCCGGGACGAACTATTGATAGAGGATTGGCTTCTTCTATTTCATTGTCGGAAACAAACTCTTTTAAAAGGAAATCTTTTGCTGGATCGGATTTTATGTATATTTCCTTATTGGTAGCGTTGCGTTTAAAGGAGGAAATCAGTTTAATGTTCTTGTAAACTGATTTTTCCAAAGCACCAAAATACCAATAGTCCTTTTCTCTGTAATAATACATAATCAGTTGAGTTTTATGTATTTGCCTGGTAGCTTTAGATTCTTTAGAATTTCATCTCCCTTTTCTCCATAAGCCACAAAGCAACTATCTGTGCCAGGAGATCCACCTTCTTTTCCTGTTTCATCAATAAACCTTATTCTTTTCCTAAGAAAATAAATAGAAGTAGCTTTATCCCAAACACATTCATGAAACATTGAATTTCCTACTCTTGCATAAACAAGAGCTATACCATTCCCATATTCAGACAACTTTTTCATGAAAAGTTTAATCGTAGGATTGGAATAGGGCGGATTTAAAAATACAAAACCTTTCCAATCTTGGGCTAATCCATCGTCTTCTTTAGTAAAACACTTTCTTGCAGTGTACCATTCTCTTTTAGGAGCAGCAGGATCTAAATCAAAATCATTTCCCAATGCTTCAATAATATAAGGAGGTGTGTACCATTCTACTGTTGCCACCTTACCGCCTCCAAATTTTGTTTCAAAGTTTGTATTCATTTCTTTTTGTTGTCTATAAATTCAAAATAATACTTGTCATTCTTACACTTTATTTTCTTTATGATACAGAAATTCTTGATATTGACTTTTCCGTCTTTTTCCAATTTGTCAAATATGACTTCAAAAAGTAGGGAGATAATCTTGTCTACAGACCGCATGGAAATAAAACTTCTGGCATTTGTTCTAAACCCGGCTTTATTCAATGCTTTCATGAAGTTGAAAGTTACCTCCCTGTAAATCTTATTCATTCGTTTTATGTCAAATTAAACTACTCGAATTGATCGTCTTCATTAGGATCATAAGTTTCTTCATCCTCGAAGTCGTTGATCCAATCTTCTATTTCTCTTTCCATCCCATCTTGATTTCAAATTCTTCCGGTGTCAAAATAGGAATTTTCAATTCCTTTGCTTTCTTCACTTTGGACGAAGAACTTTCTTTGTCTTTTGTTACAAGGATTGTAGTGTTTTTAGATACGCCGGAAACGACTTTGTGTCCTTCTTTTACAAGACGCTCTTCCCACTGTTTGTTTCTGAATCCTGTAAAACAAACTGATTCGGGATTGTCGTTTTCCACCGTTTCCTCTTGGATAAAAGAAATAGAGATAGATAAGCCATAACAAAAATCAAAGAATATTTTTAACCCGTTATTAAAAGCCTTTGCGGTGGTATCGGCAATGCCGTCAATGGAAAGCAAGTCTTTCATAGGGACTTCCCCATTTTCAAACAGGTAATCTATCTGATTTTTGGTGAGACTGTTGAAAATCATCTGACAAGTCTTTTCTCCTATTACACCATTAAACACATTGTAAGCAGTCAAAAGTCTTGCAAAAGGTACTCCATTGTCTACGTAGGAATCAAATTGCTTTCGTAGTTTTTTGGAAAGGCTTTTCCCTATTCCTTCGATTTTTTCAAGCTCCTTTTCCGTTGCGTTCACAATGTCCTCGATAGAGAAAAATCCACCTTTATAGAGTTTTCTTACAGTTGCTTCCTGCATTTCTTCTGTGCCCAATATAGCAAAGAAATAGACAAGTTGCTTTATCGCTTTTTCATCACAATTAGGATTTAAACAAACAAGGTCGGTCAGGGTTGCATCCCATTTCAAAGGCTCTCCACAAGAAGGACAGAACATCATGTTATCGCACATTCCTTCAAAGCATTCAACGCTGTATTTCAATGTTTCCAAGTGTTTGGGAATAACATCTCCGCTTCTTGTAACCACTATGTAGGCATTAGGACAAATATGGTTGTCTGTAATGTATTTTGCGTTGTAACCGGTACAGCGTGTGACTGTAGCTCCATCAAACTCAACTGGTTCAAAAACGATTACAGGCTTGCTTTTGCCATCTTTTGAAATACCCCATTCAATTCCAATGACACGAGTAGTGTATCTTTCTTGCCAGTCGGGATTTTTGTAAGCAATCGCGTAACGCGGATTTCCATTAGGAAGTCTACCCAAAGCATTACGAATATTCTTGTCATCCACTTCAATCACAAGACCGTCACATTTAAAGTTTTTGGTAAGATCAAACAGTTCGTTCAAATAATCAAGAGCGGATTTTTCATCATCAAAAATAGAAGCAGAAGTCACCCAGTATTGTGTTGCATACGGTTCATAAGTATTGTAAAGCTCTGCAAGCTGCAAAGATTTATCCCTATCTGAATCCATGATACCGTACCGGATATAGGCGGTATTCCCTAAAACCTGCGGATTCATTTCGTCCGCATTGAAAGCTCCTGCCACAGAATTTCTTGCACTTTTGTAACCAAGTGGTTTTACATTTTTCAGAAACATACCGACAGGAATAATGGCTTCACCAAAAGTAAAACAAGATTTTTTGCCGATAGGGCTGCCATGATTGACGTATTCGTAATGTCGGTCGCTTCTTTGTCCTTCTATCCCATCACCTCTTGTCCAGCATTCATTTGTTGTTTCGTCCACCAAAAGAGAAATACCGTCATATTTGGGCGTAATAACGATTTTGTTAGTAGGGTGAAGTTCCCATATATCTTTAGCCCATCTTCTGATTTCACTGATTGTTTTTACCTTTTCCAAAGAAAACATAGGATAAGGTAGCTTTTCCATCCGGTCACCCTTTTTGTTTTCTTCAATGATAGGCTTTGTCAGGATTTCACTATCAGGATATTCCTTTTTCAACTGATCGATCAAAAGATCATACTCCTTATCGTTCATGATAGGAGCACCTTCTCTGTATTTTTGGTTGGCTTCTATGATTTTGCCTTCCAGTTCTTTTTGTTTTAGTTTAGCCATAATCTCAAATTCTTTTCGTTACCTTTAGTAATATAAATAATGCAATCAGAATAGTAAAAGCTCCTACTCCCATCCCTCCTAAAAAAGAAAGCAATCTGTTGGGAGACGCTTTTACTTCTTCTTTCAAGTTTCCGTTTTCTTCGCTCATCTTGGACAGTCTTTCTTTAAGGCTTTTTACAACCAATTCCAGACTATCGCAAGAAGCTGTTACAATAATGGTGTCACCTATTTTCTGAACAATCACGTTTGCTTGCCCCTTGCTTGTCTCCCTCTTTTCTCCATCTTCCAGTTTTTGAGGATTGATGGTGAGATTTACAATTGAATAGGGAATCTTTATAAGCGTGTCTGTCAGTTCTCTTTCCCAGAATAGGGAATCCTTTAATGTGAAGTTATAGTCTGTTCTTTGGGAAGGACGGGATTTGCACCCGCCCAAACCAATAAAACAACAAAATAACAAACAAAAAGCAATTACTGAATTTCTTTTCATCATATACTTTCCTTTATGATTGCGGATTTTAAAAATCCTGTTATCCCTATCTTTAGGGATTTCAATTTTCCGTTTCGAACAACATCCAGTTCAATGTTTCTGAAATCCCTTGCCACTCTCACTCCTTTGATTGTGGCTTCTCCTATCCCGGGAAGTTCTATTGTCTTATCTCTCAATCTGTTTAGGATACAGTTATTCTTCGAGTTCATGCGGTTTTAATACGCTTTTGTAAATCACGAAGTTCTCATGTCCGAAGCTGATAGAGACGGAATCACATTCTTTTATCCACCCCCTTATTGTTCCTTCCGAATAATTGGAAAGGTTGGCTTTCAGGATAATATCTGTAATATCCCTTCCAATTGCTTCGTTTTGGTAAAAGTCCCTTGTCTTCCCGTTGAAGTTGTCTAAAAGGATGGCTCTTTCCATCTTTCCGTCTGCCGACATAATAGCAAGAACAGGCTTCTTTCCTATTCGTTGCATATGACTGATAGCTATGTAAGAATTACGTTCCATGGTTAATTACTTATAGTTCAACACGTTCTTGATTGCTTTCTCTTGATAGAAGCGTTTTCTATCCTCGCTTCCGTCTTTCTTTGAAAAATCGTTTGCCCTTTTCTTCAGTACCTTTGCCTTGTTTTCGGTGGACATCATCTTAAATTCTCCTATAGAGATGTCAGGAACCGTTTCGTTCTTTTCTTCTTCATAGGAGACTTGCTTTCCACATACCGGACATTTGGGAAGATTTGAAGGAACAAGTTTATTGTACCGAAAGACGAACTTTGCATTTGTCATGGGAGATTTTATCCCAAACCTTTCGCAGTTTTCATTATCACAATAAATTCTTATCATTCTGAATCTGTTTGATTTTGTCCTTCAAAAGAGAAAGTTGCTTTTCCACTTCTTCCAGTCTTGAAGGATCGTTTACATTACTTTTGAGGTAGGAAAGATCGTGCTCGATACTTTCCAGTCTGTCCAGGAAGGACAAGACAAAAATGTTCAAATACTTACCGTTTGCCATAGTCGAAATTATTTGTTTGTTACTTATAACGGACGCAAATGTAACAGTATATTATTACATCTCCAAGCATTTTTGTACATTTTTGTCTTGAAATTGTCAGATTTCTAAATCAGCCCTTTTCGTCTTGCATATTCGGCAATCAGAATACCATCCCTATCCGGGTGTTTTAGAAGCACTTCCGGAAACAACCTTTTCCCTATATCCAAAGAAGCCTTTTTAAGCTCTGGTGCGCCTGCAATTCCCTTTGGTAGTAGCTCTCTTTGCCATTCCTTAGAATCCACAAAAATGTACGGTACTTGATAAAGTTCCAATACGGTCAGTTCCGCTTCCAGTGCACGCATAGCAGAACAAGTTGCTTCAAATCGTGCGGGATTCTTCATGGGACGTTCAACAATCGCAACACATGGCGCGTGTTCTTTTAGGTCTACAATAATTCCCGCCAATACCTTTACATCCACACGAGAGATGTTTTTCTTTGTTTTTGTGTAATCCTGACCGGAAATAACAGGCGTTTTTACCATGTTGTAATAGGTAAGGTCTTTCCCTATTATGCCGATCGAGCCGGTCACACCATTATCTATTCCAATGTAAAATTTCAATTCTGTTTCCTTGCTCATTGTTCAATACGGCTTACACCGTTCTCCTTTATTATTTTAAGTGTTTTACACTTAGCGTTTTCATTAGAAATATGGGTAGTAATCAAAATAGGGTACTGAATAAATTCCAATGCTTCGATCACATCATACAGACTTTCTTTCGATAATCCTTCCGTGATTTCATCAATGGATAGAAATTGCAGCCCTCCCCATTTGTTTGTTTCGTTTATCATATTCTGGATAGCAATAATAAGGGCTATTTCCACTCTTGCACGCTCACCACCACTGTAGTACCAAAAGTTTTCCGCTTCGTCCCGGACAACATACGGAGTTATTTCTTCTTTGATATCTCCATCCGCTTTTGTCTTGAATCCTTCTATTAAGATACGAAGGTCGCTGTTTTCTGCTTTTAGGATATTGTTCGCTCTCGATTGAATGTTTTTCAACTGTTCCAATGCAAGGTACATTTTGAAAGACTTAAACCTACCGATCCATTCTTTTTTCTTGAATAGAAGGGCATCCAAATCGGAAAGCTCTTTGTCGTATCCGGCAATCGAAAGCATAATGTCTTCTATTTGTTTTTCCTGTGAAGATACGTCTATTTTCGTAGCTTTTTCTTTCTTGATTTCCTTTATCTGCTTTTCATTGTCTTTGATGTCGGACATATTGGATTCAATCTTTTCAGACAAAGTTTTCTTTTTCCTTTCCAAAGAAGAAATGGTACTTTTGGTCTGTTCAATATCATCATTGATCTTGTAAATAGATGTATTGATTTCCTGTGCCGACTGACGAATCTTGTCGATTTCATCTTCTTGCTCGTTTTTCAATTGAATGAAAGAAGAAATAAGTTCTTCGTATTCTTTCAAAGATTCGTCCAAGGATTCCATCTCAGAAATAACTTCCTTCTCCTGCTTTCCGATTTTTACTTTCTTCTTTTCCTCCTGTTCCAGTGTAGTGTCTTTCAATGTAAGGAATTTGTGCTTGCATTTTGGACAAGTAATTGCACCGGATAAGTTTACAAGGACTTTTCTAAGGGACACTTTTAAATCATCATGAATTTTTGAAAGCTCTTCTTTCATTTCCAAGACTTCATTCTGATTTGCTTTCGCCTCCCCCAATTCCTTTTTAACGGATTCGATTGTCTCTTGTATTTCTTTGGTAGAAGGCAGGCAGTCTTTCTTCTTTTCTTCTTCTTTCAAAAGAGTTTCCAGTTCTTCTAAAGTGGAATTGTTTTCCTTAATGTTTTTGTCTGCACGACTAATTTCGTACCGAAAAGAATCAATTTCTTCTTTCAGAGACTTTATCACACTTTCTCTTTTTTCAATACGAAACAACTTGTCGGACTCAAAGTCAAAATTGGCAGCATCTTCTATTACCTGTTTTAGTGCTTCTATGCTACCTTCCGCACGATCCCTTTTACTTTGAATGGCAAGTTTTTGGGAAGATAAAGTGTCCAGTTCTTTTTGAATGATGTCTTTCGCTCCATCCAAAAAGTCGTAATTGATAAACCGGCTGATAAGAGCCAGCTTGTCCGTATTGGAGCTTTTAAAGAACGATTTGTAGTATTCCTTGCAGATAAGGAAATAGCTTTTCAAATCTTCCGGCGAAATGGCGATCCAAGAAAGGATATAATTGTTCCCGTCTTTTACGGTAGCAAGTTCTACCGGTTTACCGTTCAAAGACACGTTTAGCTTGCTGCTCCCCTTTAAGGGCAAAATGCGCTCGATAGAAAGTGTTTCCTTCCTTATTGGACACTCTATGTCCAATAATACCTTTGCTTCCTTCTCACCCCTTCTGATGAGCTTTTTGTCCACACTGCTTCGGTAATTGTTCCCGGTAATGGCAAAATAGACGGCTTGCTGCATGGATGAGTTGTGAGTAGGGATGTAGTTGTTCGTAACAAACATGCCATCTTCGCCGGAAACGGTTATGCACTGTTGTTCTTCCGCTCCCAAACAAGTAAAGGCGATCATCTTTCGGGAAGGCTTACCCAAGCATTCCGGCACTTCAAAAAAGACCTCCTCATTTTTTGACCTTTCCATGATTTCTTCAAGCGGTATCACGCGCCAAACTTCATCTTTATGCAAACGTACTTTCCACAAATGGTTTCTGTTGCATTTGACTTCTGTTCCATCAGAAAACGTGATCTTATAGGCAACATCAATGTCATGAAAAGGGATTGCCCTTACTACTTGATACCCACCGGAAGGATGAAGAATAGCATCTCCTACCTTTATTTCTCTCATTTTTACGAATCCATTGGGAGTAAGAATATCCGCATCCATTGTCAAGGCTTTTCCACTACCATTACTTCCTTGGCTGTCATCCGTTTTGTTTAGTCCTACAAGTGCGGTTACCCCGTCTTGAAATTCGTATTTAAAGTGTTTGAATGACACGAAATTTGTTGCTTCAATTCTAATCGGCTTCATTTTCTTCTTCCTTGTTTTCAAATGTTGTTTCTTTCTTTCTGAACGTATCAAGAACATCCTTCTTGATCTTCTCAAACAATTTTACATCTTCCAAAAGACGTTTTCTCACTTTGGGGAAACCGAACCCTATCTTTTCTTCCCCATAGTAGATGTAAGTCCCTTTTTTGGAAAGCACGCCCAGATCAATTCCCATATTCACAATTTCCATCACCTTGTCAATCCCTACCCCGAACCGGATAATGATTTGACATGCTTTAAAAGGCGGTGCAACCTTATTCTTTTTACAGGTTATTTTCACCTTATTGGAAACTTGTGTTTCCCCTTCCTTTTCAGAACCCACACGGGCAAGCTCGATTCTCTGACTTGCATAGAAAGGAATGGCGAAGCCTCCCGGTGTAGTAGTAGCTGCACCATATCCGCCTATGTTAGAACGTATTTGATTGATGCAAAAAAGGATACATCCGGTCTGTTTGCAGATGTTCTTTAGGATATTTACCTGGGAACTCAAAAGGCGAGCTGTAAGTCCTATATGCGCGTCTCCTGCCTCTCCATTCAAAAGAGCGGTAGGAACAAGACCGGCAATGGAGTCAATCACGACAAGTCCGATAGATTCCTCATTACACATTTCCTTTGCTATTTCAAGCACTTCTTCTGCGGTAGAAGGCTGGGAAAGAATAAACTTGTCAGAAGACAAATCAATTCCTATCGCCTGCATATATTTCGGGTCAACAGCGTTTTCGGTATCAAGATACCCGACCGCCTTTCCTGCTTTCTGCACTTCCGTTGCCAAATGGAAAGCAATACTTGTCTTGCCGGAAGAAAAACCTCCGTAGGCTTCCACAACACGTCCTTTTGCCCATCCTCCACCAAGTATTTCATCCAACAAATAAGAACCGGAATGAACAAACTCGATGTCCTGTCTTTTACCCGCTACAGCATCCTTACCGAAACGATCTTCTATTCTTGAAATAAGGTCACCCAAACGATTGGGTTTTTTAACTTCCACAGGTTGTTCTTCTGTTACGACAGGAGCTTCTTCTATCTTTTTAGTTTCCTTTTTCTTCGCCATAAAGCAGTTTGTTTAATATTTCCTTTCCTTCTTTTTCGTCATATCCGTTTTCTTTGCAGAAAGACGAAAATCTGTCTTCTATATCTTTTGCTTCCAAAGTCTTTACCTCTACAGTAGGAGCAAGGACTTCTTTTATTTCAATTTCCTTGAATTTCTTTTTGATGTCCACACCTTCTTTTGTAAAAGCATCTTTATCAAAAGCATCAAGTGAAGATTGTTCTCCCCAAACCTCTACCCTTACACGAGCGGTAGGATTTTCTTTCTTGAACTTATTGATAAGTGCCACCGCTTGCTTATGTGGTGTTTCTTCTAAGTCAATTTCCAGTTTTTTGAATACTGTTCCTTTTGTGGAAGGGATAAGATCAATCTCCAAATCAGAATCCATAAGCCAAAAACCTTTCTTTTCATCTTCCCCGAAATTGTTCTGTTGGACACTTCCCAAATGGTAAATGTTACTGCCTACACGCTGGTAATTGTGATAGTGTCCCAAATACACTTTTTTGAACATTTCGAACATGGAGGGTTTCAGCTCACTTTTTACCTCTGTTCCATCCATGTTTTTACTACCGGTTACAGCAAAGTGACCAAACAAAATGTTCTTCTTTCTCTTGTCCCCGATTTCCGCTAATTCATCAAGCAAAATATCATCAGTAAAAAATGGCAAGAAAAAGCAATAAACACCTTCTATTTGCATACCTTCCAATTCTTCCACCAAAGTAAAAGAAGGATGATGCTTGAAAGCTGTAAGAAATGATTTCTGACTTGAATAGGATGTTTTATCATGATTGCCGGGAATACAGATTATTTGATGTCCGTTCCCATCGTACGCTTCCAATATTTCGTGAAGTGTAGAAAGACACACTTCCCTTTGAGATACCCTGTTGTCAAAAACATCACCCAGCCAGATATGGGTTTTGATACCCTTTTTGCTGGCTATTTCCATTTCTTCCAGCAAAATGTCTTTTATAGTAGAAGCGTTTCCCTCTGACAGATGATGATCAGTCGAGATGATAGCTAAATATTTTTTACCCATGTTTGTTTTGTTAGAAAGGAAGGGGACTGTATTTCAAGTCCCCAAACCAAATTAAAAAATATGAAAACTAAAAAAAAGAAATTATTTCTTTTTCATTTTGTCTTTCAGAGCTTGCAATCTTGCTTTAGCTTTTAAAAGTTCTTCGTCCTTGTCCGTAGCATTTTCGTCAATAGGAGATTCTTCTTTGGGTTCTTCCTTATTTTCCGGTTCGGATGCCGTTTCTGTGGAAGTTTCATCTTCTTCCGGGAAAGGAAGCGCCTCGCCAGCTTGTGCCAAATCATACCAAGAACGAACCTCTGCTATCGTCAGATCGTCCGGCAGTTCAGCTTCCGGATACTCTTCTCCAATATACTCTTCCAAGAACTTTTTCATCTTTGAAAGAGGGGGATAGGAAGCTACCTTTGCTGCTTTTTCCTTTGCAGGCGAACTCGCCAGATTCTTTACCGGATCAGGTTTTTCTTCATCCGTTTCTGGTTCTTCTACTTTCTTTGACTTAGAGGTGGATTTTGTCTTTTTAGGAGCTTCATCTTCTTCCCCCTCATCGTTTTTACTATCCTCATCCGGGATCATGGCAGCCATTTCCTCTATTTCAGTAAGGAAGCCATCATCGGCAAAAATATCGTATCCGTTTTCTTCATCAAAGCGTTTCAGTCCATCAAGAGCCATGTTGAAATCTTTTTGTGAATAAACATCCTTGTAGATTTCTTCCAGCGTAGAAACTTCATTCAAGAAATATTCCATGTCTTCATCAGGAATAGCAGTTTCTTCAAAGAACTCATCCCAAGATTGTCCTTTTTTCGGAACGCCGGCAGACAAAGAATAGGTTTTCTTTCCTTTATCATCTTCTCCCATTGTGATCACAAGCGGGTACGCTCCTTCCAATTGAGAGAAAATATCAAAAGAAACTGTTTCATCATCCGACATTTCAACCGAAATTTCCTTTATGCGGTTCATCCATGTTCCATACAATTGCAAACGGGCAAAGTCTTTCGAACCCTGATATACATAGCAAACATACGCCAAAGATGGATTGATACCCCATACAAACTTGTTTCCCTTTTTATACCCCATAATAGGATTGAGGAATTTTCTGCGCTCTACATCATCCTGATATTCTTCGGAAGCCTTTTTTCTCACGTAGTCGCAGTACAGGACAATAGGGTCTTTCCCTTTCAAAAGGTTCTTTCCGTGAATGTCGGCGCAGAAAACATTCTTATCTTTTACTTCTTTACCGGTCACCTTGCCATTCGCATCATAAGTAGGCACTTCTACACGCAATTTGGACATTTTACAGGCCACATAAGCCTTGCCCATTGCCGGGACAACGCGGAATACATTTTTTCCTTTCTGAATGGTTGCAAAGCCTGTATAGCTTTTGCCGCCTTTGTACATTGTTTTTTCAGCTTGCTTTACTTCTGCTTCTACATCTTCAATTGATTGCTTCTTGAACTTCGATTTGTCAAATTTCATGATTCTTTTTAATTTAATTGATTGATAAATAAATCGTTATTTCTCTTTTACTTGTTTTAAGAACGCTTCAATAATCTGCTTTTGTTCTTTTTCAAACATACCCACAAACTCTTTAAAAGAAACGGGTTTATTTGCCTTGTCTTCTACCTCAAAATAGGGTACTCTTTCGGCAACTCCCTTTAAGTCTATACCATAGGCTTCTGCCGTTTCATACTGCTTACCCGTTTCCTTTGCTGCTCTGATTCTGTACAAATCCCATAGAAACGGTGCATTCGTACATTGAATGATTTTAAATTCTTCCGTTAGCTTAATTTCCATACTATTTCTCTTTTATGATTAAAAATGTATTGATCTCACCTTCCACCAGATTGTCCAGAAATTCTTCCGGTGTCACCTTCGGAACTAACCCTGTCAATTTCTTGTCCTTTGACTGTAAAGCCCAATAGAGACTATCTATTTCCGCCAAATGCTTTTTCTTTTTGACCAAATCTTTTTGCATGGCATGTAGCTCCGGGTTGATTGTCAAAATATCGTCCAAAGAACTTTCTGTAAGTTTCACAAGTCCTATATCTTCCACTTTGACTTTTCCGCCATTTACAATGGATTCACGTCTTATCTGTGTAGCAAGCTGCGCCCTATAGACATTAAATTCCACTTTTGCAGATTCGTATTCCGATTCTGCTTGTGCCCTAAGGAGTCCTACTTTATTCAACAGGACGGAACAAGTAGCGATTTCTCCGTACAGATTGGCGTGATCTATGGAAGTTACCGCATCCATGTCCAATTCATTTTTCAAATCATTGGAGAGCAAAACTATCGCTTTATCTCCTATATTCCTTACAAGTTTCATTTTTCAGACACTTTTAATTTTGCATATTGTTCCATTGCATACATGATCCCATCAAAAACGTCTTCATAAAAAGTAATATCTCTTACTCTTTCTTTTCCCATCCTTTCTTCTAAACATTTCCATAGGATGATTTCTTTTTCATCTTTTTCTATCATACCCCAAGTTTTATGAATTTACTATTACTGTTTACTTGCAACACATACTCTTCCTTGAACTTGTCAAAGTTAGCCTTTCCACTTAGTAGGAGGAGGTTTTTCTTTGTGGACTGAAAGAACTCTGCATTTTCCTCATAATCGTCCGGGAAAATAACCACACGAAGGAATTTGTAATTGCTTTCAAGCAAAAGATTGGCAAACCGTCCTTTCTTTCCCTCTCTTTCTTCCACTTCTAAAACGTAACCGCCTACCATAACCATTTCATAGGTCGATCCGTCATAATTCTGCAAATCTTCCACATTGTAGAAAACCCCGTTTCTGACTTTTGGCTTTAAATATTCCCTTACCAAACCTTCGTAGTCAAAGAAAGCAAAACCGGACTTGTTCTTTTGCTGTAAAAGCCACCACCAATCCTTACCGATCTTTTTCTTTTCAAAGGCAAGAAAATATTCATCCTTTTCCTTGTCAATTTTGATCTTGTTCTTTTCCCGGTACTTTCCAAGCATGAACTCTCTTGCAGAAAAAATATTGGAAAATTCCCTTGTTTCATCCATCATATCGAACGCACCGGAATAAATAAGGTTTTCAATAACGGATTTATTCACTGCCGACCCCTTGAATGTATGACGATCAATAAATTCAGCCAAAGAAAAATACTCTCCATTTTTAGAGCGTTCTTCCATAATCTGATTCTGTGCCTTTTCTCCTACTTGCTTTGTTGCATTGATCGCCCAATAGATACTATTATCTTTTTTGTCAGCCACAATGTTTATATCAGACTTATTGATATTTACAGGTTTGATTTCTATCCCTTCGGTCTGCTGCATCTCGTTGACATATTGAGGAAAATCAGTTTCACTTGCACGGGACAAAGCAACTGACCAAAATTCCAAAGGATAATGCACTTTCAACCACAAAGAATTGTAAGCATTGATAGCGTAACTTGCTGAATGTGAGCGGTTAAAAGCATAGGAACCGAACTTTTCCATCTGTTTCCAGAGTGTTTCTGCATATTCTTTTGTTACTCCTTTTGAAGCAAATCTCTTTATATACCCATCCACAAATTTAGGATGAATTTTCTCTACTTTGTCCTTCTTTTTCTTTGCAATTGCAGCACGGGCAACATCAGCTTCTTCTTCCGAAAACCCAGCAAGAACTTGCACCATTTTAAGAATTTGTTCTTGGTACACCATAGAGGAATAAGTATCTTTCAGAATTTCTTCTGCTCCAATAGGGTATTCCGGCTCTTTCTCTCCATTTTTCAAAGCAATGTAGTCCATGTGAAAACCGTTTTCCATTGGACCGGGACGGAACAGGGAAAGTGCTGCCACTACATCATCCATGTTTTTAGGCTTCAATTTTTGAGTATAGGCACACAATCCCTTTGCTGAAAACTGGAATATGTCACTAAGCCAACCGTTTGCAAAATACCTGTAAACCTCTGGATCATCATACTCAATATCTGAATAGAGATTGATTTTCCTACCCGTGTTCTTTTCAATTAGATTCAGAATATCAGTAAATTTATCCAATTGCTCGATACCAAGAATATCCTCTTTCAAAAAACCGGCTTCGTCCATCTCTCCACCTTCCCATTCACTGACAATCAAATCACCCGATTTTCTAACCGGACACCATTCATACATTGACTTTTCTTTCGGAAAGATCATCATAGCGCAAGCGTGAATAGAAGCTGCCTTTTGCTGACCTAAAAGAAGGAAAACAATATTCATCATTTCTGGATATTTATTCAGAAATTGATTTATTTCTGACCTCTTGCAAGCAAGTTTCAAAAAATCTTCTTCCGTCTTTACATCTTCTATCATTTTAGTAAGTCTCCTAAGAGTAGGAACTGAAACTCCATAAATCTTTCCTACATCGTTTATAGCTTGTTTTATCTGTAAAGTGGTATATGTACCTACAGAACAAACTTGCGAAGCTCCAAAACGATTTTCCATGTATTGTTTTACTGCCGGTCGGTATTCTCCCGGCACATCTGTATCAATGTCTAACGCTCCCCCTTGTCCGAAAACAAGGGGGAAATTGATCGGGGAGCGATCCCGGTACAAATCGCTCCACCTCTATTTCTTTAATTTCTTTAATTTCCATATTCTTGTTACTTGATATTAGACTAAAATATCGTCTCCTACTTTCAATACTTTAGTTGTTATATTGATAGGAAGTACTTTCTTTGTTCCATCTGCAAGAGTTACTTCGTACATCTTTTTCTTTTCGAAATGTCCTAAACGTCCTCTTGTCAAAAATCTTTCAAAAAGTAAGTTAAACTTTAAAGGATGTGTATTTATGATACCAAAAAGGTAAGAAATCAAAGAACCGCTTGCACTTCCGCGACCAGCACCTAACAAAATGCTATTTTCTTTGCACCAATTTACAATGTCACGCAAGATCAAAAAATAATCCACAACATCACCAAACTTAATGATCTTAGATTCTCTTTCGATTCTTTCTACAAGTACATCTTCCGGGTAATCTTCCAAAAGTTCCGGTTTGTTCTCCAAGCCTTCGTAAATCAAAGAATCAAACATATCTTCATTGGATGTGTACTTCTTCTTTTCTTCCTTCGTCATTTCATAACGGGGAAGATGCCGTGTATCGGTAGGGATTTCAAAGTTGCAACTCTCCGCAATCATATCGGCATTGCTTCTTGCTATCATATAAAATTCCTCTCCCTTTTCACTATCCCCAAATAAAGAAAGAAGTTCTTCCATATAAGTCGCTTCATCTTTGAAATATTGATTACCGGATTTGTAGTTTACTTTCCCGTCAATCTTATTTACGACTTCCCGAAGTATGGCGTATTCTGGCTCAATGTAATAAGCATCACAAATAGCCACAGGTTTCATTTTGGACTTGTAAAAACTTTCAAAGTTCGTCAAGTAGAAGGTATCCCTGTCATGCTTCGTGTATTCCACGGTATCCGCTTGCCAGAACACGTTTGATTTGTTTCTTAGAAGGAGGGGGACGGCTTCAAACAGTATCGTTTTCGGATCGAACACGATGTACACGTCCGAGACATGCTCCATCATGTCTTTGGGGGAAACGAATTTTCCTCCTTCACCGCAATTGAGTACCTTGTTCAATGCGAGCAAGTGCTGCCAACCCTTTTCGTTCCTTGCGTAAATTTTGTAAGTATAGGTAACGTCCCTCTTTTCATCCTTTACCGGGACTTCCAGTCCAAACACGGGGATAATCCCTTCTGCCTTGCAAGCGTTTTGAAATTTCAATGCGCCTGCCAAAGTTGCTTTTTCAACAATCCCCAATCTCTCTATTCCTAAGAATTTGGCTTTCTTTACCCAATCCGGGTACAATCCTGTACCATTCAAAAGTTCAAACGATCCATGTACTCCCAAGAAATTAGTAGAAAGACCTGCCATTTCACTTTGTCCTCTCCATTTTACCCGGTTAAGTTTAGGCTCGTTTTCCTTCCCTTTGTCCAATGTGTACCATACACCACCAAGACGAAAGATGTAACCATCTTCTTCGGTGCGTTCACAATCCCAACAAAAATCCTCTGAAAAGAAATATCCATCTTCGTTAGGCTCAAAAACTTCATATGATTTCTCCTCAAAGGAAACAGTGTAATTTTCCTTATCGAGAGAGTATTGTATAGTATTGGAAGAAAGATATTCTTCCAATTCATTTAAAAGTCGATCCATCGTATTTTCTTCTTTTCGTTTTCACAGACAAACATACAACTTTTGTATGCAATTATTGTATGTTTTTACAATCCTTAACCCTACGTTTAACCTAAATTTATTCGTGTATTCAAAACACTTTTGATAAACTTCAATCGGTTAAAAGGGGTATCGTTTGGTATCACTTCATAAGGCAATTTTCTTTCTATCAAAAACTTCCTTATTTCTGCATCCCAACATTTTCTTCTCTCTGCATCTGCCATTCTTTCCCCATCATTTTCTACATCCCAATAAATAGGGAAATAAAAGATAATAGGAAGAAAATATTCACTAACGTTTATAAAATCCAATTGTCTTTTCAATTCTGCGTCTCTTTGAATAGAAGCAGGGATTGTTTTCGTAAACGTATGCACATCTATTATGCTTCTATCGGAAACATAGCAATCTATGTTTAATAGTTCCGCATACTTATCAAAAATCAGTTTTTGATTTTGAACAGAAGTAAAGGAAGGTTCTATCTTCCCTTCCTTTACTAACTGTCTTGTTATGCTATCTATTTTGTCGAACCGGTCAAACGATCTGTCTTTCTTTAAAAGATCAAACACAGAAGTTTTTCCGACACACGAAGCTCCCAAAAAAGTTATAGCCCTAACCATTACCGATTATCTCCGTCACCGTGAATTTTGTTTTCTGCCTTTCTCTTTGCCAGCTTTTCCACATTCTGCTTTGCAATGGATACCAAAGATTGGTTCAATTCCTTTCCTTCAATGTAGGTAACAAGATTCTGTAATCCTACAAGAATCTGTTCCAACGCCGTATGACAAAGTTCTTTTCTCTTTTCAGGGAAAGGTTTACTGTAATCATCGTCCCGGAAGTATTTCTTCACCTGTCCGTTAATGATACTTACCTGTTGGAGTAAATAGGAAGGGCTTAATCTATACACATCCGTATCGTCCAATTTGTGCAATTCTTCGGGGAACTCAACCGGCGGCAATTGCAATTCCTGTCTTGTCATTGCAACATACCAAAGGACATCTCCCACCTCTTTCATGATTTCCTTTGCTTCGGCAGCGTTATCCACTTTTTCAAAAACTTCTGCCAATTCATTGGTAAGTCCCATCACTACATACGAAATAGCCACTTCTTTTGCGTAGCAAGCTGTTGAAGCTGCGTGTGCTTCATACTCTTTAAAAGTCATAACACGAAATTTTTATTGATTTGATTTATAATAACTTACCATCAAAACACATGATAAGCCTCTTTATTTTTACGTCTGAATATTTTACATCCTTTCTCTTTTTCCCCATTTTTATGCAAATGGTCTGATTCTTCGTATCGTTCTTTAGAATCCGATACTCGTTGTCCTCGAAAATGACAACCTGATCTTTTCCAAACAAGTAGATCATATCCCAAAACCACTGCGAGTTTCTTTTCTGTTCATTTGCGGGATACTGGAAATTGGGCACGCCTGTAGGGTTCAGAAATTCCTTTTCATAAAAAGAAAAATATTCTTCTGCTGAAAGAAAAATGGAACATTTAAAATGCTTCTTTGCCAACAATTCAATCCGTTCCTTTTTAAACTCTGCAATGTCCTTTGCCATCTTGATAAATTCCGGTTTATCAAAAAGAAGGCTTCTCACCTTGTGAGTAAAGTATTCCAACTGGAGCACCTTCAGATATTCATCTGTTGATAATTCTCTGCTTCTGTCCATGATTAATGATTTTTGTGATTTTCAACAAAAGTAGGAATAACCTACCACATTCTCTTGATTTTTGACACGTAAAAATTGATAGGATCGTACAAGTTATCCAAAACATCTTCCAGATAATCAATATCCATATCACCGGGATCAATACCGGGCTTGTAAAGATAAGCTATCTTGGTGTTAAATGACTTTGCAAGCATCAACCCTGCACTTTTGGATTCCTCGACAGTTGCATCATCATACATCAGAATCACATTCTCTACCCCTTTTCTTTCCAGATAGGATATTTGTTCTTTACTTATACTCTTCCCGAAGGTGAACACGCATTTCAAGTCCCTGCAATCCCAAAGTCTCAAAAGATTGTCTATGCCTACTTTGTCAAACAATCCTTCCACTATTACTACATCCTTTACAGTAGGAGAAAGCTCATTGTAACCACCTAATATTTTTGTAAAGTTCGTGCCTATACTGTTTTCGTATCGTAAATGTGGTTTGGTTCCGGTTTCTTTTGCTCTTTCCAAATCTCTTTTATGCCACTCTTTGGAATACCTGCTTCTGCCAAGCCATCCTACCATCTTATCGTCCATCTTCATTTTGAAGATGATGTAATTTTTCAAATCCTTTTCTAAAATAGATTTGGTTTCAGAGGGTTCAAAAAGTGCATAGTGATATGCCTTAAACCCTCTTTCATCTAAATAAGGATCAGATTTCAGTCTTTCAAGACGAAGAGGAAGTTTTACCTCCGGCAGTTCTTCGTTTTCACCATTTTCTTCTTCTTCTTCATCTTTCAAAGGTGTAAGTTTTACACTTAATGAATTTTGGTATTCCATTCGGATAAGGTCTTTTCTCCCCACCTTGTCCAGAAAATCCTTCAACGGTTTTTTGCTACCGCATTTCCAACAGTGAAACACACCGCCGTGAGGATTCAAAAGAACACCCCATTTCTTCGATTTTCCGCAGTAGGGACAATCCATGCTTTTATTGGAGAGCCACCCTTGTGATCCGAACATACGGAGTCCGAACGCCGCCTTTACTTCTTCTTCATCTATCCTAATCATATCCTAAATACTTTCCATTTTGTCTTCTTCCACCTTTTTCTTACGTGCCTGTTTCTTTATCTCTTTCCTTTCAGAAATTTGATTGTACATCTCCATCGTCCGCCCCCTGTGATAGAAACGTCTTTTGTCGTAATTGGTAGCAATCGTAATCACTTCTTGACTTTCCTTGTAATCACGGAGCTTGTCGACATAAATACGAGCCGTTGCGTTTGCCTTTTCCTCTATTGTCATATTCAAAGTAAATACAAAAGAAAAAGGTTTTACAAGCGTTTTGTCACCTTCTGTATAAGAACGGTCAATCACCTTATCCGGGTTGTTCCATACTTCAAACGGGACATCACTTGTCTGTGTGGCCGTAATGATAGGAGCACCTATTTCATCCGCCAAGTTCTTCAAAAGCTGGGCACAAGTCTGTAGTTTTTCTTTCTTGTGATCAGGATCAGAATCTATCTTTTTGGATATGCCGGTCTTTACCAAATCCAGAGAATCGAGTATTACCAATCCGGGGAACTTGCCATGTGTATTAAAATAGTCATAACAAAGCTGGCGGACATCACTCATGGAAGCCTGTCCGAACTTTTTGAATCCATACACTTCAATGTCAGAGCTAAGTTCCTTTACCTCTTTGATAGCTTGTTCTATCTTCTTTCTGTCCTTTGGACTGATATTGCCGGATTTGATATCGGAATAGGATTGGGCAGACCATAATTGATCGTATATTTGCATACAGGCTTTAACGCCTCCTTCCAATTGAATATGAAGAACCGGTACACCTCTAATAGCAGCAGAATACCCATGCCATTTAAGAACCGAGCTTTTACCAACTCCGCTTCGAGCAATCCAAAGAGATGTATCTCCTATTTCCATTCCACCAAAAGAAACATCATCCAACCTATCTATTCCAAAAGGCACTTTTACGGGCTTTTCAGAGGCAGCATCTCCTTCCATACGTCTTTCTACCATCCGTTCATGAAAACCCCCAAAAACAGACTGAAAACCGCCTGATTTGGAACGAAACGACATTTCCAATATCCTTTGGGATTCTTCGGCATTGACACGTATTGCTTCTTCCTTCTTCCCTTCTTCGTACAAGTCATGCACTTTTCTTGAAAGAAGTTCAAATTCTGTTTCCTTGACAAAAGACTGTAATTGGTCTATTGCAATTTCCCTGTCTATCAAAGCCGCCTTCTTTATTTCCTTTGCAGCGAGCTGCACGACATCCTCGTCACATAATTTCTGACAAATAGCACCGATAGAAGGTAGCTTGTTCTTTTCTGTATATTGTATGATCGCTTCCCTAAGAATGAATTTATAACCTACCCATTCTTTAGGAATCAATTCATATTTCAAATATTCCGAAGCTATACGCATTATGACTTCATCGGAAAACATCAATTTAAAGATTTCCGCCATGAAGCCGGGATTCAGTTTGCCCATTTCCTATATTTTGTTTTACACCATGTTTATACTAAAACTATTACCTGATCCATTTTCTTCACGAAGGGTATGTATAGATAAAAAGTTTGACATCACAATGTCGTCATGTCCTGAACTCGCTTCCAATTTCCCTTTATCGCTTCTGAAAGTAACGGACGCAAACTCACTGAACATCAACTCTACCTTTTGCCTTGTTTCTCCTTCCTTGTAAGGAACTTTGATCTGTCCTCTTTCAAACATAGCAGACAAGGATGGTAGACCGGAATAAAGGTCTTTCTTGTTTCCTTCTGTTGTTGTAAACTGTTCGATGTTGGAAAGTCCCCTTTCCCTTGCAAGTGCAGATAAAATACCCTGAAAACCGTTTGCCTCACATACTATCTTATCCGGTTTATACAATCGGTTGAAAAGAACAATCTTATCTACCTGTTCATTATGGGACATCCCTTTTGCACGAAAATAGTTTATCAAATAAAAATCGTTTGAATGATCAATACCCCAAACAGAATAAACAGTATAGTCAGCACCAATATTACCGGATACGGCAAAGTCACATCCTACCACTACTCTTTGAAGCTCAAATGGGAAAAATTCTATACTGTCAGCAAAAGAAACTTTGTCCATCCCCACAGTTGACCTTCTTAAATACTCATAAGGGAAGATAGTTGAGTTATCAGAAATAGGGATAACCAAATATTCACGAGCGAATACGATAGAACCAAGTTCCGTTCTTTTCGCTTTTATGTCCTCAAAGGTGTATCTATCCGGTGCAAGCGGTCTACCATCCGGGAAAACAATAGGATATTCAAACGAATAAAAACGTTTATCACCTTTTATCACATTGTACAGTTCATTCGGAGCAGTCGAGTAAGGTGTACCGGATACAATTAAATATCCATATGGTTCTACAATAGGTGTAATCGTACCTCTAAAGACTTCTTTCAGCTTTTCCCTTTGTTCGTCGCTATACAATGAACTTTCGTCCGGCATATCGTCTATAATCGCTGCGCCAACGTGAAGACCACGAATAAACCCGTCCTTACCACGGACATGGAGGATAGCACCATTCTCACCTTCTATTGCTGTTTCACCCAGTTTTGCCTTTCCGTTTGGATCAAGTTTTTCTTTTAAAATATCGTTAGTAGTGATTTCTTCTATGATCTTGTTCACATGCACCTTTGCAAGTGTCATAGTGTTTGTGATCATCGCCGTCTCTTTCCGGTTCTTATTGTCAACTGTATCACCTCCATAAAGCATAGGTCTTGTGTAGGAATACAATCGCCACAAAGGGAAAGAATAACACCACATATAGCTGTTATGACAAACCGTACCGTCTTCCAATAGGAATTTATGATCTCCATCGCAGGCAAACCCGTAATAATCGTCATAGCCCGACAAAGACACATAAATTTCCGTTTCCTTGACCTTTCTATCCTTGAAAACCCTGTACCCTTTATAAGAAGAACCGGTTCTAAGATTTGTTTCCGCATCTTCTACAGGAATAATGCTACCATCAGACAAACAAAGTAAATGTCCTTCGCTTACGGTATAATCCATACCACCTACTTGTCTTACTTCATACATAGAAGATTTTCCTCTATGAAGCATTAAAACATTTCGAGGTTTAAAGTCTTGCCCCATTACTTTGTCACCTACTTTTATATCCTGTATTTTCTTCAAAGAACCATCTGCCATAACAACTAAAGTGTTGACACTAAGGCACTTACCTGATCCGCGACTGCACAAGTAACTACTCCACGGAAAAAGCTGTGTAAGGTTCCCCCATTCCAAATTTCTCCATCCTAAATTAAAATTAGAAAGGACAGTCGCATTGAAATAGTTGTACGAAAGGATTCTTAGGTTTTCATCCATTGAAGCAAACAAGTTGTCCACATATCCCAATTTTTCAGTATCGAGAGATCGTCCAAAATTCATTGCATACTCTGTCTGATCTATAATAGTTTCAAGCATCTTGTCCATATCCCTTTTATATCCCCCTGAAAAGAGTTGAGATATAGTAGGAGAAGGAAGCCTGTCTATTATATCGTCTACAGTAGTAAACAACCTCTTTGCTTGCAAATCGGTCAGAATCCCACCTTTTGAATTATATACTATTGCCATGCTTTACAAAGCAAATTTTTCTCGGAAAGGATTCTTGACCGTCATACCGTTTTGTTCAGTAGCCGTTCCTTCTCCGCGAAGTTTCTTTACGAAATTTATCATAAGCAATGCGTTCGCATAAGTATCGTCACCGGCACGGTGAGCATGAACCAAATCAATACCTTCTTTGTCACAAATGGTATGTAGTCGATAGTTTTCCGATTCTGTATAAGCCATGTGGGACAATTGCATCGTATCTACCGAAAACTTTACATACTTGCTTAAATCGTCTCCCATGAACTTAAAAAAGTTCTTTAAAAAATCATTATCAAACCCTACTATATTGTGTCCGCAAAGCGTACATAATTGACGCGGGTTTTTGTACTTTTTGAAAATATCCAGACATTTTTTGTAAGCCTCTTTTAACGAAATTGCATTTTCTTTCTGGATAGATTCAGTAATACCATGCTTTTCTTCCGCTTCTGCACTATAGACCAACCCTTCTTTGTAGTCACGCGGAAGGATCATAGACACTTCTTCACATATTTCCAATTTCTCCATATCTATGATTGCAAATGCAATTTCTATAAGTGCAATCGTATCAAAAGCCAACTTATCTTTTGAAGGTAAACCCCCAGACTCTATGTCATAGCATATCAAATACTTACTCGAACTTTTCATTTTCTTTACATTAAAATTTTCTTTCCATAAATTCTTGCCAACTCAAATTCAGCCATGCAACCCTTTGATTCCTGCCAATTTGGTACAAAGAAAACAGCATCACATTCTAAAAGTGCTTCAATACTTCTACCCATGTAATAGGAATAGACTTGCCTTCTTCATCGCAAGCATCAAAAGGAGTAACAATTTCATCACCCTTTTCCTCAAGAAACTTCTTAACCTTTTCTGCGTATTCTTTCGCTTCTTCTATATCATGCCCAGAAATAGGCAAACTTGCATATGTCTTCATCTCATTTTTCTATTTTATTTCTTTCACAAGTTTCCATAGCCTTACATTACTGCCTGCCGGCACACAAGGAACAATACTCAATCCTTCTCCCAAATAGGAAGGGACTTTGCCTGTTGCCGCATAAGCCCTGATATTCCAGTATGAAAACTTTCCGCCATCTTTCTTTTTATAATGCTCATTGAAATAGTCTGTCATTCCAACAAGATTCAAGTTTTTTACTATAATTTCCGTTGCCATTAATTGTCAATTCAACACTAATTTCAGTCTATCGAAATCACGAGAACAATTTTCCTCGCTTTCATACCGGACATGAATGTTTTTGTAAGGATTATCCTTTAACGTTACATCGTCCGGCATTCTATTTATGATTATTTCCGGTACACCTTCATCCGTGTAATCCATTTCTGCGGAAACAATAAATATCCTTGTCAAAGCCAATTTCCCGTCAGAAAATATAAACATACGCTGTTTTTTTATATATTCTCTTTCTGACCACTTGACACATTCTTCCACAAAGTCAGCGATACTTTCCGTATCTTGAAGTACTATCACATCTTCCAACTTTCCTTTCAGAACATTTAGCTTCAAATCCCCAAATAAATTTGCAACGGATTGAAGTAGTACCTCTATGTTTTCATCTATCCTCATACATCCAATTCGATTAAATGTTCATATTCTCTAAGGACTTCCCTTGTCCGTCCGTTCTGTACTTTCACTACCAACATAGTGCCGTCTTCCGTTTGGTAGGAATCAACTACTTCGCCTTCAAAGTAGTAACATCCTTCTGTCCAGCATACTGTCATGATGATTCGATTTAAAAGTTATACAATTTCTTCTTTCATAAAAGCCATCCATATAGTTTTACTTTGTCTGCCTGTAGTATGTCCAAACAAAGGTTTGTATGGAATTGCTTTTAAAACATCTTTTACACTTATCTCCGTTTCGTTCCATTTGAAAATAAGAGTTCCATTTGTTTTGAGTACCCGCATACATTCTTCAAAGCCTTTTCTTATCAAAGACTGCCAATCGTCCGGAAGTTTACCGTACTTTTTACATAACCAACTGCTATCACCCAATCTTTTCAAATGTGGCGGATCAAATACTACCATATAAAAAGATTCATTTTCAAATGGCATATCTGTAAAATCGCCCACTATATCAGGATTTATTTCTATTGTTCGTACCTTGTCCCGGTCTTTTGCTTTTAATGTTTCTTTTCTTTTATCCATAAAAAGAACGTTTGGATTGTTTTTATCAAACCAGAACATTCGGCTACCGCAACAAGCATCCAAAATTTTGTTTTTCATACAATTTCCCTTTCGTTAAATTCATGTAATCTATGGCAAGCGGAGCAAAGAAGTTCAATATTGTTCTTGTCCATCTTCAAATCCGGTCTTGCACCTCTTGATCTGATATGCGAAAAGAAAATAGCTTTTGGTTCGTTCCCCAAAGGTTTTCCGCATTTCACGCAAACATGTGGTCTTTCTTCCCATATCTCCATAAATAGGGATTGAAGGTCACCCCTGCGCTCTTTGGTTGTTTCTATGTCGCAATCTTTGCAGAGCCACTTCATCCTGTTATAGATGTAATGGTTTTCGCCACATCTTTTGCAAGGTCGATATTCGTATTTCTCCTTCTTTTTCAACATGTCACCAATCCCCCATTAGCTTTCCATCTTTCACAAAACCCCAAAAGCCTACCGGTTCTTCCTTTGTCCGTAAGGGGATAAACAACATATCGCCATGAACGTTCCCTCTGCATAGGATTTTCTTTCCGCTGTTAGTAGGGACATATCCCCACATTCCCCTTTCCAGTTTTTCTTCTTCCGACAAAGAATCCAAGAACTTTTGTCTTGCTTTGTGTTTTCTTTTCCCCATACCGTTAAAACTTATAGCTTCTGATTTTTGCAATCTGGTTTTCAAGATACTGCACTCTCTTTTCAATCGTTGCGTTGGCAACCTCCTTTGCTTCTTCTCTTGTGAAGAACACATCCCTGCCGACCTTTGCCATTTCGCGTTCGCCTTCCGGAATGATATATTCCTTGCCCCTGAAAATGGTTGTCTCCCATTTTTTCACTTCTTTGATTTCACCTGTCATAAGTGCTGAACGCACATCATACATTACTTTTTGTTCCATGATAATTTAAATTTTGTATTCTATTAAACCTGTCTACCAATTCACACACATAATCTATCTTTTCTTCGCTTTCCTTGCTCGAAAGATAGATAAACCCAAAACTCCTTACAAACTTTGGGTTTCCGAACCACCCGTACCTTACTATCAAAAGTTCTGCTCTTTTCGTATCGTAAAAACAAGGGACGATTTTGACTTCAAGTTCCTTTCTTTTCTTCTTCATTTGTCTTTATATTTTTCTTCACACAATTTTATGTACCTGCATCCTTTGCATTTTTCATCATGATACAAAAAGCCATCGTAGCTTTCACAAAGGATATATCCCCTTGGTGTATCAAAGTAAAGCCGTCTTTCTTTATCCAAATAGGAATCAGACAAGGCTTCCTCTTTCTGGATAGGATTCCTAAGATCGTATTCCATAACGAATTTAGAGGTAAACCACATATCCTTTTGCGTTCGTTTTCTCCATCTTTCAATGGCTGCTTTACCTATTACGTTGGGAAGTGGCACAATACTCAATTTAGACACCGACAAAAGAAAAACTTGTCTGTGGAATTGAAAGGTAAGATAGTTCCACAAATCGCCTACTATCTCGTTTTCAAGAAAATCATTTATCTTTTCCCTATCCTTTCTTTTCATACGAAACTCGTACATAGGGTTATTTGTTAGTTTCCCTTGTAAGTATTCGTAAATCTCCTTAAATTCTTCTTTTCTTGTCATTGCTATCGAAATTAGATTTATACAATCATTGCATACAAAAGTTGCATGTTTTAAGTGATAAAAGAAGGGGAAGTTTTTGTTCCCCTATCTCGTCAGCAAAACTACAACTTTTGTAATTATTCCCAAACCAAATTAATGTTAAAAATCTCGTTAGTCTCTTTTTCAACCTTCTTGTAGCGGTTTTGGGTATTCGTATCTCTCTCTGCTACATCATCATAACCTTCTCGGATAATTTTTCCGTCAAGTACCCTTGAAAACCACAAACAAATTTCTGCGTCCGGTTCAAGATCACCCAATGTAACCTTATCTTCTTCTGTAGCATCATAAAATTGAATCCAATAGGGCTTCTCATAAATAGAAGATGTTCTTGGCGTAACAGGATTGTCGTTTTCATCCTTATTCATTCCTATTGCTCCTACCATGATTTTTCCATACGGATTCTCTGTTACGGCAGAAAACCACATATTGACGTTTTTAAGCGTTTCTGTGTCCTCATTTTTCAAAATGACAGCAATGTATTGATTGCAAGGATTCGCTGCCAAATTAAGGCTTATTTCGTCAAATAAATTGCTGAACATATCATTAGGTACAGGGGTGGACGATTTATATCCACCCAAAGAATCAGAAATCTTAGTTTGCTGATTGTTGTACCCTGCGCTTGTTGTATAATAAAACTTCAACATAACCTTTAACTTTTAGGGGTTGACATAAAGATGTTTCCCAGTGACCAATATTCACTTTTCACTTCATTGGAAACGGAAACTGTACCGCCGGAATTTTGAACACGGGCAATGTAATATTCATCCGCTTCTTTTTCAGGTGGTGTAGAAACACTTACTTCCGGCACTAAAGAAATAACATAATCGTCATAGGTGTATAACCCATTTCTTTGCTCGGAAGTCAAAACACCACCCAAAGGAAGTGTACCCAATACAATTACTCGAAGATTGGACTCTGCGACAAAAGTAGAAGCAGATGTAAGCAACAAGTTCTGATTATCAATTACGTTTACGATTTGATAAACCCCATTATTGATAGGAACAGAGCCATCTTGCTTTTCAAACCGGATAGAAACGGGTGTTGATGAAGATTGCCCCCTTACCTTACCTGAAAAGTTTACAGAACCCGAAACGACACCTTGTGAGTTGACACTCACGTAGCCCTTTTCGTAATTGCGTGTTTGATACCCTATTTTCACCCAATAGAAGTTGCTGTCATTTGGAACAGCAATATTGTCTTCTACATTAATGTCAATAAAGTTTCCTTGACTTGTAAGAGCCATACCGGGAAGAATTTTGATCGTTCCGGAGTTTGTACCGGTTTCCACTTTAAAAGGATCAACCAAATTATCTTCATCTGTCGGCTTATTGATCGTATTCGGGTTAATCTTTGAAGGATCATTTGTTACCATCCCAAAAGAATAAGAAGCCTGTAGCACCGCCTTCATTAGCGGTGCTGTAGCAAAGAAAGACAACATATTCGTCAATTCCTCTTTTTCCAAAAACACATTTCTACTGATATTAATCTTGCTCAT